CGTCGGCAAGGCTGGATTCAATTTCCTTGAGTCCTTCCTTGGCAACGTTGATCGCGGCTTCTTCACTGTCAGCTATGACAGCAAACCGGACAACTGCTTCCAGTACGTACTCAGTCACGTTCTACCTCCTGTTTAAATGAAGCACTTGAGTACTTCCAAATCCCCACCGTGAGAGGTGGGGATAAAGCTGCACTCACTTGTTTAAGTAATCACCCAACTTCCCCACCAGATCTAATCCGGCGTACAAGCTGTGTGAGATAAATTCAAGAACCACGTCACAGTTCTCATGTTGCGGCAGACCCTCAGGATCATCCGTATCATCAATCCACAGCGGGTTGACGTAGGCAATGATCCATACCGGGTTGTCAATCCTAACCGGTAGGTTAATCGGCTCAGGGGTGCGCGCTCTGTCGCCGTTGACAATCGGCGTCCCATCTGAGATCGTGAATAACACTTTCCCAATACGCTTCTCAGCGTGTGCCACTATCAATGCTTCGTTTGCTTCATACATCTTGCAAACATAACCTACTGAGTTGAGTAAGGCCTTCGCGTTGAGGAAGTCCTCATACTCAACCGGCGTTAGTGAGATGCCGCCGATGACCTTGCCGTGTTCCTTGACCTGATACATAAGCTTACCAGTCATAGTTCTACCTCCTGTTTCAAATGAAGTCTCGTTTGAGTACTTCCAAAACCCCATCCCGTAAGATGGGGTTTAAGCTGCACTCTAGATTCGTCGTTTATATAGGCCAAGGCCCACCTAATAGATTTTGGTTCATCGGAATTTTGCGCTGCCAGCGCGGTCGAAGAGGTACCCCTTCGCGATCTCCAATGCGTCCCCATCTACCGTGACTTCCCAGAAGTTGGGAGCCACGAACTTCAGATGAGCCATCCTTCGCCGAATTACCTCTGGCTTAATGAATTTCTTACCAAACTCTTGCCATTGAATTCCGGCGTTCATCGTCACCATTGAAGGTATTTCAATGGTACCGTTCCGTCCTCTAAGCATGCGCTGGATTTTGTTATCGTTTAGCCACATCATAAATGTGACTGTCCCAGCCTTCCCTTGTGAGTAACCAAGTTTGATGAGGATGTTATTGTACTTCTTGACGGTATTGTTGAACCTGTATTCACCTTCATCGTCATCCGCAGTTTCGAAGCGTGCTGATCTTTGGTACTCGTGTAAGTACCGTTCGATGCACACGACCGCCGTGTAGCGGCTCACAAAGGGAAGTAGGCCCCGGTGGACATTAAGCCTGCTAGGACCATACCTTTTGAGAACGAACAGTAAAGCATCACAATCTGAAGATGACAGTTTCTCGAACACGTCAACTAGATTGAGCTTTTCAAGTGTCACGTTCTTGCCTCCTGCTTTAAATGAAGTTTAGCACTTCCCACTACCCACCTTCTCAGGTGGGTAGTAAACTGTGCTATCCTTTGAATCCACTTTCACGGTGAGGCGTAAAGTCACCGTTAAGTTTCTCAAGAATGCAACCAAGCCGGTAATGCGCTTCCTCATCACAATCGAGGAAGCACTCAGCGTCAACGTCATCACCATTGACATCCAGCACTCCGCCGGGTGCCAACCAGATGTCTACACCCTTGGCTTGATCCATGAGAATTTGCAGCTTTTCCTTTAAAGCTGTTAATTCTGAAGCCGTAAGGTTGATCGTAAAGATTTGCTCAGCCATAGTTCTACTCCTGTGTGTTTAAATGAAGTTTAGCACTTCCCACTACCCACCACTCTGGATGGGTAGGAAGCTGTGCTAAGCTCACGCTTGGTAAATCCAGTTGTTACCATCCCGGATGCCAAGCGGCTCAAACAACTCATCCGCTTTCTCATTGAGAGCCTTGATTGCTGAAACTCTATCCGTGAACACCTTGATGTTCCGGAAGTTATCTTCAACCTTACCTGCCACCCAAACTTTGCGAGTAAGAACAAGGGTGAGAAGCTTCTGCATAGTTACCTCCTGATTTAAAAGGCATGGCCAAACCATACCAATTGCCGCACAAGCGCGGCCTATCAGCTAGGCTGTAAAAGGCCTAGCAAGCCACAAACACGCGCCTATGGCCATTTATAAGGCTTTTGAGCGCGGCCTAGCGTGCGGCAATTGCTATGGTTCAAGCATAGGTATCAGGGGAAGCCAATGAGCCTTGCGGCCCACCAACTTCCCCATCAACCCTTCACAGGAGGAGGAGAACCAAAAAGGGTAGGCTAACCGTTTCATCGGCTGTTAGGCTATTTCCGAACAAAAACCACAATCACCTAAACGCTGATATGCTGCATCTAGGTGAAAGGTCTTCTCAGGCTTACAAAACGTCTTTTTATCCTTGCCTATTTTATGACCGTTGAAGGTCGTTTTAAACGTACTTCTGTCTTTTACTCGCTTCAGTGACACCCAAGTTCGTCCAGCATCTGAGCAGCTAGGTAGTTGGTCATCTACTCACTCGTCAGTGCCACACACCATTAAAAAGTAAACGATGTGTGGAGGGCCAAAGGAGCTAAGCTGACACTTGACATCATGCCAGTCCGGCTTCCTTGAAGCTTATACCTGATTTGTTTTCGGTGATTCTATCCCAGCCTTACCCGCTGGCTCCTCGCGCCAATGCGGCCCTTGGTTGTGGAGTGCCAAGGGAATTTTACTTATGGGCTGTTTGATAGCGGTGGCAAGTTCGCGCTTCACGTATGTGCTTCCCAGTTCTCTGGCCACACAACCCGCTAGTATGCTGGAACCATACCGCGCTGCAACCATGTAGTTCGCGAATCAATAAAACGTGCCATCACCCTTTTTTCGTCCCTCCCGGCGCATACCCAACGAAGCCAAATGCTTCTTACCACTGCGCGCCCCATGCGGGCAGTAGCGGGCAGGGAGTGTTTCATCCACTTGCCTTGGCGGAGGAGGGTCCATTCACCCCACACCTTATCGCCACATTTCTTAGGTACCACCGCTGCTATTCCTGCCACCCTTCCGGGGTGGGCTTACTGGCGCTTGCGAATGGCCCAGCGTGTTTTCGCGTGAGGGCTGCTTCCCGTTATTGCGCTTTGTTATCCTGTAGCGTTCAGTATTCCTTCGGTATCACATTGCTGCAATACCAAGCCCATATAATAAAGCCATAGCCTAAAAATGCAAGCACAAATGCAAGCATAAGCATAATGCAGCCTTAGCTTTTAAAAAGCTCATATATTTCAATAGGTTACAGGTCAAAAAACCTGTGGATAGAAGCCTCAAAAGGCCCTATTTTTGGCGGGATATCCTGCTAAAACAAGGGGACTTCCTGATGTTTTAAGCGCCCCCATTAGGAAGTACCTTGCTGGGACGTCTAGTGTATCTACTAGGTGTATCACTATTTGGAGAGTATAAAATGTACAAGAAGTTACAAGAACCAACACGAACTGGAGATGTCCCTGAATATGATTCTGAGGAATATCGATTGTTTGTGGAAAGGTGGAAAAGGTATAAAAGCCACTTCGACAGGGCAAAGGATCGTGGAATAGACTTCTATTTTACGTTTGAACAGTGGATAATGTGGTGGGAACAAGAACTAGGCCCTGACTGGATGAAGCTGCGTGGATCAGCACAAGAACAATTCTGCATGGCACGTAAGAAGGATGAAGGCCCTTATCATCCAAGAAATGTAGAATGTGTTACAAACAAGCAGAACCTTTATGATTGGACAAAAGTCAATAGAAGGCTCCGCCGCAGGAAGCTATACGGCAGGTAGGATTCCAACTCTTACTCTTCCCCTAAAGGAGGGGCACCCCCTAAAAAGGAAAGGGTAAGAACCACCTCAAGAATATTCTTAAGATAACAGACATAGATATCCTAATAACGTACTTGTAGAAGACAAGGGAGACAACCAACAAAGACATATATAGATAAGCAAAGGAAGTAAGGGAAGTAAGAAGGAATTGTTCTTGAGAAGGGTACTTCTGCTACGTTCCCCTCAAGGTCAAGGGAGATAAGGAAGAGGGTAAGAAGGGTAGGTCTTCCAAAGGACAGTGGGAAATATCTATCCCCACCTTGACTGAAAAGGTATGAGAACCAAAGAAATAAATACACTGTAGGGTAGACAGACAATAGGGGACCAATATGCAGGAGAAGACGTAGGACAACAAGACGTATATATAGGGTTGCTTATAGGGGACGGACTAGGACGATAAGGTAGACGCGGGGCAATGGTAGACGTGTAGACAATATATGGTATAGAGACATAGTAGGTAGAGATAGAGCCGGGACTCTTCTTACTCTTCCTCTTATTAATACTCTTTTCCTGTAGGGAACTAGGGGAAGTCTAATAGAAGCAAGAACTCAGGAAATCAGGAATACCCGCCTGCCCCCTATATATAGGTAGGTAGGTCAAACATGCTTCCTGTATTGGGATGTCCTTGCGTCTACGGGAACTAAGAATTGTGATTTATTTGTTAATGTAGATTCGTCGTTCTTACAGGCGAAGGGGGAAGTGGGTGAGAACCGTTTGAGCAGTCTTCTTATTATTCTTCACCCACAGAGGACTCTTCTTCTTCCTAGTAAGATTTAAGAATGTCCCGGAAAGAGGAAGAAGAGGATTGATGAACATGCATTAAGATAAAAAGTTAGATTCGTCGTTCTTACAGCCAAGGGGCCAGCTAACTATATTCAGCCGACCATCTTCTTCTTCCTCCTCTTCCTCCTCGGCCTCCTCCCCCTCCGTTAAGGTTAACGATTAAGGTTAACGCGCGATTAAGGTTAACGGGGAATTAACCTTAAGAATTAACGTTAACGATTAAGGTTAACGCGGCGTTAAGAACAACGAAGAAGTAAGGTTAACGATTAAGGTTAATCGACCGTTAACGGGAATCAGGAAGGATTAACCATCTTCCTCCTCTTCTTATTCTTCTTCCCGGTTCGCTCTTGACAGTCTCATCTTCCTCTTCTTCCCGCATAATTAAAATTTAAATCAAGGAAGAGTAAGAACAAGATAAAAGTTTAACGACCAGTTGCGTTGTGGTTGTACCGCGATGTCCTTATGCAACCACGCGAACCGCGATTTCCCACGACGTTGGCCGACAGCGCGCGAACAAGGCTCGGGATGAGTAATTGTTCATCTTGTACGTCGAAGCGCGACGTCGCCCATGGACGGCCGCGATAAACGGTTTTGCCAAAATTACACTATCACGTGAAACCTTCCCCGCTTCTTGCGCGTTAACGTTTTGTTAACCAAAACTGAGTTGAGCCTCGAAAAATGAAAAAAGCACTTGCACGCATAAACCGATGTTGTATTGTGAGCTTGTGCCCGTTGCGTCATATGCCGGGTTGGTTACCGGGTTGAAGCCCTATGCCACGTTGCATTGGATGCCTTCATCTGCAAACCTGCTACTGCGGTAGTACAACGTAGGCTGATAGCAAAGCCTGCACAGTTTTAAACCTTCAACACAGCCGCTAGGCCTTAGGCCGCGCGGCACAACACCTAAGGATGATGACAATGGCAAAAGCTACCACCACCAAGGCCACCACGCGCACCGCTACTGCTACTGGCAATGCGCTTGATTGGTACCGTGACACGTTGAAGGGATGGCCAACCAAGTTTGCTGGCAAAGCGCCAACCGCTCAGCAATTTGAAACCGCTCATGCGTTAGGCGCTAAGCCAGGCACCAAAACGGCCATTGCAATTGCAATGTACCTGAGACCTGAGGGAGCAACCCAGTCACAAGTGACTGTTGTGAACAATGGGCCGTACCTCAACAAAATGCGTGCGCTCATAGCGGCCAAGCAAGCCGTACGCTTGCCGGTTTCACCTGTTGACGGCCACACGGTTTACAAGCTTGCGTTGCCAAGCAAAACCGCCGTTAAGGCCGCTAGCAAGGCCGCTGGCAAGCGCAAGGCCGCACCAAAGGCCAAGGCCAACGCCGCACCTGAGGCCGCTCAGCAAGCACCTGAGGCCGCTAACGCCTAACACCAACTACCAGCTAGGCCGCTATTCACGCGGCCTAGCTTTTCACTTCACCAAAGGAAGGACGATCAATTGATTAAGAAATGTTTTGGGAAGCGAGTCAGGGATGACAAGCCCATGGCTTGGGAACCACGCAAGGTAAGCATGCCTGCCTTACTTGCTAGGGCAAGGCTTCAAATCAGGATCAACGGATCATGCGGCTCGAAGACTGGGAAGACCTTGTGATACTTGAGAGTCAAGCGCAACGGGAAGCGCTTGGATTTCACGGAGACGGCGAACTGCCAGACTGGGATTTTGAGGAGGAGGGCAGGGTTGGTTATCAAGAGTTTGTTAACCAAGAATAAGGAAGAGGGGGCACCCTCGATTCGGGGAGGCTCCCCCCTCCCTTGTTGACCTCACCCAACCGAAAAATTTCAGCAAGAAATTACTCGCTTCCTCAAATCAACAATTTCAGCAAGAAATTACTCGCTTCCTCAAATCAGCAATTTTAGCAAGAAAACACAACATGCACACCGGGATGTCCCACACCCGCTGGTCATCACCCCCAACCCCAGCAGTCCCAACGACGAAGCCCCAAATCCCCAACCCCCACGTCACCGCCCCAAACCGCAAGAAAAATCTCACCAATCGAAAAATCTACTTCCCCTCAAGCAGCCCCAGCAGATAGTAGAAGACCTGATACGCCACAAAATAGTACGCCAGAGCAAGAGCTGAGGCCAGCAAGAACGCCACTACGATAAGAAGCGCCTCACCCAACACCCGCCACACACGCTTGCCACGAAGCACCATCACGTACCTCCAGAAAAAAAATCGGGGGGCTTCGCCCCATAATAGAACTGCCCCCACGACCACACACCCTACTATCTTGAAACCGGCCACCGGTCACCGGGCACTCAAGGCCTTGGTGGGGTGGTGGTTGAGATGTCGCATTTTCTTATCTCTGTGGTGAACCCAAGAACAGCTTCTTGATTGATTCGGTATCATCCTTGATGAGGTCAAGATACTTCTCAATGTACTTCTCAACAGCCGGGTTTCGACAGTCTACATCAAAGATAAAATTCATGCGGTGATAGCCGTCCGGGACGGTTGGTGCCTTGAGCCGATGCAACAGCTTGGTGACTGTATCAGTGTAGGTGAAGCGGGCGTGCCGCTCAACCGCCCTTATCGCCCGTACGCGGCTGACAAACGGCAGCAGCCCCACATGGGCGTTGTGCATGCCGTCCGCCTTGAGGTAGTACACAAGGATATCGCGTTCATCATCCTGTAGTTTATCAAAGTAGGGGATGAGGTTGTCAGGTCCATCTACTTTCACCCTGAGTGGCCTAAGCTTTTTGTTCCCAGCCCCGTGGTTCTTAACTCTCATTTCTTGCCCCTTTTGACGTGGTAAACCTTCATCAGGCTAGACGTCTCAACGGCAAGAAAAAAAGGGGGCGCAAGAAGCGCCCCCTGAGCGTCCTAAGTCTGCGGCTCGGGGTAGGGGTTGGGACTGGGGGGACCCGGAACCGGCCTGACAGTGGAACCCTGTGCCGTTGCTAAGGGGCGTATGTGGCCAAGGGCGTTAGGACGTGCCCATACAGTACAAAGCCCCGGCGTGTGCCCTCAACCCCTACGAACGGCCATTGTCGCCTAATTAACAAGGCGTAGGCGGGCGTCAGTCAGTCAGTGGCCGTTTCACTGAGGCTCGCAGCAGTGTGTAATCTAAGTCAAACGTCTCAAAGGTAACTTCCAAACCTGCCTTGGCCGCTTCCCTTACTACGTCGTTCAAAGTGGCCACTGCTGACTGAATGCGGTTGGCGTGTTCCTGATCGGTATGCTGCACTTCCATTGCCATGCTATTTTCTCCTGCTTCTGAAATACGAACCATCGGCATACCGGCCCAACGACCATATGTTGCCATACTCATCCATCCATACCTTGGTGTCGTCATCGTCAAACAACGTATCGACGACTTCACGGGTCGTTGCCGTGCCGTTATTGATGGATACCTCAGGCCCAATTGGAAGGGCCATCAACTCATCATAGCTGGAAGGCTTCATAGAAGTCTCGTCCTTTTGCGTTTCTTTGCAGGCTTCACCTTGGGCTTGCCCTTTGACCTCAGCTTTTTAACACTTTGCCATGTGAAGAACTCAGGGGTAAGCCAATGCAGGCGACGCTTTTTGGAGAAGTTCCAATTTTGTGAGGGGCCAACGGGTGCCTTTAGCTTCCCCTGCTCATTCAACCACGCAATGGCACCGCCCAACGTGGCCATGGTACACTTGACGTGGAAGCCTGACGTGCGAATACTCTCAGCAGACCCCAGCTGCCATTGACGAAATTCATCCAGCTTGTGCCACTGCTTGGCCAGTTTCTTGCACCAAGCATCAAACTGAGAGTCATCTACAACGGATTCGTCCAGCCCGTAGTAGATGAGTGACGCCGCCAACACTTTGCGGGCTATCAAATCAAGCGACTCAGTGCCGTTGTCCGTGCCGCCGTTCAACCTCACCCGCTTTGGTTTGGCCTGTATCCTTACCCGTTTTCGCACTTTTCGTCGCCCTATATGACCTATGCCAAAAGACTATACGACACCGACTGATGTCTTTTTGACAAAAATGCTGGATAATGGTAGGTTCCACGAAGAATGGACGCAGGGGTTCCGAACATGGCTTCACGTTATTTCAACATTGTGCCTAAACTGAAGTTTCGCTTCCTGTACTCGTATGGGTTTGCGGCGATCGCACCTTCGCAGAAGGCGATCAAGATAACCAAGAACGATGCCGAGGACCTGCCTGATGGTCCTTGCCGTGCAATCTGGTCGAAAACCGATGGGACCATCAACGTGGTTTGGCCAGATGGTTCTGAAGCCAGTGACTTTCCCATCTTCGCGGGTATGAACCAATTTGCCGTTGCCCGTGTGAAGACAGGCGGCACAACCAGCGATGACATCTGGGCCGTCTACTAATCGAAGCCTCAAAAGGAGACTGTAATGACACTCAAGATTTCTGGTGCGGCGGCAATGGCCGCTTGTGACGCTCTCACCGGCATCATGAATGGCGGTTCGGGTGATACGACCTTGGTGGTCTATTCTGGCACCGCGCCAGCTACGGTGGGTGACGCCCTCAGCGGCAACACGGCGTTGGTGACATTCACGCTGACCGACCCGGCTTTCCCGCCGTCCGCCGACAGTGGCACGGGTGCGACGTCAACGGTGGATACCGGCAACGTACCTCAGGTGGCCGCAACTGCCGACGGAACGGCAACGTTTTTCCGCATCTTTGACGGTGACGGGAATGCAACTGCTCAGGGCGACGTCACTGTCGTTGGTGGCGGCGGCGATCTCGAATTGTCGTCCGTCAATATCGTTACCGGCGTTGACGTGATCATGGTGGCGCTGTCTGTGACAATGCCGAAGGGCTAATGGGGAAACAATAGTGGCAAAGTTCTATCACACTATGTTGGGTGGCAACTCTGCCACCCCTAACATTCGGGCGTACAAGGTCGACAACCTTGGCGATACCCTTGAGTCTGTCATCAGCTTCAATGACAACATCACCAGCCGTATCAACGCCCTGAGCTTCGCGCCGGACAACAATTATCTCGCCGTGGCGTTTGTTGATTCGCCTTACCTCGCGATCTACAAGCGCTTCGGCGATGAGTACCGGCGCTTGACGAACCCGGTTGACGTGCTGCCTGCCGGTGCGGGCCAAGCCGTCACGTGGTCTTACGAAGGAACGTTTCTGGCCATCGGCCATTCAAACGCACCCTTCCTGACCATTTACCAGCGTAACGGTGACACGTTCACCAAGATACCAGATCCGGACACGCTTCCTTCAGCACAGTGTGCGGCGTTGCAATTCTGTCCCACCGGTCCCTACCTTGCTTACGGCACGACGTTGGGAACTTCTGGCACCCGTCAGGGTGTTTACCGGTATGACAACACAACGTTCACGCCCCTGATTGTTCCAGGAGCGAACACGCTCAACACGTACACGTCCCTTTGGTCAAAGGACGGCATGCGTGTCTTGTTTTGCGTCACTACCTCACCCCGCGTGTTCCGTAGGTCTGGTGATAGCTTCACTGAAGAACCGTTTGTCACCGCGACTACCGGTGAAATCCGTGCGGCAGCTTGGCACCCCGATGGTACCCATTTCTATGTGGGAACCATTTCTTCACCATACCTAAACATCTATAAGACCGACGGAACTCAGTGGGTGCGTCAGGCAATGCCGCCGTCAACTGGTTCCAACAGCTTTGCCGTGACGGTTACCCCTGATGCTCGTCACGTCATTGTGGGAACTCAGAACAGCCCCTTCCTGCTTGACTATCTGATCAACGGGGATGGTCTGACATTACAACCCGCACCAAGTACGTTGCCCGCTGCCAGCCGCTTTGCAGCAGCTACTTCGGGTTTCATGGACAGCGGACTTGCATATATTTACACCGAAGGGCTACGTGGCCTTCTTGCCGGGGAGTTCGACCTCGCTAGCTTGAAGGTTGCACTGCTGACCAATGACGCAACCTTTGACGCCACCAACACTTCCTTGTCACAGGTTACAAATGGTGGTGCTTATGAGGTCCACGGGAACAACTGGCCTCAAGGCGGTGTGGTAATCCCGAATGTCCACTACCAGACGGTGCCCAATGGTGCGGCCCTCACCATGGGTGGTGTTTCTCAGAACATCATTGGTGGTGATGTGACATCCTCAAAAGCCGTGATCTACGATCAGTCGACTTCAGTGCCGATTGCGTTCATTGATTATGAGGGTGCGGTTACCGCCGTTAACGGTGAGCGGATGCTCTTCACCTTTGCAGAGAATGGTCTAATTCTCTTCCAGAGGAAGGGGACATAGGCTCATGCCTCAAATTGAAATCCGCGCTGTAAGGTACGAGCCGCTGGGGCAGGTTGTCACGGGACAGTCTGCCCCGCTGCCCAATACTGAAACACTAACGGCCAACTTACGGTTCCCGGCGTTTAGCGCCAAGGGGGAGGGCTTTGTCCCTCTCCTTACCTTTGCGCGCATTGAAGTAGTTCCCGCTAAGTCAATCTCCTTTGGTGGCACCGCCATTCCTTCATCAGCTGAAGGAAACTTCATCTACATTGACGACGGTATGCGGGTGCCACGTTTTACCGTCATGGCACAAGCCCAAGCGCCGGAAGGTGGCAGGCTTGAAGCTTCATTCCCGGCGTTCATTAGCGCCGGTAGGGTGGACGTGCCGTACGGCCTGAGATCACACGGGTCCTTCCCAGCCGCCAAGTCTGCTGGTGAGGTTCTTGTTCCACCCGTCGTAGTGCGCGGCAATCAAACTTTACCGTCGTTCTCCCTTGCCGGTGAGGTTAAGGTTCCGTTTGGTGTAAGGGGATCAACAGCACTCCGCGCCTTCACAGCCCAAGGAACGCTGGAACTTGCCTACAAAGTGTCGGCAAATACAGTGACTATGGCGTTTGTGGGTGCCGGAACTTTACTGGTTAAAGAACCCATGGACGCTTCGCTAAACGCCACGTTCCCTGCATTTGCCCTTTCAGGTCAAATCAAGGAGATACAATCGGCCTCATCTGCTGCCGTGTTCCCAGCCTTCACCTTGTCAGGCAGGTTGCGAGCTGGATATGAAGGCCAAATTGCAGCCAGCTTCCCCGTTGCCACAATGGCGGCGCAAGCTAAGATGCAGATGAACGCCCGTTCGCTGGCTTTGTTCCCAGCGTTCATAGCAGCTGGGCAAGGTAAGGTGGTCAATCAGGCCACGGTAGCCGCAATGCTGCCGCTACCGGCGACTTCAGGTAGGCTCATGGTTGAAGACGCGCCGCCAGCGGCAGGGGGACGAGCCAATAGGCATATGATGCTGGCCATTACCATCAGCTAGGCTTGTCTGCCTTTGCGTCGCCCTGCTTGAGCAAGTAAATAAGCGCCTCAGCTTAAGCATGGCGGACGCAGAAGTTATTCACCCTTTTCTTTTTCGCCGAAGACCTTAGCCCACAAGTCTGCCGGTGGGGTATCCACCTTGAATTTGTAGTCAGCTAAGATGGTGATTGCCCGTTCGTAGTTCTGGATTGACTCCTGACAAGCCTTGATACCACCCTTACAGTTCTCAATCTTGTTGTTTAGAACCTGATCAAGTATAGGATTTCCATTCTTTTTGCGGGATAACCTATCCCGTATTTGCTCAAATCGCTTAATATCCCCCTCTAACTCGGGGATTCTGACCTGTTGTTCCGTTTGCTTTTTACGCAAAAGCTGCTTCATTGTGTGGACATAGTCCACGTAATAAGGAACATTTTGGTTAAGGACTTCATTGAAAATGTTAACGAGCAGGTTGATTGCGCCATCCTGCTCAATATCATCCTCAATTGTGCCGTCATTATCGTATTTTGACCGTTGTTTCGGGTCAGAAAGGACAAGGTACGAGTGTTGCAATTTAAGGAACTCCTCTGGATCGCCGCCGACGTCAGGGTGAAGCTTCTTAGCTCGGCGTTTGTACGCCAGCTTGATCTGTTTGTCGGTAGCATTTCTTGGCACACCAAGGACTTCGTACGGGTTCACGAGGCCTCAACCTTGCGCGTAACAGCCGGAACAATGAAGACGAGATTGTAAAAGGCTACTCTTGAGTTTAGCAACGTCTTGGGGTTGTCCCATTTGACAATTGCGCCGGGGTGCTTTGAACCGAGTAGATTGCGAACGGTTGTGGGTTTGATTGCCCACCCGTAACAATCCGAAAATAAGGAATGCCGAACCCTGACCATTACTTAACCTCAAAGATGTGGTAAGCAGAAAACGAGTAGTTGACCGGATCCTTGACCGTGCCGACATGTGTGAGCTTGTCAGGGTCAAACTTCATCCCCGTGGTGGTAACCATGAACGATCTCTTCACGCTTGGCTTGGTGTAGTCCAGCATGACATACAAGACGATGTGAGCATCCACCTTCTTGCAGGCTAGGATCTCCGCCCCTTCAGGCATTTCAAATTCACACACCTCTTGAATTTCACTTTCATGGATTGCAAAACACTCTACCATGTTGTTAATCACTAGATTTCCCTCCGTTTGCGCGCCTTCATCAAAGCGTTAGTGATTTTATTCCTCACGACCTTTTCAATTTGGCGAACCCGTTCGCGAGAAATGTTATACTTCTCAGCAAAGTAGTCGAGCTTCTTAGAACCCGTTTCGTCACCAAGAATTCGTTTTTCATAAATATCACGTTCGCGCGGCTTGAGGTTGCTAACCACGCTGTTAACGATCAACATCTGGCGTTCAAGGTCGATGGTATCGATGACAACCTGCTCCGGTGACGGCCCGGTATCACTGTAAGCGTCAAGAATCGACACGTTCTCATCCCCGTCTTTGTTTTTAACGGGTGCGTCGAATTGTACCGGGCTTGAATCCAGCACTATTGATAGGTTGCGGACGATGTCCAGCGGGGCATTCAGGTCTTCAGCAATAAGCCTAAGCAACTCGCTTTGCTCAAGACCCTCAGGGTGCCTTGAGATAATCTTGGTCTTGGAGTACACATAGAAGGAAGCAATGCGTTTTGCATAGATGGTGTTGGGAAGTTTAATGACTAGATTGTTGACACGAAGGTATTCGTCAACGTTATGCTCAATCCAAAACTTGGCGTAGGTAGAAAACCGGGTGCCATGCGACGTGTCAAACCGGTCAATAGCCATGCACAAACCTGACACAGCCTCTTGGAACAGGTCCATCCGTTCAATTGAAGCGCTTTTGATACGCTTCACCTTTTTCAGAACCAAGGTGTGCGCAAGGCGTAGGTGCGTCATTATGATAATGTCACGGGCTTTTTGAGCCTGCCTTTTATCGCCGCCCCTCATCACTTGGAAAAGCTCAGCCTCACGCTCAGGTGTGAGGTAGTCGGTGTTCTTAAACAGGCGGTACTCAAAGTTTTTCTCAAGTGTGATTTGGCTCACGTTATTTGCCCCTCGTCGTGATGGAAAGAAGGCCGCTACTGGAGCGGCCTACCGATGTATTTTTGAAGTGCTTCAGTTGCGTGCGCCACAACCTGCAAAATGGCGTAGCCGTCCATCACTGGAAGTCGACGCAACTCATCCCATTCGATTCCAGTTGCGCATTCCAACAAGGCTACCGTTGGGGTCACCCCCTGACTCACTTTGTCATGCACTTCGCCAAACTCAGGCATGTAAATGCACATTACGGTGCCTGAGGACAGGGTTACTTTGGTAATGAGTTCCTTGTCCTTATCGACCATCCTTGTCCTCGGTTACTTTGCCTGTACGGATGTAATTCTCGAACCCGTGTGCGTATTGCAAGACGGTGTCCATGTCACCAGTGATCCGTCCAATGACGGCCAACTGGTTTGCTTGGTTCAATGCCTCAAGGCGAAGGCGCTGAGCCGATGTCAACTTATCTTCATTCATGGTACCCAACCCTTTCATTTTTGCAGGTCCACCGTACCTAGACGTTTTTGCTTTTAAGAATTTTGTTCTTGCTGTAGTGTTTGAGCACGCACTTTGTAGGAGGTTGATTGCGATGCATAAGAAGGGACTAAAGATAGTTTGTGTATTGCGAAACTCAGCAGTATACGATGTTTTATACGTACGGAAATTGATGGAACAGGCTGAGCGTTATTGCCCACGGGTGCCCTTTGTGTGCATATCTGATGTTGATGTCCCTTGCGCACGCATACCAATGAAGCATTTTTGGCCCGGTTGGTGGTCAAAAATGGAACTATTTCGGCCAGATATTCTTGGCGACATTTTCTTTCTTGATCTCGACACAATGATTTGCGACGAGATTTGGGACCTTCTGGGCGTGAATGACATGTGTATGTTGACGGACTTCTATCGTCCGGCAGGCTTAGGCTCAGGTTTGATGTACCTTCCTCAGTCAATAAGAAACGATATTTGGAGAGAATGGGTCACACAACCGTCTAAATGGATGATGCGCTACAAAAGAGGTGGGGATCAGGCGTTTATTGAGTCCTTGGTTGGGAACAGATCATTGCGTTGGCAGGAACAATTTCCTAATCGGGTTATCTCATACAAGGCTCACCATGTAGCACAGAAAGGAGTTCTTAAAGGGACGGGTATCTTATGTTTTCACGGCAAGCCAAAACCACGCGACATCGATTGGCAGGTCCCCGGCCTGCCCTTTCCAGCAAAGGAATGATTATGGCAAAACCTCTTTTCTCGAAGGTTGTTCACCACGCCCGCAAGGTTGCCATTATCGGAACAGGTAGCTCCCTGAAAAATGAGAGGTTGTTCTTCACAGATGACGTGAAGGTGTTGGCCGTCAACTCGGCTATCAAACACCACCAGCCAGTGGACTTCTGGTTTACCCTTGATCCTTCTCCGAGCAACATCGAGATTATGAAGGAGAGATTGTTTGGCGTCGCATACTATGCAGCGGTGCCACATGAGTTCGATGTCGTTGCTGATCATGTGCGCCACCTTGTGAGGGTGACCGGTGACGGGCACGGGCGTTACAAGACACGGGCCGGGTTATGCCGCGACAAAGGTGGGATACACACTGGAAACTCAGCTTTTGGGGCACTACAGCTTGCCGTACACATGGGGGCTGAATACATAGGCCTTTTCGGCATAGACGGCCATGGGGATTACCACTATGGCGGTGCGCCCCGTAACCTAACCATGATGCCTGAGTTGTTCGCCTCAACTGTCGATGAACTCGACCAGCTTGGAATTGAGGTCGTGAATGGCTCACCCACTAGCACTGTGACCTGTTTTCCAAGGATGCCCGCACGTGAAGCCATGGACTGGCTGTGCGCCAAATAGGTTTGAAAGGGGAAATTCAATGACTGACAAGAATAAAATCGCAGAAATTGAGCGCTCAAAATACGAAAGGATGTGGGAACTGGACAGTTACCGTGAGCGCTCACCCGGTGAACGGTTTTTCCTCAGGGCTTGGGCTGACATGCACCCTGAGGTCTACCGCGACAGCCTATGCGACTGGGGCATTGGCACCGGGCGCGCGGCCACACTGTTTCAAAAGCGCGGGTTGCGCGTTGAGGGTGTTGATATCGCACACAACGCAGCACGGGAATTTGACGGCAAAGTGTGGGTTGGCCCCATGTGGGCACCGCCCATACCTGATGACCATAAATTCACGTTCGGTTATTGCACTGATGTGATGGAGCACTTGCCACCTGAAATGGTCGTTGAGTCCTTGAAGCGGATCAAGAAGCACACGGTCGTTGAATGCTGGTTTAGTATCGCCAACTTCCATGATCGTGAGGGCGATCGCATTGGTGAAAAACTTCACCTATGTGTGCGTCCGGCTGACTGGTGGGCAGCTTCATTTGCTCGTGTGTTCCCGCAGTTCTATTTCTACAGCGAGAACAAGCATTACATTGTTCGTGCCTTCAGTGAGAATCATCACAATGCATAGGTCAGCCATTATCCTTGGTGGCGCAAATACTGTGTGGCTGGACATCAAAAAGGCTTTTGAGCTACACAACTTCGAAACGGTGCTCGCAGTCAATGATATTGGCTGCGAATACCCAAAGGTTGATCACTGGTGTACCATGCATCCTGAGAAAATGGATTCGTGGATTGAGAAGCGGCGTGCCAACGGTTACCCTGACCCCAAAGCGTTTTGGACGGCGTACGAAAGAACAGGCCGCACAACCTTTGACTATGAGATGATTCGCAATACCAAAGGTGGCTCGGGTCTTCTTGCGGTATATGTGGCTAGGAAATTAGGCTACAAGAAGATAGTTCTTGCTGGCATACCCATGCATCAGCAGTTTGAGCACTATCACACCCCCGGCACATGGCGGGAATGCCACTTCTATCAGGTTGTGTGGGAACATGATAAAAGCCTGACAGAGTTCGATGATGTGCGGTCCCTGTCAGGCTGGACTAAGGAACGGTATGGTGAGCCAACACTAGAGTGGCTCACAGCTCCTTGAGGTTCTTGATAACCCGTTCAAGAATTTTGTTCACCGGCACATCCCGGCTTAACCTGTAGGCCTTTTCTAAGTCTTCAAGAATTGCCGTCAGGTAAGCCGGTTTTGCGTCTGACTTTACCGGATCAGCGGCAGTTTCCCTTTTACGCTTCTTCATCACACTCTCCTCTAAAAGAAAGTCAAGTTTTCCTTTTCAACGGCAATATCAACTATACCAGTAACCAGCCGTGTAGCAACTTGGTCACCACGGCGCATAAGTTTCCCGCCTTGTCCCCTCAGTATTACCTCAGCTTTTCCAAACAATGCATCGGCCCAAAGAACCCCTTGCAAGGGCATCCCATTACAAGTGACTTTGGCACGGTTCCAGCGTGATGTTTTACCGGCCTCGGCATAGCTCAATTTGTCCATCTGTTCTAAGGCCTTGATCATTTCGGCAAGCAGTGCAAATTGAACCAACCGGACATTATCCGTATTTTCAAGATTTGCCACTGCCGGGGCACCGTCAGGCCTCACCCAACACGTGAAGGGTGTGCCACCATCCCGCATAGTGCCGCGTTCAATGGTGCCCCAATGCTCACGCCAAAACTTGCTGTCCCAGCCGTCAACTTCGAGATATTTCACATCCACTGACAGAAACTTAGATGCCTCAAATAACCAAGCAATGTCGTGGGTTTGGGCATTCAACAGTTCGCGTATCATGTTAACAGTCACTTGTGGGTTTTGCATCGTAAATCCTCGAGGCTTGACATAAATGGATGGTTCGTGGTTCTTACTATACGTCCCATTTCAACCATGAAGGGGTTCCTTCTTATGAAAATGTACAATAACAACCCCGACGAAATTACTGAGGAAAAGGTCCTCCGTCGGGTCTTCGACAACTCAGTGGCCAAGGCCATTGATGCTGAAAAGCGCCACATCGACTTTATCATTTCAACGTCAGCAACAGATCGCTATCGTGACGTTGTCGATGTGAGTGGCTGGGACCTGAAAGCCTATCGGAAGAATCCGGTTGTTCTTTTCGGTCACATGGGTTCCATACCCCCGATTGGTAAAGCCTTCAATGTTCGCCGCGATGGCGATGCGCTCAAGGCAACTGCCGAATTCATGCCGCAAGACATAAGCGCGTTTGCGCATTCAATCTTCCGCATGTATCAGGAAGGCTACTTGCGGGCTGTGAGCGTGGGCTTCCGTCCCCTCAAGTGGGAGTGGATTACTGACGAAAGTGGTGACCCCACGGGTGGCATTCACTTCAAACGTCAGGAACTGTTGGAATTCTCGGCAGTGCCGGTTCCTGCAAACCCTGAAGCGCTCATGGAAGCGCGTTCCAAGGGCATTGATACCCTTCCCATCAAGTCGTGGGCTGAGGAAATGCTCGACAACTGGAACAACACGGCTGATGATCTTGCTGACCTGTATGGGGTCGACCGCAAGAAGATGGAGGCCATTCGCCGTCGTGCTGCTGGTGCTGGCGCGTCAATCCGTGTACCCATCGATTTACAGGATGAAATTATGAGGCGCAACCTTGAAGCTATCCGAGCCCAAAAGGCGGCGAAGCAAAAACAGCAGACGCTGGAATCGGTGCAGCTTCGTCACATCGACATGGAACTGCCGATGATGACTGCCAAGGAAGCGGCCAATGCGGGAACCATCGAAATCAGCAAGGATGAATCCGGTGCTGTTTCGATCAACAAGGCAGATAACACTGTCCTTATCGACCCGGTCCTGATCAACGATGATCACGAATACATGGATGTTGAACTCCGTCGGGTTGATGACGGCACCGACGCCCTTGTGCTCACGGTGAAGGGCGAGAACATTGTTGTTGAGTACGACGTAATGGGCGTGACTGACAGCGGCACGCTGTACGCTATGAAGATGGGCGAGGCGGCGGTTGAAGGCGCTGCTGAGGCTACGTCGGCTGAAAAAACGGCCCCCTCTGCTGATGATGAGGAGGATGAGGAGAAGAAAACCTCGGGTGATGCTGAAGCCGATGAGGAAGAAAAGTCATCTGATGAGGATGAGGATAAGGCCTCTGACGATGACGATGACGATGACGCTGATGAGGGTGATAAGCCCGATGACAGCGATGACGATCCTGAGGATGAAAATGATCCTGAGGACGATGATGATGACGATGACGACAAGCCTAAGGGCAAGCAGGCTGAGCGTAGCTTAGGTGAAAGCCTGTCCGTCCTTGAGGGTTTCCTCCTCGATTTTGAGGAGCAACTCGACAAGAATACCGACTCACTCACCCGGCACCAAAAGCGCAAGCAGGCGTTCTTGGCCGGTATGATGAGGGAGTTGGCTGACCGCCTCGATGGTGGTATAAAAGCAACTCAACCGCAGAAGAGTGTGACGGCTGCGGAAGAGGAAGAGGAGATTAGCATGAGTGTTGAGGAAGCTGAACGCTACCAGAAAGAACTCATTGCCAACCTCCAACCAGTGTTGACCGAGATCATCCAGACTCGGGTCAACAAGATGAGGGGCCGTCTCGACTGAGGCGGCTCGTAATCCGGGCAAGATGTGAACGCCCACTTGAGTGAGGAAAGAAATGACGAAGCTGGTTACAAAGCAGCAAATCGACGACAGCTTGAAGTCCATGTTGGCCGAGCTCGTCGACGCAGCCGTCGCAAAGGCGGTTAAGCCGGAAGGTTCTGAGACTCAGGAGCCCCCGGTCACCAAGTTTGGTGAAGTCATCCGCGAGCGCAAATTCACCATCAAGGAAGAGCAGAAGGGCATTGCCGCCGCTCGTATGGTGCGTGCACTTGCCGCAGGCCGTGGCGACCCGGAGCGCGCGAAGCGTTTCGTGCAGAAGGTCTACGACGACGCGCTTGGCGACGAAGTCCAGAAAGCGCTGGTGGCGTCTGACTACGACGGCCTTGGCTCAATCATCATTCCCGAGTACGCTTCTGAGATCATCGAGCTGCTCCGTTCGCGGACGGTGGTTCGTGCCGCTGGTGCCCGTACGCTGCCCATGAACTCCGGTACGCTTACGATCCGTAAGCACACTGCCGGTTCGTCGGCCAGCTACGTTGGTGAGTCCCGCAACATTCAGACGACCGGCCCCGAGGCTGGTCAGATCGAATTGACCAGCAAGAAGCTGGCGGCGATCGTCCCGATCTCGAATGACCTGCTCACCTTCAGCTCCGGCCCGTCGGCTGACGAATTCGTTCGTGACGACCTTGTCATGGAAATTGCGGTCCGTGAAGACCGTGCGTTCCTCCGTGACGATGGAACTCAGCACACCCCGCGCGGCATGCGCTTTTGGGCGGCTCCTCAGAACATCACGCCCTCGAACGGTGTTGACCCCGACGCCATCGAGCAGGACTTCAAGGACATGCTCAACGCGCTTGAAGGTGCTGACGTCCGCCTGATCCGTCCGGCATGGTTCATGCACCCGACCCGGAAGAACGGCCTTGCCATCCTTCGCCATGCGAACGGCGGTCAGCTTCTCTTCCCGACCCTGACCGGCCCGAATCCGAACATTTGGGGCTTCCCGGTCTTCACGACCACCAGCCTGCCGAACAACCTCAACGGCGATGAAACCGAAATCATGTTCGCCGATATGGCTGACGCCCTCATCGGTGAAGTGACCGGCCTCTCCATCGTGGCTGACCCCTCGGCGGCTTACGTGGACAACGGTGAGATGCAGTCCGCCTTCTCGCGGGATGAGACCCTCATCCGTGCCATCACCCGGCACGACTTCGCGTTCCGCCACCGCGAATCGATTGCGGTCAAGACCGGGGTTAAGTGGGGCCAGTAAGCCTCACGTAGGAACTTGAGGAGGGCATGGTGCCCTCCTCATAGTGTAAGGAGAAGGAAATGAATGTTGCATTTCAGAGGAACATCGGTGCGTGGTTGACCGCTGTTCCAGCTCTTGCTGCCACGACAATCACGGCGGGTTCTGGTCAGGATGGTGCTCCGGTTGACGGCCTCACCTTCGACCGGTTCGCGCTCGAGCCCCTCTGCTTGTCGGCCTTCGCCGTCGTGCAGGTTAACGCCACGCTGGCGGCTGACCAGTCTGTGGAAGTCAACATTGGTGTACAGGACAGCGCCGACGGCGTCACGTGGGCTGACTACGATCCGGGTCCGTCCGACAACTACGAGCCGGCTGTTCTCAACCTGAGCGGCCAAGCCGTCGCCACTCGCAAGCTTCAGCTTGGTGGCGCACGCCGTTACGTGCGTATTCGGCCCACCTTCACCCTCAGCGCTTCTGGCTCTGACACTGCCGCTGTGTCGGGCGTGCTGGTGGTGGGCGGTGCGGACGAACTTCCGTACCGGTACGTCGAGACGCCTGTAAGCTCGTAACCTCCTCCCTACGAGCCAAAGGGCGAAGTGCTGGGCACCACTAAAAACTGCCCACTTTCAACTCAGGCAGGAAGGAATAATATGCTGTTGAAAGTATCAGATGGTGACGGTGGTTGGACTTTGTTCGACGCAGTCGACAAGGTCCATTTGCTTGCTCGAGTCGCAACCGTCTCCAACGCCGACGAACTCAACTCCCTCAAAGGTGACGATGACACCATCGTCTTGGTTACCCGCGAAGCACTTCGCAAGGCGGGAACCGTGAACGTGGGAACCATTGTGTTCGAACGGCAAGGCACCACGCGCAAAGCGCTTTTCACGAACATAGCGTACGTCTGCAACGACCGTGGCGATACGCTTGACCGGCTGAGCGTGGACCGCAGAGTTGAAAAGAAGAGGTAAGCACTATGGTTGAGAATACACGCCGCATGGTCCAGTTTGTGCAGAACGCGTCTCCCTACCTTGCTGGTGAGAAGGCCGCGTTCCCTGCCACATCCGCACAGCGTTACGTTGATCGCCGGTTGGCGGTGTACTGCGACGGCTTGGGCGGCGGGCTGAGCGAGAATGCCCTGCCCACGAGCGCTGCTGAGGCGGCACGTGCCCGTGCTGGTGAACGCACGGTCTTCGATGAAAGCGAAGTCTTTGACCACGTTGGTCAGGGCGAAGGAGACGCTAATGACGGTGACGACGAATCGGGCGATGGGGACGATGAGTCCTCAGCAGATGAAGGAAATGCTTCTGAGGACAAGTCCGCCAAGCGGAAAGCAGCCAAGTCCAAAAAGCGCAAGCGCGTCAAGGCCTGAGGGGGCGCAAGCCCTCAATAGGGCCATGTCCACCAAATAGTCGCAGGATATTGCTATGTCCATCGAAGTCCTAGACCCGCCGTTCAGCACTCAGTTCATAACGCTGGACAAGATGAAAAAGCTTCTTGGCATTAGTGACGATAGCCAAGATGAACTCCTTACGGATATCATCGACGCGACCTCGGACTTCATTCGCCGCTATTGTGGGCGTGAGTTTGCCTTGCAGAAAGTCAAGGAGAGCTTGCCGGGTAAAGAAGTACCTGAGCTTCTGGTCTCCTTGACACCCATCATTCACGTCGAATCGGTTATGTTTGATGACAGCCCGATCGACGAGTGGACGGTTCTTGACAGGCAAGTTGGCGTCATTCAAAGGGCGAGAGGACTTCGCTCCACAACCATACCGTGGAACACGATCGACTTCTCGCCCTCGCCCTATTATCAGAACCGGTACCACGTGATTTACACGGGCGGCTATGTGCTGCCGGGTTGGCCGACAAGCAAGTTTGGGCCGCGCACGTTCCCGTACGACCTAGAACGGGCTGTTGCTGACATGGTGAAGGCTCAGTACGCGACGTCGGACTCAAACTTCGATCCTTCCATGTCTCGTTACCGCATTGGTGACACTCAGGTGTGGTGGGATGCAAATGTCTCCAGTGGGGCTTCTGGCAACACTGGAATTGGTAGCGGTGGCCCCGGTGGCATACCGCAATCATCCTTGAACGTGCTAAACTACTACCGGAGGGCCTTCTAATGAAGTTCCTCCTGTTTGGTTTGCGGCAGACAGCAACTTACTGGCAGGTTACCGGTTATGACGGTTACAACGAACCGGTCTTCGCAGCCCCGGTGCAAATAAGGTGCCGCTGGGAATACCGGGTTGAGAAGGTGCAAAACGATGATGGTCAGGAAGTAGTCAGCAAAGCGCGGGTGTTCCTTGACCGGGAAGTTAGCACAGATGATTTCATTGCGCTTGGGACATTTGCTGATGCAGATCCACGGCGCGTCTTTGGTGCTTGGAGAGTGCTGACCTTCAGAAGCATACCCAGCCTTGATGGGAAGTCTTTTGAAAGGAAGTGCTACATATAAGATGGCTGTTCGTCGTTCAACGTTTGCACGTGGTAAATGGGCCGACTCACGGTCCATTAATGCTATCTTGACGGACTACCGAGCGTTTGTCGGTGTCGTTGAGGAAGAGGTCTTTGACATAATGCAGGAAGCGGCTGAGATCACCCTCAGCTACGTCCTGCCTCTGGTGCCGGTCGAAACCGGCGCGCTGTATGCCTCAGGTAAGGCAGAAGCAGTTCGCACGTCAAAGGGTGTTGCCGCCGTAGTTTCCTTCGGTGGCCCCGATAACCCGGTTAAGGCTACAGTCAACGCCCCGACTGGCATCGTTGATTACGCCCCCATCGTCAACTACGACACGACCAAAAATCACCCTCACGGCACGGCCATGTTCCTTGAAAAGGGGACGCTAGCTGCCAAGGAGGAAGTTGACGCTTACATCATGCAGCGATTGAAGGCTATCCGACCATGAACAGCCCAACCTTCGATGCTAAAGATCTCCTCGTTGCGGCAGGCGTAGGGAAGTGGGGCACCAGTGGCCCCGCTGACGCATGGCCGATATACATCGGTCAGGAACCAGATGGTGCGAAGATCGCTAACGACATCATCACCCTGTATGATACGCCGGGTGGCTCACCCAACCCCAAATGGCTTCTTGACCAACCCCGGTTTCTGGTGCGGGTTCGTGCCGTAAAGTACGATGACGGCTACCAAAAAGCTGAGCAAGTCAAGAGCACACTGCTGGGTTTGCCTAGTCAAGACATCAATGGTATAAGATATGTCGGAATTTGGTGTGTCCAAGACACCTTCTTCCTTCAGGCAGATAGTAAAGGTAGGTACGTTTTTGTGAATACGTGGCGCGTGATACGGGAGCCGAACGAGGGCGCTCATAGGCGACCGCTTTAACGAAGGAGACTGACAAATGACGACTGCAAAAAGCGTCCGAGTGTCTGCCGATGGGATCAGCTGGTTTACGCTTCCCGGCAACAGCGGCGAGTGGAATGACGAGGCCGAACAGATCGATGACACGATCTTCGGTCAAACCTTTTCTTCGACCCAGCCGGGTCTGATCACGTGGACGTCGAATGCTCAGGCCTTTTACAAAGGCTTCGCTGGTTACGTTGCCAGCATCAAGAGCAGCGGCACGCCGACTGCCATCACTGACGAGCCGATGACCTTGGTGAGTGGCAAAACGTATCGCGTGACTGACCGGACGAAGAATGCCCTTGACTACACCAAGGCGATTACGTTCAACGACGGCGGTACCCCGGTTGACGCTGCCAACATCGAGTCGGTGAACCCGCTGTTCGGTGAGGTTACGTTCGCTGCTTCCTACACGCCGACTGGTGCGATCACTGTGTCTGGCTTCTACCTGCCGCTCACGGAAGTGTCCCGTGCCAACAGCTTCACGCTGACGCAGACGGCCGAAACCATTGACCACACGGACTACGCCACCGCTCACGCGAACAACGGCTACCGTGTGTTCCGCCCCGGCCTCCGCACGATCAGCCTTGAGCTTGGTGGCTTCTACGACTCCAGCGACGCCGTGTGGGAAATCCTTGAGCAACGCCGTGAAGCGATCATCGAGATCAACCCGGACGGTTCTGGCCTCAGTGTTGCCCGTGGCGTCTTCAAGCTGGTGACGCGTAACCAGAGCGGTGACGTTGGTGCGCTGGAAGAACAGACCCGCACCTTCAACCTGTCGGTGCCGGAAGGCGTCGCGCTGCCGTTCAACTGGACGCATGACCCCGACACGACCCTTTCTCAGGCGATCAGGATTCTTCTTGATTCCTACATCAATCAGACGCTGCCGTATGTGCGGTATGAGCCTGATGGTGACGAAGGCGTTGTGTTCCAAGGTCAGGGCGTTCTTACGGACGTGTCGCTCAGCTCGAGCCTCGACGCAATGAACGAGTTCCAGGCTTCCATTCAGGGCTCCGACGCACCGGCACGCGGTACGCTGGCGTCCCTGTAACATCAACAGTTAGGTAAACAAAGAAGGAAGGAAAGTATGGCTACACGTGACGATATTCGCGCCGCGATTTTCTCCGTTGAGAACCGGCGACCCAAGACCAAGGTGATCGAACTCTTTGGTCAGGAGGTCGAAGTTCGCCAGCCGACGCTTGCTCAGATCAATAAGCTGGGAAAAGCGTCGGCTGATGAGCGTACCCCCGCTCTTGTCCGGATCATGATCGAGTACATCTACGTCCCCGGTACGGACACCAAAGTGTTCGACGCGGCGGATGCTGAGTCGCTTGCCACCATGCCGTCCGGCAAATGGCTGTCTGACCTCAACTCAGCCATTGAAGAGCTTACCGGCGTCAATGTGAAGGATGCGGAAAAAAACTCCGACGAGACCAACTAAGACAGTCGGTATTTTGGTTGGCAGAAAAACTCGGCAAGTTCGTTCATCAGATTGAGGAGCTTACTCCAGACGAATTTGCCGAGTACTTGGCTTACTACAAGATCCGTGCTGATGAGGATAAAAAGGAAGCCAGGAAACTAGAGCAGCAGAGGGCTAGAAAGGGAAGGCGCAGATGACCACGCTTCGAGATCTAAGTTACATGATCGAGGCGAATACCGACGGCCTAAATAAAGCCTTCCCGGTCCTCGAAAAAATGGTGAACACCCTCGAGCGTCTTGACACAACCGTCAAGGCGCTCAATCAAAATTATGCCCAATCGATGAATGCCGCTGGTGCGGCTTCTATCAAACAGGCTGGGCAGGTAAGCCGATCAGCAGATCAGGTCAAGGACGCGTTGAAGCGACAGGAAGCGGCACTCATTGCCGCCCGCGCTCGGATGTTGGACCTAAATAATGCGGTGAAGGCGGCAGGCGGGAACCCCCGTTTGCTTGCGAACAACACGCGTGCTTACAACGTCCTTGAACGCGCCTTGAAGAAGACCGGCACCACTGCCGCACAAGCCACCCTTGCAAAGGCCAAGTTCAACAGTGCGCTTGCGACAAGCCGCCGTGAGTTGCAGAACTTTGCACGGGCACAACAGCAAGCCGCTGCCGCGCAAAAAGCCATGGACGCGGCCCTGCTTCGCCAGCAAAACCTAGTGGAGCGTACGCGCCTCAGGGTACAGGAGCTTACGGCGGCTCTGGAAATGCGTGGTGCTGACCCTCAGCGCCTTAAACAACTGAGCGCTGACTTCGAACAGTTTGAGCAGTCATTGAAGGGCGGCGTGCTCAGTGCACAGCAGCTTTCAGACGCTACGAACAAGATGAACGCTTCCATCTCGGAAATTAAACGGGATGGTGGTTTGTCTGACATGGCGCTTAGCATGAGTGACCTTGCCAGCTCGGTCCAAGTCGCCTTAGGCCCGTTGTCAGGCGTCGCTTCCCGCATTACCGCTATCACTTCGGTCGCGAACCGCAATAGCATTGCCATTGCCGCTGGTGTTGGTGCGTTCATCGCGTTTGCCGCTGCTATGACGAAAGCCATCACGGCTGGCGCGCAATACGAAAAGCAAATGTACCGCATTCAGTCGATCATCGATGTGACCAACAATCGCATCGGCATGAGTGCACAAGAAATTGACGGCGTCGTCCAGTCGGTTGCTCACGCTACCACGGCCACACAAACGGCAACCCGTAACGCGGCTGCTACCCTCATGGTCATCCGTGGCATGTCAAAGGACTTGCTGCGTGACGCGTTGCTTGCCGCACAAGGCTTGGCCATCCTGACTGAAGGCGACATCTTTTCACAGAGCCGACGCTTTGCACGTATCCTTGAAGACCCGGCAGGCAACATCGAAGCGCTTGCTGAGTCGGGCGTGGTCTTCAACGCCGTTGAGAAGGATCGCATTAGGTTACTTCAGGAATCGGGCCGTATAGATGAAGCCCGCGCCGCTGTCATGGAACGACTTCAGGTCGTCATTGCCGCTGCCACGGGTGAAACCCAAGGCTTGGCCGGTGCGTGGCACCAGTTGACCGAGACGTGGGAAACGTTCTGGCAGAACACCGCTACACAAGGTGGTATGCTTCAGGTCCTTACGTCGGTTCTTAAGGACTTGGACGAGAGCTTTGCTAACGTCAACAAGAATACGAAGTTGGCCGTTGGCTTTGGTGTTTCCTTCCGCATTGTTGCTGAAGGCATCAAAACGATTATCGAAGGGATGTTGTCAGGCCTCAACCAGTTTGCGGGCCTGATGTACACCATCAGCCAGATAGACGTCCCCGACTGGATGAAATGGGTTGCCAAGCATGGCAAGGGGATGTTTGATGCTTGGATGAAAGGGCCTACCGTTTGGGAAGCGGCTGAAATTGCCCTACGCAAGCTTGGCCTTGTGGGCGCTGAGGTTGAGGAAGGCCTTGACGCTGCCGTGACCAAGATGGGCGAACTCAACAAGGCAGTTACGGCTTCTAGTATTGACACCAGTGACCTTGAGGAAAGATGGAATCAGGCATTCAACCGGCTGAATAAGAAGATCTCAGAAGCCGGTGTGTTGGGTATTGAGCCTGATGTTGACTTTGAAGTCCTCAATAGGGCGCTGGAACAGGTCAATACCGGTAACCTTGAAGCGGCTGTCAAGACGCTCGAGGATTACATGGGCATTGCCCAAAGGGCGTCTACAGATGCAATGCGTCTGAGCGATCGCCTTGAGCATGCAGGAAATGAGTGGGTCCGCCTCAGGGACCAGCACTTGGGCTTTGTAAATGAGCAGAAAAAGATGGAAGCTCAGTTACACAGCCTGACTACCAGTTACGATGATATGATCATTGTTCTGGAACGGCAGGGTATGACGGCGGAACAAGCTGCCGCTCACCTTAGCAGGTTGCGGAGTGAGATCATTCTCGGCAACAGCTCGATTGAGTCGTTCCTCAATCAGCAGCGCCAGTCAATTGAAATGCAGAAGCGTGAGGCTGACATAAGCTCAGCCCTTGGCGCTGAGAAGCGCCGGTTGCGTCTTGAGCAGCAGACGCTTCAGCAGCTTTGGGCCTCAGGCATCATCACGTCTTCAAACTACACAGAAGCGTTGATTGAACTCCGCAAGATGGGCTTTGGCCATTTGGCTGATGAGATTGCCCGCACCACGGCTGAGCTTGAGAAGTATCAGTTGGCCGCTGAGGTCAATGAGATGCGTCGTGGGCTGATGGACAACCTAGCCATCATGCGTGAGGAAGTCGCTCTTGCTGGTGTGTCCGAGCGTGAACGCGCGCTCGGCATGGACATCGTCAATCAAAAGATAGCCATGCTGAAGATGGGCCTGACTGAGGCCAACGCTGAGTGGGGCGAGATGCTCCAACTCACCAAGCTCCTCAGCGAAATGGACTTCCAGAAACAGCATGTTGAAGCTGTTAAGTCGCTCAAGGCAGAGGCGGCTGAGCAAGAACGTGTCTTTAGGGCAATTGGCTACACGCAAAAAGCCCGCGAGAGCATGGTTGCCCTTGCACAGAAAGAATATGACCTGCTGCAACGGTACGGTAGCCTACAGGATGAGCGTGCAAAGAAGGAGCTTGAGCTTTTCAAGATCCTCCAAGAACGCGATTCTATGATCAAGGATTGGCAGGACGTCGCCAAGGTGATTGATGACGCGTTCTCCACGCTTGAGGACTCGATCGTTGAGTTTGTCAAAACTGGTGAGTTCAACTTTGGGAAGCTGATAAGCTCCATCTCAGAGGACATTTTCCGCATGACGTTGAGGATGACACTCCTTGACCCCATGCAGAATTGGCTGGCGGGTGCCCTTGACAAGTTCAAAGGCAGCGGCATCGCAGGCCCCGGCATTATGCCTGATGTGAAGGACCTTCTCGGCGCGACACCTGCCACGCCCATGTTTGTCAGCGTGGTCAATGGGCTTGGTGACCTATTCAACCTGCCGGGTACCACTGGCGGCATGTCGCCCCTCAGCTTGCCCATTGAAGGCGGTAGCCTTGACACTATCAACACGCAAGTTGGCGAAGTCCTCAAGAAGCCGCTTGAAGATATTTCGACCGCTGCTGAGACTGCCGCCAAGAAAGTTGGTCGGTTGGGGACTGCGTTCGATCCCAACTACATCCAAAGCCGAATTGACTCCGCCTTTGGTGATGTTGACCCCGGATATATTCAGTCCCGCATCGACGGTGCATTTGGGACGCTCAATAAAGCCGCTCAGCAAACGGCTGACAATCTGACGCAAACAACGAATGCACTGACGCAACTGCCTAAGGCGATGAACAACACCGACTGGCTCAACCAGATGTACGCTAAAGCGCGTGCTTCGGGCCTCGATGACGTTCAATCGCGGTTGTTTGCTTCCCAAGCTGCCCTTGAAAGCGGTTGGGGCAAGAGTGCGCCCGGCAACAACTTCTTTGGTATCAAAGCCGGTAAGAGCTGGCAGGGCGAGATCCAAAAGCTTTGGACCAAGGAGCAGATGCCCGATGGCAGCTGGGTTCGTATTCAGGACGACTTCCGCAAATACGCCACGGTAGAGCAGGCATTTCAAGACCGGGCCGCTTTCATGCAAAGCCGGTTCCCGCAAGCTGCCAATGCTCAGTCGTGGGATCAGGCCCTCATGGGCTTGCAGAAAGGTAAGTTTGGTGCCTACGCGACGGATCAGGGTTACCTGTCCAAGCTGACGAACATCAATAGCAAGATTGACCCGTCTGCTTATGCCAGCTACTACCAGCAGCCCGCCGCGCCCCTAGCCACCGCCTATCAGGGAACTTGGGCTGGCGGGAACATGTCCCCCGGCATGGGCATGGGCATGGGCGGTGACCCAATGGCGTCGCTCACGCAAAGCGCCACACAAGCAAGCACTTCCTTGCAGCAGTTGGGCACGCAAGTTCCTACGATCACCAATACCTTGACGTCCAGCTTTGACCAAGCAACGACTCAGGCACAGAACCTTGCTAACAACGGGATCAACCGTGCCACGTCTGGTTTGCAGGCAATGGCTGATCAAGGTTTGACTTCTGCAATGCAGGCTTCTGTTACTACTGCGACACAGACGCAGCAGATGGGTATTCAGTCGACGGTTACTGCCGCACAAGTGCAGCAGCTCGGTATGGCCGCAACTCAGGCGGCGGCTCAAATGGCGGCTGGTGGTGCCGCGTCCGGCGTAGCAAGCATATTCCATGGCGGCGGCATTGTGGGCAGTGGTGGCGGTGCACGCGTTACCGGCATGAGTGGTTGGGGAAGTGCTCCGCGCTTGCATGGTGGCCTGCATCCGGGTGAGTTCCGCGCCATCCTCAAGAAGGGTGAGGGCGTGTTCACACCTGACCAGATGCAAACCTTGGCTGATATGATTGGCAGCGGCGGTAACGGGGACAACGGACCCATGTACCGCAGCGGCCCCGGTAAGGTCGAAGTTAACCTTAACGGTATTCAGGACTTCAACAGCTTCAGGAAGTCCAAGACGCAGGTTGAGGCGGGGATGATGTCTGCCATGACCCAAGCAATGAGAAGGCAGGGATAAGGAAATGAGTTATCACGACGATTTGTTCCCCAAAGACATAGCTTATGGGGCTCGGGGCGGTCCGGAGTTTAACACGACGGTCCTTGAGCTTGCCTCAGGTTATGAGAAGCGAAACCAGAACTGGTCCAAGGCACGTGCCCGGTACAACGTGACCTACGGCATCCGCAACCCGGACCAGATGACCCGGCTGCTGAATTTCTTTTATGCTCGACGTGGGCGTGCCTTTTCATTCCCTTATTTTGATCATAAGGATCATATGATAAAGAACCAAGCCATAGGGGTTGGTGACGGCAGCACGAGAACGTTTCAGATCTTCAAGCGTTATGAGTCGGGCGGCTTCTACTATGACCGCCTAATTACGAAGCTAATTCCCAACACGCTGAAAAGCGTGGCGGTGGGCGGCGTTGTGAGGAACCCAAACACCTATACGGTTGACCCTTTGACGGGAACCATCACATTCACCGGATCAACTTCCAACATACCTCCGGTAGGTGCCGAGATCTTTATCAGTGAAGTCCAGTTCTACGTACACGTTCGCTTTGACACGGACCTAGCTGACATTCAGCTTGTGACGTTTGGCGCTGAGTCGTGGACGGACATTATCTTGATTGAGATCAAGGAGGACGTTGCGTGAAGCAGGTTACTTCAGCTCTCAGGGCACACTTTGGCAGTGCGCTTACCTCGCTTGCCACATGCTGGAAGATAACGCGGCGCGACGGCCGCGTTATGGGTTTTACGGACCACGACCAGTCGTTGACCATTGAAGGGGTGAAATACGTTGCTTCGTCGGGCTATTATCGCACGGCAATAAGCAATTCAGCTACCACGTCGGTTGGCAACCTTCAGGTGCAAGGCTTTCTTGACGACGACAGCATTTCTGAAAAGGAGCTGAGGAACGGCCTGTATGACTTTGCTGAGGTAGAGATCTTTGCGGTCAATTGGGCCGACCTCAGTATGGGCATTTGCCGCCTGAGGTATGGTTGGTTTGGTGAAGTTCAGATTCGTCCTTCTGGTATGTTTCAGGTCGAGCTTCGTGGCCTGATGCAAATTTTCTCCCAAACCGTGGGGGAAACAATCATGCCGGAATGCCGTGCTGACCTCGGTGATGAGCGCTGTAAGGTGAAACTGGTTCCTGACCTCAGGCGTTCTTATGCGACCGTACAGGCAGGTGACCGGGTGCTTATCCCGGATAACACTTCTGACATCCTCAATTACCACATCCCGCTTGTGAATGAGAACTGCGATGACTACCAGTCATCCAACTACTACAAGTGGACGCTCACAAATGGTGTGGTCGCCAACTACCCCCTTCAGCCCCGAACCGGTGTGTTCTACATCAAGCCTACCTCACCCTTTGGTAACGCTCGCCGCTTCCTTAACATCAACATGGGCACAGTTCGTGCAAACTCGATGATTGATAAAGTCGACATCGACTTTGCAATTTGGGTGAACCATGAGGAACTAGGCTGGGAGGTTGGTGGACTGGTTGAGTTGACAACTGGTGACGGCCCAACGATGCGGATCGTCAGCTCCTTGGAAATTCCATATGAGCAATGCTCAGCTGAAGACGTTGGGAAGTGGATCAGGGTTTCTAGGCACTTCACCGACATTGACATTTCTAATTCTGATATCCGTGATATACGCGTGACCGTGCGCTGGCGTGCCACGGGCAGCAACCCCAACCCCACCGGCCCTGCAAAGGTCAGGCTTGACGACCCGTTCTTTGAAATGGCCGATTACGGTGTCTTTGAGGATGAGTTTTGGAACTTCGACCGTTTGCCCATCACGGAGTCGACTGCAACAAACGGTTGGGATGGTAGCTCATTGCGGACTCACCCCGGCGATGTCAACCTCATGCCACGTTACGGCAACTTCTTTATAACGTCAACAAACTGGCGTGCAAACAACATTGGTGGCGGCATGCGTCAAACTTATGATTTGACGAATCTGTCCATCCCCACAACTGAGATAGATGCTGGCAAGTATGTCTTGCAAGCGAACATTCACGTGGGCGCTTTTGACTATGGCTCAACCCACCGGGCACGTTTTGAGTTCTTGAATGCGTCAAACGGTGTGGTGGGGACGGCTGACACGGCACAGTTCCCTATCATTGCCGGTGAAGTGGCGCATATAACCCACGAGTTCCCGGTCCCGGCCAACACAAAGAAGGTCCGCGTCAGGCTGTACGGTGAAGTCACGGAAGTTCGTGATGACCCCAACGATTCGACGACTGCATATGATGCAGTTTATTTGGACCTCGTTCACATTGATCACGCTGAAGTTAGAACCTACGTTCAAGCGGGCGGCGTGGAATATGAAGCTACCGTGTCAGGTGTGACCGGCTCAAGCGTTCCCAACGTCTCACATACCCTCGGTGAGGTTGTGCAGGATGGCACCGTTGAATGGGTGTGCGTCAATCCAAGATACACCTTCCTTGGTCACATAGGAAGCGTGGTCAACCAGCAAACGTTCACGGTGCCCGACATTGACGCCCCTGACAACTGGTTCCGCTGGGGCGTGCTCACGTTCCTTGACGGTGACAACATTGGACGTGGCATTGAAGTTCTTGAGTGGAACAACACAACTAAGCGGATGACTATTATGTTGCCCGCGCTCATGCCCATAGAAGCTGGCACCACAATCCGTGTGGCGTCCGGGTGTGACAAAAGCCGTGGTGAAGGAGGCTGTAAAAAGTTTTCAAACATACTAAACTTCAGGGGCGAGCCCGAGGTTCCGGGAACGGATCAGTATTTCAAGGTAGGAGGCAGTGGACGGTGATAACGCGCGAACAGGTGATTGCGACAGCACGGTCGTACATCGGGGTCCGGTTTAGGTTACATGGACGTGACCGCAACGGCCTTGATTGTGTGGGCTTGCTCTACAGGGTAGGAACTGACCTCGGTTTCAACCTTGAGGATGATACGGACTACAACCGTCGCCCTCAGGTAGAAAAGATAAACAACATGCTGGCCAAGTACACGCGACCAGCGCCCCGCACGCCGCCACGCAACGGGCAAGTGTTGAAGCTACGCCAACACATGTTTCCAATGCACCTTGGCTTTTTGGTCGTTGAAAATGGGCGGCTCAGTGTCATTAATGCCAACCTGCACAAGAAGGCTGTCGTAGAAGACACCTATGATATGTGGCATGATCTCGTGATGGAACATCGCGACGTTATGGGAGTGCGCTGAAGATGCCGCGCACACGTGTCCGCCTAGATGAAGTTTGGAAGGCTGTCCCTGATTATGACGATGCGGGACACATGATAAAGGTATTCAACGGGGAAACGTCTTCCCACAAAGGCTGGAGGGTAGGTAATATTCGGTGATGCTCGGGGTCGCCTTCGGAGGCATGGGTAGCCTCCTGTCAGGCTCAAGCCTGCTAAAGTTCGGTTTTATGGCCGCTTCAGCACTTGGCATGTACCTTTTTAATGGCAACAAGGAGAAGGGTGAGGTTGCGCGACTAGATGACCTGAAGGTATCCAGTTCATCTTATGGCCGGGGTATTCCCATCGTGTTCGGCACCATGCGTGTGACCGGCAACATGATTTGGGCCACTGACTTCGAAGAAACGTTGCGTTATCTGTCACCCAAGGGTAAGGGTGGTAAGAAGGGTGAAAAGAAGGGCACACCCTACTACGAGTATCACGCAAACTTCGCCATGGCCTTATGCGAAGGCCCGGTTGAAGAGTTGCTTCGCGTGTGGGCGGATAGCAACCTCATCTACGACAAACACAACCCTGATAACGAGGACATTGTTGGACCCGGCTTCTCACAGGCCCAAGGCGGCGGTGGTAAGGCTGGGTTTGGCGCGTCATCAAAGAAGGGTGGTCAGGGCGGTGATAGTGGCCGCTTCGAGTTCAGGTTCTACTCGGGCACTGAAACGCAAATGCCCGACCCGTTCATGGTGAAGACCCAAGGAGCTGATTTAGTTCCCGCTCACCGTGGCATGGCTTACTTGTTCTTTGAACACTTCGCCTTGATGGACTTTGGTAACCGCATACCAACCATTACGGCTGAAGTAGCGGTGAGAAAGAAGGATGCAATTCATCACTCAGTGATGGAGAACCTTCCTAACGGACCTGACTTCGGCATTCCTATTACGGGTGGTAAGGCTTTTCTGGACCCTGAGCGCTATCGCTTGTACGCCACACACCTGAAGGATGGGAAACGCTACCTTCGCGTTTGGGATCTGTCACAGGACCGGGAAATAAGACAGATATCATTTGATGAAATTGCAGAAATCAACAAGAACGAGTCGGTTGGCAGCGGCAACCCCCGTGGCGGCACCTATAAATGGGGGATAGGAACTTATGGGATAATAGGTGTCGCTGGAACGGGTGACCTCGTGGTGCATGTGACTGGCCCCGGCACTGCTAACAGTGACCCGGTCGCCTTTCTTGACCCTAACACGTTCGCACAAAAGGCCATCTTCGGCAACAAGTGGGTGAGCGCTGTTAACGGTCTCATCCCAAGTGATTCCCACCTACCGGTTCCAACCAAAGCGACACCCGGTGCATACATCCATGTTGAGTTTGACGTTCTCAGCATGGAGCCCAAAATTGAGCCAAGGCGATGCACGTTTGTCTTGACATACCCCGGCTGGGTTTATGTGTTTGGTCAGGAACATGAGCCGCTTACTAGGTTCCGTATTCCTGGCACGTGGCTGTCACAAGACATCGAGATAATACCTACTGAGCCAGACATATTTGGCGGCAAGATGTACATCTTGATGAATAAGGCTGGTTTGGACTGCGTCGCCATGGAACTAAGCTGGGCGATAAAGAACACCCTGTCTGGCGGCATTTATCAAATTAGCAACTCGGAGACCATTGCCGGGTACAAAGTCATAAGCATGAAAGACCCGACTGCTACCTCGACGTATTATTATCAGGGGCAGATGCTCGCTAACCTTGAGCGCATTGTGTTCTTTGAGACTGTAAACCACAGGGATCCTGACAAGATTGGCTTGTGGGCAACTATTTATAATCCGGCAACCAAGGAAATTGAAGACCGGTTCAGGGTAAATACGAACGTCACTAACGGGCCGGGTGTGAGGGGTAATAGCGGCTTGCCCCCACTGTACATCAATCCGAGCAACTTCGTGAAATGGGTTGTAGGTACAACTGTCTGGTCTGTTGATTTTGCACAAAGGAAGGTGAGTTACTACACCTTTGACCGGAACCTTCCCGCTTCAAACGCATACCAAACCTACTGGCCACAACGCGGTGCTGTTATCAGAATGGTGCAGCATGAGAACCAATGGAAATGGGCCATGACCTTGCTTGACAGGGCTGACCAAGTTCCTGTCGACGTGAAGGACATATTCCAAGACTTGGTTACACGTGTTGGCTTGCCGGTTACAAAGGTGAATACGACCGAGCTTAACTCTGATACCATCATGGGTTACGTCATTGAGAACCCGGCCAGCGCAAGGAGAGTGATTGAAGAGCTGGCGCAAGTTTTCATGTTCGATGTCGCTGAGATTGATTATCAGCTGAAAGTGGTTTCACGTGGCAAGGACGCAATTACCACGGTGCCCCAGCAAGATCTTGTGGCGTTGGACGACCAAACTCAGGATTACTTCCTTGAGACACGTGTGCAGGAAATTGACCTGCCTCAAACGGTCGTGGTCAACTACATCAACCCTGATAAGGATTATCAGGTCAACAGTCAGCACTACCGGCGTCCCCGATCACCAATGCATGTGATGCAATCACGTGATAAGTTGGAAGTGCAGCTTGCTATGTCAATGAAGAACGACACGGCGAAGCAAATGGCACACAAGGTGAGTATGTCAGTTTGGTCTGAAAGGACTCAATACGACTTTATGCTTCCTTGGAAGTACCTTATTTATGATCCGACCGATGTGCTCAAGTTCCAAATGGACGACGGCCTGACGTTTGACGCCCGCATGATGAAGATGGACCTTGGTGCCAACTTCGTAATTGAGGCAAATGGCGTTTCTCAGACACACGCCAGCTACATCAGTGACGCCAAAGGAAGTGAGGACGGCGGGACCATTTACACGCCCAAGCCTTGGCCCCCGGTAACTCAGCCCGTGGTGTTCAATGTCCCGTACCTTGAGGACGGCGACGACATAGGCAACGCTCAGTTTGCCTACTACTTTGGGGCTGGTGCGTTGACGGCTGGCCTACAGGCGGCGGTGATTGAATATCGCCTAGAGGGTACCGACTGGGATCTGGCAGGCCTTGCATACCAAGAACTAGTGTGGGGCTATGTGCGCGGCGTGGTGCCACCGCCCCCGTGGGGACCGTGGACGACGGATGACGTTACTGTTCTCACCTTGGTGCCTACTCATGACTACGGCGATCGGTACGAGTGGGAATCAATTCCTGCCAGTGAGTGGCCGTCAGAAAAGAATTGCATCATTGTGGGTGAGGAAATAATTTATTTCAGGGACGTCACTTTGCTGGATAGCGGTGAAGTTCAGATCTCCCACCTTATCAGGGGTGCGCGCGGTACTGAGAACGCGGCCTTCAGCCACACAAAGACTTCAGAAGTGTTCGCCATCAGGACACAGGGGTTGATGGAAGGCGAGTCATCCATGGCCTACCTCAACCGAACGTTCGAGTTTAGGTCGTTCTCGACTTATTCAATCCTTCCACCTTACCTGTACAACATCAAACTTGAGGGTGCTTCTCACAAGCCGTGGGGACCGAACTTCTTCAAGCGGTCTGTTTCAGGTAGCAACGTGCGTATTACGTGGGAGCGCCGCACGCGGTTCGGTGGTCAATTCAAGGATGGTACTGGCACGGTTCCCCTGAATGAGGAATCCGAGGTTTATGAGGTTTACCTGCTACACGCCCCCTATCCTGAGGTAAACTTCGACCCCAGCAATCCCGACACATATGTACGGGCGTTCTTGGACGTGACGCAAAAGCGTATTGACTACACACCAAGCATGCAAGCCCAAGATGGTTGGGACCCCAGCATGCCAATCTACCTTGTAGCATTTCAGGTTAGCGCTCAGGTTGGACGAGGCTTCCCCGGTTATGCTACATTGTACCCGTCAATTCTGATTTGAGGTAACGAAGATGGCAAAGTCGCCAATCCTCCAAATACCGTTGCTAGCGCCGAACCAGACGCAGAAAGAAGTAACCATCAACGATGGTTTCAGCATTTTGGAACGGTCGTTGAACGACAGCCGTGCCATCAATCTGTCTGCTGACGTCGAGGTCAACCTAGACGATTACACGCGTGCGTTCTTGTTCCGAACAACTGGTAACGATGCGCCGGGGCGGACACTGACTGTACCGGCCTCAACGAGGCTGTTCTCAGTCTACAACGGCGGTAGCAGTGCCTTTACTGTCAAAGCCAAGGATCAGACTGGTGGGGTAAGTGACATCCCGCCCGGTTCGTACGTTGTGTTATTCAATGACGGAATAAACGTCTACAAGATCAGTGACAGTGCCGCGTCAGGCTCAGTCACTTCCTTCAGCAGTTTGCCCGACACACCAAATTCCTATGAGGGTGCGGCTGGCATGGCCTTGGTGGTCAAGGCTACTGAGGACGGGCTTGAGTACGGCACGATTTCGGTCAGCTTCACCCAGCTTACCGACACACCCAGCAGCTACACCAACCAAGCTGGTAAAACCGTTCGCGTCAACTCCAGCGCGAATGCAATGGAGTTTGTTGATTACATCAACGAATTCAGCAAGCTTTCAGATACACCGGCTGATTATGTTGGTCAGGGAAATCGCATGGTGGTGGTCAAGCCGTCTGAGGATGGGCTTGAGTTCATAGACGTGCCTGAAGCCGTCATTATGGAAACGCGTCATCTGGACATCCCTAACTTTGGGTTTGAATCTGGTGACCTCACCGGTTGGCTCACCCCGAGCACTTCAGGAAGTGAGTGGACGGTCGATACACAATTTGGAACCATATTCCCCTCACAAGGAAACTTCCTTGCATATTACAATTGGGGCCAAGGCCCTGAGCCTACGGCGATTGGCTGTGAGATAAACCTTCTTGATTTTGCATATGCTGAAGAGCTTGATCAAGAAGCTGAAATTCAGATCACGCTTTCAATGGCATCAGCCAGTGAGGACTTTGGTTACTACACCGTTGAGTTCTACACTGAAAGTGGAGCGTTGCTCAGCACGGCTACTTCCCCGCATTACCCGTTGCTGGACATAATGACTGACAGGACGTGGAAAACTTCCCTGCCCGTTGGCACACGTTCCGTCACCGTCTACTTCAATGGCCTTAAGAACGATGAAAGCGTAGTTGACCCCGAGGAACTCACCCTTGCGATCGACAACCTTCGTGTTGACCTCAAGTTGACGCTGGAACAGATCAACACGTTCATCAAATTGTTCGATACACCGCTGAGCTATACCGGCTTCGGCGGTTACATGTTGGCGGTCAATCAGACAGAAACCGGGCTGGAGTTCATCCCCGCACCTTCAACGTCGGTGGAAGGGTTCACTGACCTCAACGACGTGCCGGAGTCTTACGCTGGCGCTGGCGGCTATGTGTTGCGCGTCAATTCGAGCGCTGATGGGCTGATGTTCGACAATTTTTCGTTCACTGATTTGGCCCAAGTTCCAAACACCCTCAACGGCAACGCTCACCGCGTGCCCAAGGTAAACAGTGGGGAAACCGCACTTGAATTTGTCGACTTCAAGCTATCAGCATTGGTAGACGTCGATGTAAGTGGCTTGCAGAACGGCAACACGCTTGTGTGGAATGCGGACACTCAAAAGTTTGCTCCCGGCACTGGCGGCGGTGGTCAGGAAACAACCGCGTTGACGATCAACAATCAGACCGCAAACTATCAGATACAGCTTTCAGACGCCGCGAATACTTTGATACGGCTCAACTCTGCCAGCAGCGTTAACGTGACAGTGCCAACCGACGCCAATACCGCCATTGACATTGGGTCGGTTATCCAGATACGCCAAGCTGGTGACGGGCAGGTATTCATTGTTCCCATGAGTGGCGTGACGGTCAACACCCCTGAAACCCTGAAGTTGCGCAAACGTGGTTCCTCAGCTTCCTTGATCAAAGTGGCAGCTAATGAATGGGACCTGACTGGTGACTTGGAGACGCTATAATGCTTCCTTCTTTTAATCTCCTTACCGGTGTGTCAGCTTCCGCTCTCATGTCACGTGGGGGCGGGGGCAGCGGCGACCCATACTGGTCGAACGTTGTACTTCTTTGCTCGTTTGATAGCTCCAACGAAGCCGTTGATGCTGACTTCCTGACTGACAAGTCCAGCCGCAAACAAACACTATCCCTGCAAACCGGTTCTGGCCACATAAGGCCGAGCACAGATTCCCGCTTCGGGACTACTGCTATCACCAGCTCGGCAGTCACTACTTCTGGTGGCGTACTTGTGTCGGGCGACGCAGAAGACTTTAACTTCGGTGACCAGCCGTTCACAATTGAGTTTTGGGCAAAACGATATAACCTGTCATCTGCCAACCGTGTGTTCTTGGCGGTCGCCCCCAACACGTCCAGCCGTTCATTTTTGGTGGGCAGTACCTCAAACGATATGAGGTTCTACCTCAGCACCAATGGCACAAGCTGGGCCGTCACCTTAATTGACCCTGAAAACATACCTACTGACTGGACGCATTACGCCATTGACCGCGACAACACGGGCAAGGTTAGGCTTTACCGCAACGGCGTTATGGTAGCCTCAGCAACGCCTGTCGGCGCTATTTGGGCAGCTACCCCGGCTAACCCGCTGGTTCTAGGGTACAGCCCCGTGCAACCAAATATTTACCGCAACTTCTATCCGACCATTGTGGATGAATTGCGGGTAACTAAGGGCGTGGCAAGGTACGCGTCTGATGCTGGTTTCACGCCTCCCACAGAACCATACCCGTCTTGATGCAAACACCGGGGTTCCCTGACTACTAACCAACGAGGGTAGAAATGGATACAAGCACCAAAAACCTCCAGCGTTATTTGAAGTCCAAGGGCTTCTATAAAGGGGCGCTGGATAACATTTGGGGAAGGTTGACTGATAAGGCAGTTGACGATTTTCTTGATAGCAGATCGAACAAACTCACCTTCAAATGGGAGACTGCGAATCACCAGCGCCGAGTTACAGCTGCTTGGCAGTTGATATGCCTTGAGGCAGGCGTGCACGAAGTGGGTGCAATTGACGGTCTTCGCGGCCCTGCGACCGAATACGCGCTGGACGTGCTTGAGCATATTGAGGCGCACGGCACGCGCCCCAACTGGCGTGACATTGTTGAGGATGAGCCAAAACTTTCGCTTGAGACTAATTCCTACAACACGTGGCCCACACAGTCACAGGTTTCGAAGTATTACGGCAAGGTGGGTGAGAACCAGACCATGCTGGTAGTTCCCTACCCCCATAAGCTAGCGTGGGACACTGGCACCGTCATAAAAAAGTTCTCAATTCATGAGAAATGTCATGACAGTGCGTTGCGCGTATTGAAGCGGGCGCTTGACCACTACGGACCTGAGCGTATTTCCAAACTACGACTCGACTTGTTTGGAGGTTGCTTGAACGTCCGTGACATGCGTGGCGGCTCAAAGCCGTCAATGCATTCGTGGGGAATTGCTATCGATTATGATCCGGCCAACAATCAGTATAAGTGGGGCCGCGATCGGGCCACGTTTGCAAGGTCGGAATATGATAAATGGTTTGACCTTTGGGAAGAAGAAGGCTGGATTTCCCTTGGGCGCGAAAGAAATTTCGACTGGATGCATGTACAGGCCGCACGCCTGTAATCGCCTGCTAAGTCCCTGAAGTTTGGGGGATTTGCCAAACGTGCTTGCTCTCATTATTCTAGTGCAAATCAACAACCGAGGAGTCAGATTCATGACGTGGGACCAACTTCAGCAAGTGATTCGGATCCTGCTCTACGCGGCGGGTGGTTACTTCCTTAACGACACCATCACTTCCGGTGAGCTTTTCCAAGGTGCTGTCGCTGGCGTGCTGAGCATCGGCTCGTTCGTGTGGTGGTACGCTTGGGAACGCAACCGAACCTCCTAACATGAGCGCATCAACCGCTTGGTTGATAATCAAGGTCGTGTTCGGTTTGCTACCTTCAATAATCGCAGCAGTGCGAGAAGAGAGTGTAAGGCAGGCCGGACGCGACCAAGTTGTCGATGCGGTTCTTGAAAGGTTCAAGAATGTCAGAACTCAGGCTCAGCAGAATCGTGATAATGCTCGCGATGATATTGACGCCGGGGTGCGCAACGAGCGTTATAGGCGTGATTGACCCCGCATCACAACTTCCCGCAGAAGCCAAAGTGGAGCGGGAGATAACCCCCGCCCTTAAAGAAGCGATCTGCGATGTGCTTGGCGGGCCTATCTATTGGTCTGCCAACGACACCCAAGAAACCATCAACGAAATAGAAATAAAACACAACTCGCAGTGGGTTGGGTTTGCTTGTGTGGGGTGAACTTCGAATGGTTTTCAATCGCACAAAGCAGGTTGCATATCACTTCCCATCAAGGGCGTCTGAGTGGTTCGGTGCAATCGTACTACTCAATTGGGGTTTGATGATCTACTGGTCTGATGGGGCCGTATTGCACGCATGTTCGGACATGTTGTCAATCATGAACGAAACATCGTGGTATGCAGCCTTTATCGCGTTAGGGACACTTCGAATTGCGCTGCTGATTATTAACGGCACGCTGAGAAGGTCCCCTCACTTCAGGTCAATAGCTTCTTTCCTGAGTTGCTTTGCTTGGTTCCAAATAACCCTAGCGTTTGTCAACTCAAGCCCCGTCTCAACGGCCTTGTCGGTTTATCCGGTTCTACTTGCACTCGACTTCTACAATACATACCGGACGCTGGTCGAGGCGCGCATCCTAGATGAGGGCTACAAGAATGCCGGGAGCACCTGATTTACCTCCTGAAATCCCTTCGTACTTCGGTGCACTTCTAAACATCATTGCCTTTTTGATAGCTGGCTCAGCCGCGTGGTACGCCTACTTCGTCAAGGGTAAGGAAAAGTCGAGTACCGGGGACGTACCTTGGATTGACGCGCGCACCGTCAGGCACATTGGTGAAGACCTCAGACGCTTGGCCGACTCAGCGGAAGCAATCGCCGCGTTGCTCAAGCATGAGGCTGAGGAAAACGAAATTCAGCGGCGAGTCCAGGAAGCGCTTCGCAAAAAGAAAAACGATGAGTGAAAGTTAGATTCGTCGTTTTAGTAGCTAAAGGGCTAAACGCCCTAAAGCTTGAGCCGCAAACGGCCAACCCTTTTAGCCCGCTTCCCAGCGGGCTTTTCTGTGCGACCGTTGAGCCGGACGCGGCCTTTTGGGCGGTCGGGCTGGTGACGGTCAGGCCGCACCGTAAGCCTAGCATCAGCGGCTTTGTCCAGCGCTTCAGCAAACGTACTGCCAACGCCCACGTGGTATTGCCAATAGTTGTTAGTCCTGAGGGCCACTTGCCAGTAACCTTGGCCCTGATAGACGCTTTGAATGAGGAAGCCTTCCTTATTCAATTCAGCAATACGTTTTTCAATCATTTCGGAGTTCCCCTAGCGTACGCTCGTTGAGCGGTTGGATGAATTGGTACTCAGGCCCGCGTCTTATTTCTGGAACGTCGCCCAAGGCTTCGGCGACATGCATCCAAATGGGATGGTGATGATTCGAACCAAGTTTCCATTGTGTAGCATTTTTGATAACAAACTCACGAAACAACCACAATGCTTCTACGACCTTGGTTACAGACCGTAGGTTATGCAGCTGCTCAGCCAACACGCTAGGGTGTATGTCGCGGTGGTAAAGCATCATACAGAGGTTTGCGATATCCTCATAATTGCCATCATTGCCCTTGGGCAGGTGATCAATTAGAAGTTTAACAAGAAGTTCATCACTGCAAAGGGACGGATCGTTCCAGCCATTCCGATCGCGGTTTTCGCGTTCCCACTTCAGCTTAGCCTTCATAGCTGCCGCAAACTTATCCACGGCTTCATCGTCAGGGTGTGTCATCGTATCTTCTTTCTGTTTACCGCTAAGCAACCTGTCACGATAAACTTTATCTTTAAGCCAATCGTGGGTATCAATCCAGCCGATGAGTTTGTCGTTCGTACCATATAGAGCAATCAGGCACCCTTCGTGAACCCATGCTTTCGTGATTAGGTGGTCTGAGCCGCTTGGTAAGGTGTCAGCCGGATGAACCTTGACAGCCGGAAGCACCTGATTAGAAGCGTCCCCCGTAGAGGCGGAAGGGAGTTGGTTACACAGAGCATCAGCAACAGCCCTTGCCTGCACCGGCTCCCCGGTTGGCCCGATTGGCTGCGGGGCGGGGTGGGTGAGATCAGACGCCAAGCCGCGAGCCCGACACTCGATGTCGTAGGAGGAATATACCGCTGGCCCATGCTTGGTCTGCGCAACATGAGCCTCGAAATCGATCTCACCGTGGTCGCGGCAGAGGCGGTAGAGAAATTGCACGAGGCGGTCGCTCGGCTGCTGGGCGGGGTGGGTGTAGGAACCTTGTCCGTTGCAGCGATAGCATACTTGACCGCTATCAGGGTGATTGCTGTATCCTGATCCCTGACAGTCAGGACAAAGCTCGCTCGCCTCCGTCACCTTGGCTTCGGTGCGTCGGTTCCAACTGTCGTAAAGGTTTTCCTTGCGGTCAAAATGGACCGGCGAAGATGCTCCGCATTTCTGGCAACAGATGACACTGCCACCAAAGTTTGCCTCATCTTCAAGATCAAGCTCCTCGGCGTTTCCACCACAGAACGGACATGGCTTTAGATCAACCATTCTCGGCTCCCCGGCATTGGCTTCCGCTCTGGCGAGGGCAGCAGCTTGGAGCATTTCTCGAACCATTGCGGGAACCTGCTGAGCCTCGCAGCCACCTTCGTCAAAGACGCGCCGTTCAAGGACTTCCCGCGCCGCCTCGACTTCCTTCTCACTCACCATCGACGCCTCCCTTCACAAGCGAGTGGTCGGCTCTAGTTCGCTCCCGTTTGGCTTTTTTCTCTTCCACCTCGCGCTTGAGTTGCAGCCCAAGCCGGATGCCTTCGCGAAGATTTCCTTCATTTGCCTCTGCCTCTCGGCGGGCTTCGACTATGGCTTTATATGTCATTTTCCAAACCTTTGCCGTTCGTGACGCTCGCATTCTGACCTCCACGCGTCTATCCTAGACCGTGGCAGTAGTGGCATTCCCCGTAGTAAATCTTGTCGTGGTAATCTCGGTGGCGTAGCTTCCCGGTACCAGAACAATGTGGGCATACCACTGAACCGCTCGGCACCGCCTGCTCCGGCTTGCCTGCCGTGAGGGCGGAGATGGCATAGTCCCGCAAGACCACGGCGCTACTGTCATCGTGTGGCCTGTCTCGGAATATGCGAACGAGCCGATCCACGAACGGCCCAGTCGGCGGGAGCGCCACCACCGGCCCGGTAGACTGCGGGGCCGAGTGATCGGCGCGGTATCTCTGCATCGCACCAATAATGACGCGCTGAATTTTTGCATTGAGACGATCGTCAAATTTCCCGCTGTTGGTTAGTTCCATTATCTTTCGGGCCGCGATCAAAGCGGGTGCGTCGTATTTAGTTCTTTCGTCGAGCTTGCCACGCGCCTCCACCCTTGCAAGGGCTTCTTTTGCAGCTTCAAGCTCTTTTGCAGTCGGTATTCCTGGATTTTCAATAACGTGTAAGAGGTTTTCCTCAGCGTTGAAATTATCAGGGTTCCAGTTAACCGGGTGCAGGTGGTTGCAAAGCTTTTCTGACCAAACTCTAGGGGCCACGCCACATTGGCCGGGATTCTGTTCCAACCACTCAGGGGTGCAGGGTGTCCATTGCTCCGGAAACACGGCGCGAAGCGCACTGTCTCGTTCATCGACGAGAGCCTTTGCTACGTCATTTGTGAATGATGAACTGTCCCAACAAACGGCTTCATCGCCCCGGCGCACTTCAACAGTGATACGCACGTGTTCGCTTGCAAGCAGTTGCCAAAAGCGTTGGACGTGATCCTCAACACATGCCTCACACGGCACCGCTGGGCCTTCTTGATTAGCCATCTCGTTCCCCTTTATTGAAGCTAGCATGCTTCCCCTAAGTTCATTGAGAAGCTTGTGTCCCTCATCCGTCAAACCATAACCACTTCCGTACGCCTGACCTTCATCGGTCCAAGCTCCACGCACATATTTGGTTACCCCCTTTCTGGCCATGCTTCGGACAGTGCGACGGACCAGTCGCCTTGGTAGGCCAGATAAGCGTTCAATTGCTGCAAAGGACAAGACATCAAAGTCAGGGCTGACATCCCTCCACGCGGTTAGAGCCTTGTATTCGTTAAGAGTGAGCTTAACCCCCATTATCCTGACATCCCTGATCGATGAGCCTTCTATACATGCGATGAGACGTGTACAGGGGGTCTGGTGCCGGTTGACCTATGCAAAGCACATCCTTGCGCCAATCCAAATGGCTGTCTGTGAGGACTTCATCACCCTCTTGGATGATTTCACCCTTTTTCAACATTCGGTATCGGGGGTCCCAAGCCATTGTTATTCCCCTGCCAATATCAATAGGCGCGCAAGGTAATGGGCGTCGCTTTCACCCTCACGTCGTTTAAGTTCCGTTACGCGGACAAGTGGGACGGCGCTGTACCCATATTTCATATCGGCATCGGTTATCTCTTGACGGGATAGTTCTTCATATGTGCCGTTGTGATATATTTCATAGGCCACGTGCATTGGCCTAAGAATCTGATCCATCTTTTCACGAACGTCTTTTGCCCATTGGCGGCATGGCAAGTTCTCACCAGCCACCGCATCCACAATCTCACGTGCTTCACTGAGGACACTATTGTGTGTCAGTTCCTCAAACCGGCCATCAAAGAACTCAATCGCTGGCCTTGCCCACAAGCGGCCGTCCTTTGCTTGGTACACCGCGATGTGTGAGTTATTGTCTAATGCGACATCAGTTGATTTCTGAAAACCCGCAATGCCTATGACGTCCATTTTGAAAAACATTTGCGGGTTGATGTTGTGGAATGAGGCGCGCACGCGGTACAGGCCATCCTCAGGATGACGTCTTATCAAAACAATCCCGTTGTCCTCCGGGGCTAGCTCGCCATTGTAAATGACCATCTTCCCAACCCCTAGAAGCCTGTATTCAGTACCACGCTTTATGTGCCGGTGCGTAGGAGCCCAAGAACCGTCATTGATGAACAAATGCATGTCACTTCTCCAAACGCGCTGCCTGAGGGCCGCGCTCTTGATTCTGATACTTGCCTCGGTAAGGTTGTTCCGTGGGCTCATCCAGTTGCTCAAAGATGATTTGAGCAATAGGCGTACCAGCTTTGATTTTGATGGGCCACGGAAGGAACCGTGTAAGCTCGAGGGTGAGGTACCCGCGCCAGCCCGGTTCGATCACCGTGTTCTGTACCAGCACAAAGCGCCTAGCCCACGTGCTTTTGTCACACACTCGGGCCATGACATCGTTCGGCATATCAAAGTATTCTATGGTAGACGCCAGCCGACCCCAAAATGGCCACAGCCAAATAGTTTCAGCGATGCGAACATCGTAGCCGCACGCGGAAAGCCCGTATGTCATGCCTCGGGTCCGGTTGCGGCCATAGAACGGTTTGATCGGTTTGATCTTACGGATACTTTGCGCTGACAGAATTGCCATGTCTATTTCCTTGTTATGCGCGCTCTTCCAACATCATACACCAACCCAAGGTGCTTTTTACACCACGAGGTATTCGCAACTACCGGTGCACGGCACCAATGTGCATGCCCAAACAAAACATCCCCTGTTATCCACTTGCACTGTAACCTGCCCGGTATGTTGTGAATATCACTAGACGCATGCAGCCCTATTTCTGCAATGTACTTGAAGAACTGGTCGTCATCCTCATGCATCCAAGCTGGTAGGCGCACCCTGAAACGGCGCTTGCCCTTGCGCGCTGCCTTGACTGCCTTTTGCTGTGCCTCTGGCGCTATCGCCTCAGGTAGGGCAGGCACCGGGGCAGGGGCAACCTTGGGTGCTGGCGGCACGTAGGGGGTTTCTTTGGTTGGCCGACGAGCGGGCCGTGGTTTGCCCGGTACGCGCCGCCGTGATGGGTGTGAGGTTGACCGCGTGGGATCAACCTTAATGCCCAATCGTCGCGCCTTACTCAGGGCCGCGTTTCTTGAGCAACCTAGTATGGCCCCAACTTGGGCAAATGAATACTTCCCCGTAGACAGGTATTGCCTGAGGAGTTCAATTCTTTCAGGTGTCCAGTCGAACATTTTCCCCCGCACAAATTGCGTGTTACTGATATTCTAGACGAGCGTGCCCATGCTCATCCATTATTGCCATGAGCCTGCCTGAGAAATTGCCAAAGTCCATGGTGCTGTGATCCACCAACCAGATTTGGCGACCCACGGCATGCGCCCGTTGGTGGAGAGTTTCCACCATATCCTCAATGCCCTCAGGTGACATGTGCTCTGAAGGTTCATCGATGATCTCAGTCAGGTTTTGGAAACCAGCTTGTTCCATAATCAGGTTTGCTAAGCCAAGATCACCGGCCAACCTGAGACGTTGAATCTCACCACCGCTGAACGATTCCCAACGAACAGGCTCATCACGCTTGGGTGAGTGGATGAAAACTGAGAAGCCCTTTGACACGCCACCCGACTTCGTTTCCTTTTCAACGTCCAAAGTTATTTTCCAGTCATGCATACCGAGGGTGACGAGCAGGTTGTTAACCTCAACTTCCAGACTTACAAGAGCATCCTCAAGGATAAACAAACGCACCCGCTTGAAGCCGCCTATCCAATATGAAACTGCCTCGTGTTGTTCCATGGCGTCAGCAAGTGCGGTTTGCAATTCCTTGCGCTCACTTTTTAGCTCCTCAAGAAGCTCCTTTTTCTTGGCGAGCATTTTCTCGTATGGGTTGTCCTTCTCCCTCAGCGCCTTAATGTCATCCCTACGTCGGTTAACGATATTATTCACATTCAGGATAGCCCGCTCAGCATCACGGACCTCATCCGACGCCCTACGTTCTTCAACCTCAAGCTCACGCTTCAATTTGATGAACTCGTTGACTTCCTTGCGGGCCTTATTCAAGCTGTCAATAAGCTCCTGTTCCTCAGCTTGCAAGGAAGTTGTCTCCTTAATGAGACGTGTGAGCTTCTTCATTATTTTGCTTTGGTGACTGTCGACGTGACCGGCGCTAACCTTTTGCAGGCACGTGGGGCAAACATCGCCCTTCAGTTCCTTGAGGTCATCCATATCAGCATTAAGTTCTTTCATCCGCTTTTGGTTGGAGCGAATGTCGGCCTGTGCTGCACTGAGCCTACGATTTGCTTTATCGAACTTCTTTGAAATTGTTTCGAGGTCAGTAAGCAGATCCTTCAAAGTGCCGCGAATCTTCTTGTGGCGCTTCCTTGCCTTTGCAAGTCCAGCCCCCAAGCCCTCACCCTCGGACTTAGCTTCACTAAGCTGCTTTTTCAAAAGCTTCAGTTCTTCAGCCCGGTCACTATCAAACCGCGCTACTGACTGGCGGATCTCCTTGATATCGGTCTTGGTCGATTCAATCTTACCCTCAACCGTGGCAATCAGGTTGTTTAACTTCGTTATCGCATTGTAATGGACTTGGGCCTCAGCCTTGGCACGGTCACTCTTTTCCAGCCAGTAGTCAAGGTTCATCACCTGAGAGAAAAGTTCCAACTTTTTAGTTGGCGTCAGGTCAAAGAACGACTCACCAAACTGAGGCAGGATCACAGAGGCGTTGAACGCTTCCTGATTGAGCCGTATCAGCTTGACTATTTCTTCTTGGCTTGCCGGTTTGTCATTGATGGAAATTGAGTTTGGCCCTTGGGTCCGGGTGACTTCAATTTCCTCTTCACCCACCAAGAGTGAAAGTGTGACCATACAACTTTTCTTGCCCCACGCGACCACATCCGTCGCACGTAGCCCTCTCGTTGTTTTACCATACAGGCACCACTCTATAGCATCAATTAAAGAAGTCTTGCCGGTGCCGTTGGCACCAAGCCGTGGGTTGTATAAATTTACGCCTGAAAGATAAAAGAGTCCCCTCTCAAGAGGGAACTCAAAGAAATGCTCGTCGTAGAAGCATTTGAAATCTTTCAGCTCTACGGCGTTTATGCGGAAGTACATTAGAGGCACTCACCCGGCAGCATTTTGCGGTATTGGCGGAAACCACGGAAGTTTCCATGCTGAGATGCAAATCTCCATTTGCGGTGAATTTCCCACCAATCATCAGCCATTGCCACGTGCTCAGCCGGGGACGCGTGAAGGGGCTGGGAACCCACCAGTTTGTCATGTAACGACACTGCCCGGTCAACGGTCATCTCAAAGCCGTCCACAGTCTTGTAAGAAGTAGACGCACAACAAGCTACCGACTGCTTTATGAAATACTCCTGAGCAAACTCGACAGGCTTGAAATTTGCACCAAGCCAGCTGGTAATTTCCAACTTCTTGTTTTGATCAACAAATGGCAGGTGCCACTCACCCGGCTGTAGGATCTGGATATTATCCTCACGTTCAAGCTCTTTACGAGTCAGCCGCGCCAGCAATTGAATGTGTGGCTCCGCGTCTGCGTGGTCACGAAGGCCAATGAAGTTGGACCACTGAGTTCCACTGACCAATACGCGGATGTGTGAAAACGGTTCAAGCAGGCGGTTGATAACCTGCTTATGTACACCAATAGGATCGCCGTCAATTTCAGCGAGGTAAGCAAGTGCCTCGGCGTGGGCTATGGCGGCTTCAAGCGCGTGTAGCCAAATGTTGCGTGCCCTCTCCGCCAAATCAGGAGGTAGATCTTCTTTTGCCTGCATACCGCGTTGGTTTTTGCCCCAAAAAAGAGGTATGGCCGGATTGGCGCGAACATCGTCGATCATTTTCCTGACGGGGATCGCACGTGAGCTTGACGCGTTTCGTGAAAGGTTGGGGTCAGCCATCAGCGAGGGCGTCTTAGGCATCCACATCAGCTCCTCGCCCTCATCGATAGTGAGCAATCGATGTGTGCGGCCCTCAGCGTGAATCCACCGTGGGTATGTCATGAGGAATGTGCTCAAGACATGGTCAGGCCGGAGCGCATTAGCCGACCTAAGGATCGGCACAACGGAAATAGTTGTCATCTAAATGTCCCTATGAGTCGTTATTTTCAGGAGAAAGAACGTTGCGGTTTCTTTCAGGCAGACGGTCCCACGCCTTCTGAATCCAATGAGCGGCCTTCAGCAGGTCCCGGCCACGTTCATGCGGGCGCTGGGTAGTCTTGGTGCGTGCAAGGTAACGCTGAGACTGCTTGATGCAATCATCGAAGTCGTATTCCTTGGCTGGTTCAGTATTTTCATCCCCGTATTGAGGGATGACGTACTGTTCAATGTGGTCGCGGACCATCCTACAAAAGCGGTCCCAGCGGCTAACCTGCATAAATTCTGACATTCACTGCTCCAATATTCTGAGGCCAGCTTTACGTATTGCCCTCGGTAGCTGTTCGCGTTTTGCGTAGCTACCGAGGATCTCCCTAGGTGTCTGGTGAACACGTTTGGAACTTAGCGCATCGATCCTCTCCTCTTTTGACATTGGTGTCTGTTTGTCAACGCTGAGCTCTACACCAAATGATTCTAGCTCAAGCTGTTTCAACAATCTAACTATACGGTCCTTGAAAACAGGCCATTCAACGACTTCTTCACGACTGATTTCCAGCTTGATCTTGACTTGATCACCGGGGCGCAAGCGCTTGTCAGCGAGCAACTCATCCGGGTTGCTGATAGTCAGCGACCATTTCCTTGGGCAGTCAAAGTGAATGTCTTTGGTCTTGCCGGTTTTCTCATCAAGCACAAGGCAGCGTGGCACAAAGTCATCGCCAAAACGAATGTGATACGGTGGCCCTATGTATGTGACCGGCCCCACGGTATGAGGGGAGTGAACGTCACCGCTAAACACCGGGCATTTCAGGCGCTTCAATGGCTTCAGACTAAAGCCGTCCAGCCGCCGCCCCGACTCACTGATGGCACCTGTTACCGTCTGGTGAATGAACGCAATGCCCACGGGTCTGTCGGGCTTGAGCGCGTTCCACTCGTCCTCGTTACGGGTGTGTGGGACAAAGAACATGGCCGGGTCATGGTACAGGACCGTTGGCTCAGTGATGAAATCGATGTTCTTCATCCGGTTAAGGAATTTGAAAAATGGGTTTGTTGGGTCCGCGTGGTAGTCATGGTTGCCCATCAGAACGATAACGCGGACCCGTGCCGCCACCTTGTGCAAACCGTCGATGATGCGGTTTACCAGATTCGACGAATGCTTATCCTTCTGGTCCGTCACGTCCCCTAGCAGGATACACAAAGAACAGTTGTGTTTTTCAATCTGTTCAACAGCAAAGTCAAATATGCCGAACCGATAAGCATCTTTCGGCTTATCGGTAAGGTGGAGGTCAGTTATTACCAACGTAGTCATTTCACAAGAACCTTCCCGGTGACGTGAGACCAACCTTTTCCAGTTTTAATCCTATGCACTACATCAAGTTTCACGTCGAAGCGTTCCATTATTTGGTGGTAGGTTCCTTTTGCCTTGAAGATTTCAAGGACTTTTTCTTCAGTTATTGTTGCCCTTCCGTTCTTCACTCCTTTGTTAGCTTTTTTAAAGGGGTCCCCGGCAGTGCCGTTGACACCCTGCTCGGTGATGTTTTCCTCGCAGGTCTTGCATTCGACGTTTTCAGGATGATACGGGCCTTTGTCTCCTTTTCGGGCCATTACAAATTGCCCCTTTTGACGTCCTCGTAATTTTAACCAATCAGGGCCAAGCTGTTCTTTCCACCAACCGACCCATGTTTCAAAAGTGAATCCCCAATCTATGTCACGTTTAGCAGCAGATTTACGTTGTGCGTTATATCGTTCCTTGGCAGTCCTAAGCGTCTCAGGTGTTAACCCAAGGCGCTTAGCTTGGTCTTTTGATGAAGACCAAAAAAGAGTTGTCATAGCCAGCCTTCACGCCTAGCGTGGTTCGTGATTATGGAAGCAAGTTGTCCATCAATACCGAACCGCTTGAAGCAGACGTTGAGGGACTTCCTGAAATCAGGATTGTCCTGTCGCTCAGACGCAGCCTTCCAGTCATGGACCATTTCGATCAGGTCGTGAAGGTCCATCGCGTTAACGCCATCTTTGTAATGTTCCGGGTGATGGCTGTTGTGCGCGTAGTGGTGTTCCAGCGCAGGCTTGAGCCGCGCCAGCGACTCATTGTACTCAGGGGAACCAAACGTCAGGTTCTTGAGGAGCGGCGTTTCACGGTCGAAATGTTCCTTCTCCTCAGGCGACAACTTTGAGTCGTCGTGCCGTTGGCCGCGCCGGATCATTTCCATGGCGAAGTCACCAAGGAGGTGTTGAACCCTCCGTATGTGCTTCAGGGTGTCGGCTGTACTGTCGTATTCCACTGTTCTCTTCCTTGCTGCTACCTACTTAAAAAGAAGGGGCTCTGTGTGGCCCCATCTTAGTTACGGAGGTATGAAGGGGCGAAGATTATCGAAGGGGGTGTGGCGTGCCTCAAACTCCCTCACCGCTAGCAAGCGCGGGAATTTGATTGCGCCACGGGTTGCCCCTGCCAAAATGGCTAGTGAGGCGAGCAGGGGCCAGAAAAGAAACATCAGCGGTCGTCGCCAGAACCACGTAGGACGCCCCGCTCAGCGCGACTGCTCAACTTGAGTATGTTCGCCTCAGCAATTTCGCCAAGGGTTGTCCCAAGCTCGGTGGCAAGCTGAGAAAGGTACCAAAGGACGTCACCGGCTTCGGCTAGCAGCTTGGCTTTGCGTTCAGGCGTTAGGCTCACACTTGAAGCTGCCGGTACCCCATTGTGATATTCATATTGTTGGGAAAGCAAGCCGTCATCACGCACAGCCTTACCAACGTTCTCGGCAACTTCCCCCGCTTCACCGTTAAGCTTCAGCGCGATGTATGTGAGGCCGATTGACGTTCCCTTGCCGGGGTAAATAGCAGTCTTGCTAGCGAGGTTTTGGTACCCGTCAAGAGTCAAGAGTGAACTCATGTCCTAGACATGCTCCCTGTAACGTGTTTCCAGATTCGTTTGTTCCATATATGTGAAACGGTGGACCGGCTGACGCCGTATTTCTTAGCAACTTTCCAAGCTGGCGGGTCCTCCTTAAAAATTTTCACTACTAGTTTTCTATTCAAGATAGCAGAAGGGTTTTTCTCACCAATTGGCTTATAACTCCTGCCTTTCTTAACCATGTCTTCCATGTTGTCATGTTGGGTACCAAGAAACAAATGCCCTAGTTTTACACACCTCCTGTTGTCGCATCTATGAAGCACCCGTTTGTCTTTGGGAATTTTACCTTTCCTCAATAGCCAATGTACCCGGTGAGCATATCGGTTCTTTCCCTTGTAATTAAAACGCCCATAACCGCCTATGCCTATTGCCCCTATCCAGACATCACAGTCATCCTCGTTCTCACCAAGAACGACTTTGTCGTAAAACCGCTCTAGGATTGATTGAGAACTCATAGTTTTACCCTGTTCCTTTTTAGCACCTTAGGATCAATTTTAAGGAAGTCCTCAAACAATAACATGTTGAGGTTAAAGTCGTAGAAGGTCGCCTTCACCTGTTCTAGACGAAAAGCGTTGACGCCCTCATCATTCAAGCAAACGACTGATGGGAAGTGGTTTTGCTTGGCAATAAGCATTGGCAACTTGTCGTGAGTGGAAGCATCTTCACAAGCTCGCTTCCAAAACGTGACAAGGTTGCCATTCCCTTTGATCAGGGAATCATAATTCAGGTTCTTATAAAATTTTGCTTCGATCATAAAAAGCTCGGTGAACTTGTGACCGAGCTTGTGAATGCTGGAAATGTCCCCCACCTGAGCGCTGAGCTTGACCCCCTTCTTCATAGCCACAGTGCTACGCCCACCCGACATAGAACTCCTCCACAGGAGGTCCTGACGTGTGCCCTCACTAAGCCATAAGGATAATTCCTTACACAAGAAACGTTCAAAAGAACTTCCTTTATTTTTCCCGCCACCTTTTCTCATTTGACGTGTCTCCAGCTAACACCATTAAGAATGGACCTTATTGTCCCCCTGCTAACTTCAAACATAGAAGCTAATTTTTCCTGTGTAACCCCTCGTTTCCTTAATTTACGAATTTTTCTTACTTTTTTGGGGTTCAATTTTGATAAGGGTTGATCCACACCCCTCATGTAAGGGGGGAGTTTATAATTTCCATTCCTCACGCAATCAATGTGATTGTGTAATTGAGTTCCCCATTTAAGATTGAACTCTGTGTTATTTGTTCGATCATCGTCGGCGTGCAGGACATAAGGATAGTTATTTGGGTTGGGTATAAAATGCTTCGCTACAAGCCGATGCACTTGTATTTTCTTGCCAACGTTATTCTTGTACAACGTAACGTAGAAATATCGAGTGTTTGTTCCGGGTCCGCCAGATTGTTTTTTAACTTCATCCGTGCCTTTTACACGGACATTCCCAAGGTTTGAGATTTCATAATTCTCAAATCCTTCGATAGTTTTCCAAACTTCCAGGCGGACCCTTTTACGCATATCAACCTTCTACAAAATGAAACGGCCCACGCACACCAGCACTACGCCGCTCAGAAGCCTCAAGTGCAAGCCTAAGGCGTTCAATGGGCTTCTTACCGGTGCTTGAGTACAAGGAACCGAGCGCGATGTCTTCACCACAGCCGACCGCATCGTAGCAATCAACCGACTCACCCACCTGATAATCGGAGCCGATTCGAAACAGCCTGCCCTCATACCCAACAAGGAATGTGCCGCCGTATTCAACTTCGTTTGACTTTTCTGCATAACCACCGTTCTTGAGGCAGTTACGCACGGCGTTGATGAAATCAACCACCATGTATTTTTCGATGTCAGTATCAGGGTGACGTTTAGGCGGCGAAAATGCGTGGTGCAAAAGCTGGCCCATGCGGAACGAGCTAGTGAACCCCATGACAAAAGGCCCGTTGCGGAACACCTTTTTGTCGGCCCTCACCGCAAGGGACAAGTTTGAGACAGCGACCCCGGCGCTGTCTCCACCAATGTACACCTTACCATTCTCGGCAATTCCGACGATGCACGTCATACCTTGAAGATCCTGCTCTTGCCTACCAGCTGACCGCTGTTGTGTGGCACGTGCATCGCACGGTCATCCCAAATCTCAATGCACTGGAAGTCCTTCACGCACGTGACGTTGAGGCGCGGCAGAGCACACTTCTCTTGAAGCCAGTCCTGAATTGCCTCGATGACTTCCAGCTTGTCAATTTCACCGACGCTTGAAACGCGCGCTGTGAAGATACGAACTTCATAACCCATGTCGAGGACCTTCCTGATCTGCTCAACCATGGGCATGATAGGCTCACCGAAGTGAAACGGCCCGCGCCACTTGTCGTAATGAGACAAGGTCCCGTCGAAGTCGACACCGATCCATCCGCTTTTCTTATACATCAAGAATACTTCCCTCTTGGCGGCAAAAAGCCGGTTTCAATCTCACGCCAAACTTGTTTAACAGTGGCGTTCAACCGCTTGACTAGGCGACGGCGCTCCTTGCCATCCATATTACGGATACTCTCGGCAAGCTTCTTGCAATCACCCTTTGAATTGGCTGAGCCAATGTCAGCGTCTTTCAGACGCCCCACGTTGTACAGCCAATTGATGCTGGCACCAATGTCGTCGACACCGTAGCCGAACAAGAAATCAAACTCAGCCTCACGGAAAGGAACGCTGACCTTGTTCTTTTTGCATTTCGACTTGATGCTGATACCGTAAGGCCGCTCGACCTTCTTGACGGTCTTTTTCAGCGTGCCCGTAGGGGCAAGCCAAATTATCTGTGAGGCGTAGAAGTCCAACGCCTTACCACCGGACCGCCGGTACTTTTCACCAAACATGGCGTTGATGTTCTCACGCACCTGAGATACGATGATGAGAAGCACCTTTGACTTTTCAATCCGCTTGTTAAGCTTGCGGAACATAATGCCGATCTTTTTCTGTTTGACCATATTGTATGAGCCATCAGAAATGTCAGCCTTCATTTCTGCCTCATCAGACAATGAGTCGAACGAGTCGAGCACATAAATGCCCGGAACATTGTCCGACATACACTTGTCGATGAATGCACGGAAGTCCTTCTCGAACTTCTCAACAGTGTCAATAGGCTCCTCTTGGTTGCCGAAATCAACCTCATCAACCGGCAAGCCCATGGCCGCTGCATAGTCAACGTCGTAAGCGCCCTCGGTCTCACGATAGGCGGCGTACCCTTGAGGGTAGGCCATTTTGAAATTGATGAGGGCTTCGGTTGACAAGCCGGTTTTGGCGGTGCTTTTGTCGCCCACCAAGTTGACCATGCGGCCCAACACGTAGCCGCCCCCAATAGAGCAGTCAAGAACCGTACAGCCCGATGAAACAAACTGTAGATTCGTCTTTTCACTAACGAAGTACGAGTTGGCGCGGTTATCAGCAGAGGACTTTTCCTCAACAGCCGCCACCTTCTCATTCTTCAGCTTGATTCGTCGCTTTGCCATGAGCCAAAACCTTTCGCCGCAAGCTTGATTGAGTGTTCCCTCATCTCCCGTTGCCAACGCGGGTTACCCGGCTCAGGGATTTCATCATCAAGGATTTCTTTGAGGGGCCGGGTATCGAGCCGGATGGGGTCTACCCACCCGGCCTCGACCACGTGGCGCTTTCAGTCGCGCCTACGGTTCTTTGAGTTCTTTTTCAGGCGATCGCGGATGCTGTCAACGCGGGACTTGCCTTTGGACTTTTTGGCAGGACGATCATCTTCATCATCTTCATCATCTTCATCATCTTCATCATCCTCATCGTCCTCATCGTCATCATCAGCGTCGTCGTCATCCTCATCATCTTCATCGTCATCATCATCGTCCTCATCGTCATCGTCGTCATCGTCACGACGGGACTTGGACTTGGCCTTGACCTTTGATTTACCCTTGGACTTGCGGGAGGGACGCTCATCCTCATCATCGTCCTCATCCTCATCATCCGCGTCATCATCGTCATCTTCATCTTCATCCTCGTCATCATCATAACGAGATTTGGACTTCGACTTGGACTTTGACTTGCGGCGATCGTCCTCATCATCATCGTCATCATCATCGTCATCGCGGCTCTTGCTTGCAGGCTTGCCCTTCTTGCCCTTTGACTTCTTGCTGCGACGATAATCCTCATCGTCATCATCCTCATCGTCATCTTCAACGCGGGCTTGACCGCCGAAGACGGACGCAATGTGATCGTAATCGTAGTACTGGAGGATGTCAGTGATCGGGTTATCACTTATGAACGTGAGCCACTCGTCCATAAGCTCCTCATCCTCACTGAGCGGTGACGACTTGAGCACACGGATTTTGGCGGCTGGATATTGTGTATTGCGGCCCGTACCTTCCTTGAAGAACCGAAGGTCGCAACCATTCTCCGGGTCGTCGATCAGCTTGACTGAGTTGTCCTCTTCGTCAAAGCAAAGATTGGCAACGTCACGATCAAACGTAATAGGCATGGCCCAAAACTGGACACCTGCATCCTCATCAAGCCGGTCAATGAGGTAGACACCAGAACGCTTCTTGGCCTCAAGAGCCTTGTACAGCTTTTCGTCGTTCTCGCGCTTGGCTTCCATGTACGCTTCGTACAACGGGTCCGGCTCACCTTTCATGTGATGAAGCGAAAGGTAGGAAGCGTTGTCAGCACCAATGCCGTAGTTGACAAGCAGGGGATATGCATAGTGCCGCGCGTCATCCCACGTCGGCGGTAGGATGCGGATGATGTTCTTGCCGTCACGGGGCTTGTAAAGCTTCACCCCTTCCTTGACGATGGAGTCGTACGACTTGTTGCGTTGGTTTGCGGCCGCACGCACATCCTCCTTCGAACGCCGCTGATACTTGAAACGGCCCTTTTTCTTTTCCTTATCGCGCTTTGCCACGTGCTTTCTCCTGCTTGGCTTGTTCGATGAGCCCGATGATGAATTCCTTACGGGCGTTAAAATAGGCGCTGAATATCAAACGGGAAGCGACGTAAACCGTCGCCAGTACCGCTGACGCGCCCAAGGCAGCATGAAAGGCATCCCACATGATTAACCCCTCACCCGCTTGCTCTTCTTACCTACCTGCCTTCTTGCCTCAGCCATCCTATCAAGTTTCTTTTGGTGTTGAAACTCCTTGGTGTTCTTGTCGCCTTCAATAGACGACTTTTCATAATAATTCGCAATGGCAAGGGCAGCGAGGTCCCTGAGCATATACGAACGTTGGCTGAAAGCCTCCTTGAGAGCGCCAAGGAGATCAGCATCGGTGCGCGCTTTCATGTGCGCATCGACAGCTGCTTGATGTTGAGGGTCCGCCGCCACGGCGGCACTGACCGCCGCATCGGTAGCACGTGCGCCAGTCTTTTCAATCTTGCGCCGATGTGCACCGGCCAAGTCAGCATCAACACGGCTGACCTCTTCCTTGCACCAATCACGGTGTGCAATGGCGTTGACGTGAGCTTCGCTGATCTTGAAGAACAGTTGAGGTTGCTCAACAATCTCATTATCAAGAGAGTGTTTGTCAATCTTCAAGAAGTCACGCAGCTCGTCAACCAAGCTGGTTGTGTCACTCGTTCTCACTTTATCTTTTTTCTTCATGAACAAAGCCCCTTTCAGCCTATCTATACGTCTGAAGGCTTTAGGGGAACGGGCATGTCATCCAGCCTCACTTCCTGAGGGGCAAGCACTAGCGCCATGCCGTGCATATTGATAGCACCTTCTTCCATGAAACAGTGACCGTATCCGGCCTCCTCAAGCAGCTGCTTGACCTCATTATAAGTGGATTCCGATACGTTCAATTCAACGTATGTATAAGTCATGTGGGTAAATGCCCCCGCTTCCGAAAACTAGAATGTAAACAAGCGAGCACACAAGCACCGCCAGTGTGCACGCTAAACATATGGGGAATGTGTACCTCACGCCCCCATGTCCAATGCTTCACCCACTGACAGAAGTAGTGGGGCAAACTTCTCACCAGTGTGGTAGGGACGAGAGAAGCAATCAAGGATTGCCATCAGCCGACCAGCTTCCTTGTCACTCTTGGTATTCATGATGACGGAAGCAAAATAGTTACAAAGGACTATGCGAATGCTTTCAGCTTCCATGTCCTTCAGGTCATTTAGAATGCGAAGCGCCTCACCCCAGCTACGCCCCTTTTTGCCGATCAGGAACCGGGCAAGGTCAACCACTTCCTTTGTCTCACCAGCTTGTGCCGTTGCCTTACGGGCCTCACTGGCGGTTTCGCAGTATTGGCAACTTTCAAGGTAGACCAGCGCTTGACGCGCACTGCCGCCCGCCGCCTCAGCTACTACCTCAAGCACCTCCTCAGGCACGTCAAGCTTTTCAGCTTCACACACCTGCTGAAGGAGGGCCGTGATTTCCTCTTCTGGGATCGGCTTAAGCTCGATCTTCTGGCAGCGGGTAAGAATCGTTTTGGGAATTTTGGCGACGTTGGTGGTGCACAGCATGTAGTAAACGTGTGCCGGTGGTTCCTCGATCTCCTTCAGCAAGGAGTCCCACGCCTGCCCCGACAAACGGTGCGCCTCATCAAGGATGAATACCTTGTTGGGGTTTTCACCTATGGCCCGGTAACGCGCCTTTTCAATGATTGTTCGCATGGCGTCCACACCAGTGTAGACCGCCGCTGGGATCTCTTCAATGTTTGCCGCCGTAGCTTTGCCATCGCAGAACTCATTGGCCAAGATGCGGGCAAGGGTGGTTTTGCCCGTACCGGCTGGACCCACAAACAGAAAAACACGTGCCCTGTTAGCCTTGACGATCTTCTTCAGGCTTTTGACAACGTCCTTGTGGCCAATAACTTCCTTGAAAGTCTTAGGCCTGTATTTCGTATGTAGCGATGACAATGTAAATCTCCTTACAGTCGTACGCGCTTGCGCTTCTTGTTGACCTTTTTATCTATACGTCCGCTCTTCCTGCTTGGCACGGCGTCGGCAAGCTCAGCAACAGCTTGTACCACTTCCGTAACCGATTTAGTTTTGCCGGACAAAGGGGCACCCTTCGGGCGCACGTTATCGAGCGAGATCATCTTACCTTTGTTGATCTTTGCACGGTCCTCTTCTGAGACCCTGTAATAGTCAACGGTGCCTTTGCTGCGAACCCACACAGCGTTAGCACAATCGTAGCGCTCACCATTGCACGGAAAGATGTAAACCTTATCACAGAAGGAGCACACAGTTCCTTGCACCGCCACCTGACCTAAGTTAGGCGCTTTCTTATTTTTGTGTTGAGATGTGTCTTTCATGATTCTTTCCGTACAGGTCCGTCGTCCAGAACTTGCCAATCTCTTCTTGATCAGACCAATTTGGTCCAATGGATACTTCAACGCTCATGGGCACATTAATGAACTCATAAGGGAGTGCCAGCATTTCCTCAACAATAATTGATATTGCATCATCTAACACACTCCCCTTATCAGGAACAAAGAAGGTAAGGTCGTCGTGAATATTCAAGCGTGGGTGAAGATACATTACGTCGCTTTCTAGTGCCCTTATAGATAGACGATTCATGGCTTCAACCACAATATCAGACGCAGTGCTTTGAATTGGATGATTAATTGCCTCGTTCTTAGTCATGGGGTAACGGCGGCGTCGCCCAAACAAATTCTCAACATATCCGTTTTCATAGTAATCCTTCATCAGCTTGCGTTGCCACTTGTCCAAGCCGGTGAAGGTTGCCCAAAATTCCTCAAAGACCTCTTTGGCGACCCGGTCAGGCATGCTGAGGTAGCCAGCAACCGACTCCTGAGTTGCACCAAAGATTACGGGGAACACCATCTTGTTTTTGACAAGGCCGCGAGCCTTTTTCATCTTGTCCTTGTCTTTGATGTTTTTCTTGCCACCTACAAGCTCAGGCCAGATGCGGGCAATCTTGGTGGCCCATTCCATGTGGACGTCATAGCCTTTCCAAGTGGCATCAATCATGGCCTTATCCTTGGAACATATACAGCCCAAGCACCATTCCAGCTGGCCATAGTCAACGGAGACAATCACGTGGCCCTTTGGTGGGACCACCTGCTCACGCACCTCCTTATCCTCACGTTTGGGGAAGTTCTGTAGGTTTGGACCATCAGAACTTAACCGGCCTGACGTGGTGAATGTCGTGTTGTAGGAAGTGTGAAGCTTCCCATCGTCATAAATGATGCTGCCAGTACCAGCAGTAAACTCGTCCACATACGTTGACTTTAGCTTCTGCCTATTGCGAAGCTTGATAATGGCCGGTGCAAGCGGGTGATCAATTTGGCTTAGCGTTCCCTTGTCAACTGATATGCGCTCAGGGTCACCAGCACGTTTACCGGGTACGCGTATTTCCTTGCGCTTCAGGTAGTCCCTAAATACCCCTACAACGTCATCAACTGAATGAGGGTTGAAACCGCCTTTGTCGGCGGCGTACTTCTTAACAACCTTCATTTCCTTTATTTCAGCTTCAATGGTGGCGACTTCATTGGCCAGCTTGTCAGACCAACGCTTATTGGCCCCTTGGTCAACGTCGACGCCAAAGTGCTGCATGAGGGCAACTGTCGCCTGCCTTGGCTTACTGAAATGAAAGGTCTTCAGCAAACCCTCTTCCTTCAACAACGTTTCTTGCCGCTCATGCAGAAGGTATGTGAACTTCGTATCACACCCGTTATAGACCAAGCATTCCTCAAGGTCTGTTTTGCGCATGTCCTTCTTATTCAGCTTAAACATGCTCTTGAGGGGCAACCCGAAGTGTTGCTTGACCAAGAAATCAAGTGACTGGTACGTTGGTCGGTTATCCTCTTCCTTGCCGGGTCCCTTACGTTCATCCAGCAAGTGCGCCTGCATCATGGTGTCTTCCCACGACTTGTGGTCAACCCACTCAATACCAAACTGCGCAATCAACCATTCCAATTCAAACGGTGCGTTGTGAGCTATCTTAATGACGCGGTTGTCCGACAATAACTCAAGCAGACAATCAAGTATGATCTCTTTTTGCTTCTTCGTCCAAGCTGATTGAGGATGGTTCACTGCAAACGCGAACGTTTTCAACTTGGTGCCGCCGTCCCTCAGCTTTTGGCGGTATGTGATCGACGCTGAAAGCAGTTCTGAATCCCTTTTGTAGGGCCGCAGTGGGTAGGTCTCCAAGTCGATCGCTACCTTCCTGGACTTGATAGCGTGCTTGAACTCATCAAGAAGCTCATCAAAGCCGAGGAAGTTGCGTGGCCCGTATATTTGGACGTCCTCTTTTGCCTCAACTGATGAAATGATCAGCGGCTTGTCAGGCATCTTGAGGTATTGGAACGCACGCGTCATATCCATCCTGAACGCGTGGCCGTACCGGCTATTGAGGGGTTTGTCAGCCTGATAGGCTTGCTTACGCACGAAGGTCGGGTCAAAGGTTGGAAAGAACCAGCACTTGTGAGAACCAATTTGGACCGCAAACAAACGGCCCCTTAGGCCTATTTGATCAGCACTGCCTAGCACCCACTGTAGGGCGGCTGGACCAAGCCCGATAATGAGCTTAGGGGCGGCTCGCTCAATTGCCTTGGTCACATGCCCCCGGCAGCATTCAATTTCATGCCATGACGGACTGTCCTTGGGCCTATGTTGCACCGTGAAGCCCACGGCGCAACGCTTGCGGTACTTGGCTGGGATCAGCTCCTTTAGAAGCTGACCATCCTCACCAGCCCACGGCTTGATGATGTCGTCCTTAGCAGCCCCCGGCTTTTCACCAAGGATAAAAACATCTGCCCTGTCAGGTATGTAAGGGTGGAGGCGCTCACCCTTATCAGCGAGAGGGCATGCCTTACAGCCTAGCCGGGTCAAGGTACCGGCTGACTGCTTGGTTTTAGCCGTGACTTGACGCGGCCCAGCATTGGCCTTTTTCTTAGCCCGTGGCTCGCGTTGGTTCGTGGCAAAAAAGAAACCCATCTCGCTTCCCTGTATGTTTATGCTTTTGCCTGTTCCGGCAAGCGCCCCAATGCATCAAGTGCTTTGAATACGGACCGGACTTCAGAAGCGTAAATTTGCGCCCGATCACGGAACCGCTTCATCGCCCTGTCCTTGTCCTTGTACTTCTTGACCAATTCCTTCAAGTAGCCATCGGCCCATCCATCTTCTTTACGATTCAACATCGACCTGAAAACGTCGACAGATGTCTCGTACAGAAATTCGGGGTTAAACTCGGCAACACGCCCGTTGCCATTTTTCTCCTTTTGCTTCTTTGATTTTGAGGAAACTTTCTTTAGGTCATCAAGGGACTTGAGCACTTCATGGACCAACGTTTCGTAAATCATTGCGTTGCGCTCCATGCGCGCCTTGGCTTCCCCTTCATTGCCGTATTGATCAATGTACTTTTTCATTAGACGGTCGGCATCACCGCTATGTGAAGCATCGAGCTGATCCCGGTAAGTGAGTAAGCACGCTTCCGTGATGAACTCAGTTCCTTCCTTCTTTTTCTTCATTACGTAGCTCCTTTCTGATCTTCATAAGAAGTTTACCAAGGTGATTTTCACCCCGGCCATTGCAAACACCCCAATAGGTGTCGCCCCACCAATTGCCTTCCACAAGCTCTTCATTGCCCGTGTCCAGCAAAGCTTGCCTCAGTTGCCCCTTACGGAACTTCTGTCGCAATAGAGATTCCATGACTTCTAAACGCATGGAGTCCCACCATGGTCGCAGCTTCAGCTTACGCCCAAGCTTCTTGGCATTGCCTGCCGTTTCAGCTTCACGAATACGCTTACGCTCACCCCGTTTCAGTGTCTTAGCTGCTTGGTAAGCGTGTTCCACGGTGGGATAAACTTCCCCGTCCAGCTTAACACTGGACGGGTAGAAGTTGCTAAGGAACCTATAACGGCCCTCAAACTTATCAATCATGTTCTACTCGTTGTAGTTCGCAATGAGTAGGAAAAAGTCCTCGCCAGACCGGTAAACGGTACAAGCTTCAAAGAGTGCGAACTCATCACAAATGCCAATGGCGCGGCTCACCAGCTTAGCACTCACGCTAGCCTCAACCGGCTTATGAGATTCGTCGATTTTCAAGGTGTCGTTTGCCACACCAAGATGTGTCTCAGTCTTGACCTTCAGTTTGCCCTTCTCAATGCTGAGGACGGTGGGCTTGCTCTCAGGGTCAGCAAGAACGCGGGCACGGTTGAGGGCTGACTCTAAAGTGTCAGGCACCGATACAAAGTTGGGCGTTGATTTGAGAACCTTGCTGATTTGCTTCTCAAAATCCAAAGGCTCAGGGTTCTCAATGATACGACCAAAGATCTTGTAGTTGTCCAGCTCGGCCAGAACCCACTCTTGGTTGACGTAAAGCTGACCGGCCCGGTTGCCGGTCTTATCGCTGATATTCAGCAACGCCTTACAGAACTCGTTGGGTATGGTGAATTGCGCCGACTTGGAGCTGCTTTCCTCAAGCTGGTAGCGCGACAAAGCGTCACCGTCACACGAATAGAAATATGAGGTCTTGCCGCCTTTGATAGTGACACCCATCAGCGCTGGCATGGTTGCGTCGTTGGACGACGTAACAAGGCAAAGCTCAAGGCCGTGAAGCATATGCTCATCAATTGAGAGCATGATGTCCCACTTCTCATCCTCCGGTTCCTCAAACAGGAACTCACTCTTGCCCATGTAGGGCAGTTTCATCTTACTCTTGCCAGCCGTCATGAGGAGCTGGTCGTCAACGAGCTGGAACTCAACCTCAGTGACAGACGAGGTTTTCAGAAGGTCAAGCATCGTTTTGCCGTTTACGGCAAAGGTTTCACCAACTGCACAGGTGGCCACGATCCCAAGCCTGTCCTTGTATGCATAGACGACATTATCGTCAAAGCAGAAGTTGGTAAAGATCGGGACAAGGCCGTCATCAGCAAGGGCGGGCTTGACCAATTCAAGCGTTTCTATCAACTGCTTCCTGTTCATCTAGGCGAACCCTTTTTCTCCTGTTAATTTGTTTCCAAGCCTTGATTGCTTCGTTTAGGCTCGGGTATTCCTGTTTGCCAATGAAGAACCTGTACGTGCGTTCATTGGTAAACGGGTCTAGTGTCCAGACGAATCGCAAACCGGGGTACTCAGTAGCTTCCTGGATGTGGCAATGAACCCACTGCCGGATCATGCTGTAGCTGATATGGTACCAGCCCAACGCAGGAACAAGTTCCTCATCGGTTTGCTCTGACATTACGGTGTCCTGAACACCAGAAGGAACTCATGGCGACGCACAAGCTTCAAGCCTTTCCAAGCGTTCTTGGCTCGCTTGGCAGCAGACCCAAAGTTGCGGCTGAGGACAACCTCATCCCAAAACAGGAAGCCAGCATCCTTGAAGTTCTCAACCGTGTCAGCCCTGAAGTCGATCATCTCACCGGTTTTCTTATCCCGGAAGTTGCCGACCACAATACACACGAAAGCCCCTGACTTCATCAAGGGCCGGTGCGCTTGTGCTGACATCCACATCGCCGCATTAAATGCAGCATACGTTGGAAAAGAACTCATGTCTTTTTCGTGGTCGCTGTAGACCTCAACGTCATAGTAAGGAGGGCAGGTCACGGCGATGTCGAAATCACCTACACCAAAATCCAAAGTTCTGGCGTCGTTAAGGTGGTAGTGAATGTTCGGGAGGTCAAGGTTGCTGAGAACCCTCAAGTTCTCATCGATCTGCTCCTGCCTCACGTCAACCCCGTGGTACTCAAGCCCCATGATGGAACTAGCAATCGCACGTGGTGGCCCACCAGCAAAGGCGTCAAGCAGCTTGCCATGGGTTGGTGCGTACCGTATCAGGATGTATTCCATCAACGGTATGGGGAACACTGAGTAGGTGCCGGTGTAAACACTGTCCTTGCGAAGTATGGACCGCTCACCCGTGTGACCGTCTTCCTCAGTCAGTCGCCGCCAATCAGTTACCCGACGCTTGATTATTTCATCCACGTTCCAAATAGACGTGGACGTTTTGAAATCCATCTTTGGGCGGACGTACCCATCACGCGGCTTGATAAGAAGAGTCTTTAGCTTGTGACGCTTGCGGCCGTCCGGCAACGTTTTTGTGATGAGCATCTACCCAACCCCTAGTTTACAGAACCGCTTTCGGGTTCATCATCGTCATCAGTGCTGAAGTCAGCAGCGTTGAAATCCAATGCTGTAGCACGGGCTTCGATGTACACGTCAGTACGTGTCACGTCTTCATGCTCAAGAACTATCTTGAAATGAGAAACATTCCCCATATTCATCATGGGGATAATAGAATGAACGTGATATTTATCAGGAACGATTTCCTTAATGGTTTCGTCATTAAGTTCCCGAATCTCAAAAACCCTATACCTCGGTTCCATTTCAACTCCTATTGCGTTCAATCAATTAGACGAAAGCGCTTTTTGGGTGCCGTGGCGCTGACATTGACAGAGCCAAGCTTCAAAGTTCTTGCCGCGTCACACTGGTCTGGATCAATATCAATGCCGATGATTTGGGTGAACCCCATTGGCTCAGCAAGGGCTGGTACGGTGCCGCGACCGCAAAAAGGGTCACATACCCTTGTGCCATGCCTCAACGCCGCCTGTAGTGCCACTGTCGCGGCCTGAATGCCCATGCCGTTAGGGTACAGCACCCCACCAGCTTCAAACACGTCAGGGGTTGCTTTACCGGCCTTAGCCTTGGAATCGCCAAACGCCAGTAGGTGGCTGTAGCCGGGGCGGCGTAGGTCAATCTTTCCCGGTGATCTACGCAACACGATTTTGTGCCAGATGAGTTGCGCATCGTTGGCCTCAGCAGCTTGCATAAGCATTTGTGCTTTGCTTATGCGCCTCCCATTCAGCAGCCGGTCCGTCTGATAGAAAATGGTCAAGTGACCTTCAGAGGTTGCCCTAAAGCATTGCGTGGCGGCTGACCGGAACCACTGCCGGTAATCACGCTCGTTCATCGAAACTTCTTCAAGTTCAGGTAAGCTTGTGATTATGGAGCCAAGCTCACGTTGGTTCTCATTCAACCAATCAACCGCATCACAGCACAGTATTTTTCGCTTGGCCTTCGTCATGACATCATCCTTGCTTCATAAGAAAGGAGTTAGATTCGTCGTTTCTCTAGCTACTTGCCTATAAAGCAAAAACGCCAGCCAGAATTATCTGACTGGCGTCTTCGTTGTCAAGGTACCCCGCCCCTTACTTGGCCTTCTTTTTGGCCTTCTTTGCAGGCTTGGGCTCCGGCTCAGGCTTGGCCTTCTTACCCTTCACCTTTTCCTTGCTCTTTTCGGAGCCCTTGTCCTTGGACTTCTTGGCGGGCTTTTCTTCAGCCTCATCCTCATCAGCCGAAGCCTTCTTGGCGAGCTTCTTTTTCTGCTTTGAGTCCAGTTCATCCTTGTGCGTCACCTTGATCAGGCCGTCGTACTTCTCGACAAGGTGGCCCTCAGCGGCGAGCTTCTGAATGATGTTGTATTGCGAGGTGCCAGTGGCCTTCTTGACCTCCTTCATAGAGGCGCCCTTCTCGAACATCTTTACAGCGTCCGAAACAGCGGTGCCCTCGACAAGGCCGTACTTGTCCTTCTTGGCAGCGGCGTACTCACGAGGGTTCTTGCCCTTCTTGCCACCACTCTTTTCGGCCTTGGCGGGCTTGGCCTTTTCCTTCTTGGACTTGGACTTGGCAGGCTTTTCATCCTCCTCATCCTCATCATCATCTTCATCATCGTCTTCATCAGCCGCCGCCTTACCCTTGGCAGCTTTGCCCTTGGCGGGCTTGGCCTCAGCCTTGGCCGGTTTGCCCTTACCCTTCTTGGCGGGCTTTACCGGCTCATCGTCCTCATCTTCATCCTCATCTTCATCCTCATCATCGGACTCGTCATCATCATCCGAGTCCTCATCATCATCCTCCTCATCGGAGTCTTCATCATCCTCATCATCATCATCTTCATCGTCATCATCCGACTCATCATCATCGTCAGAGTCGTCATCATCATCATCTTCATCGTCATCAGACTCGTCATCATCCGAGTCTTCATCATCCTCCTCATCATCATCTTCATCGTCATCTTCATCGTCATCATCGTCCTCATCCTCATCGGACTCATCGGCGTCATCATCCTCATCCTCATCATCATCATCGTCCTCATCGGACTCGAAGCCGGGGATGGTGTCCTTCTCTTTGATCGCGGAAAGGGCACTATTCACCCAATCAGCGGTCTCATCCTCAAGCTCCTCGAAGTCGTCATCGTCCAGCTTGTCAGCGGCACGCGCCAGCGAGGCAAGGTATTCCTGCTCGTCCTTGTAGGACGCCTTGGGTTTGAAACCACAAGCTTCAAAGAGTTCCGTCTCAATGTCTGAGAGGTTGTCAGTGTCGACCTTGAACTTTGCCATAATTTAACTTTCCTTTTATCCTGTAACCGGAACAGTCGGATTAGAACCGGCTACCTATCTATACGTCCGGGTTTCCAAGTCAAGCGGGAAGATTATTCTTGTTTGAGAAGTCCCTCCTCTAACTTGCTCATCAGGCATGATTTAGAATTGGCTAGGAAGCCAATAACTGCTTGATTTGCTGACGGAACGGGAAGTACTCAATACCAAGCAGCTTTGAAATGCGCTGGTCGAAATTGAGACGGGGTTCACCCCTCCGTGTGCGCTGAGGCTTGCGAAGCTCACTCAGCTTCTCATCATCGTTGATGAGGTCAAGGAACATGCGCAACTCAGGTGGGCCGTTGCGCAACAAGGCAAACACTGGTCCTTCATTCATGTCAGAACCTAAGTCACGAAAACTCTCAGGTTCCAACGGATCGAACGCTGTATTCTCATCAATGAGACCTAGCTTGCGCTCATATTCACGTGCCTTGTCAGTCAGCATGTTCCTCAAGGATGTCTTGTAGAGGGACATGAAATGTGGCGCATCAACTACACGAGGGTATGCATCGGCCACTTTCAAGAACACCAAATAGGCGTCTTGCATCAGGTCGTCGATGTCGTTGATATGTTCATAACGCCACTTATTCTTTTGAATATACTTGAAAGCCCAACCCTTTATCTCAGGTTCCCATTTAGGCTTCCACACATTGACAAGCCGCCTTGTCAGGCGGACACGTGTACGTGGCATGATTATCGCCCCTTTGTACCTACCTACCTACGGTCGTGGTACACCCGCTTTGAGACTTATGAAATTCTGTTTTGAGTCCCCGCAGGTTTTGTACCCCACAGTTGCCACTACAGCACACTTCAAATTTTGTTGCAAGAAAAAATTTAGATTATTACGAGCTGAAATACTTCCTGATGGCGTCCCTTATAAACACGCGCGCCTGTTTCTTTGTAAGAGCCCCCGGATCCTCAATGTTTTCAGGTAGAAAGCCCACTTCTACGTCTGTGTGTTGCAGCTTTTCTTTGGCTATGAATATGGCCTCAGTAGCTTCAGGGTCGTACAAAAGAACAGTCTTCTTGAACTTCTTGGCTACTTCTGCGATCATCATCGCTTGCAGGTCAGACATTGACGTGCCGAACGTACATGTTGCCTGCACGTGGATGCCATCGTCCCAAAAGTCATATCCATAGTAATCGAGCTTCAGAGCATCGAATGGTCCTTCCACGACAAAGAGCAGATCACCACCCTCGATAATGTTATCCCAATTCCACAACGTGTGGAATACGTTTACCAGACCGCCGTCTTCCTCAGACAATGCAAGGTACCTTGGCGCTTCAAAGGTTTTCCCAATGGCACGGGATGTCCACGACACCAGTTGATCATTCTGGTAAATGGGAATTATGATCCGGTCCTTCCAAGTTCCTACCATGGACGCACGTAAATTATACATCTTCACCAGCCTGCGGACATCGTTGAAATGGCGACGCTCAAGGTAGTCAAAGAAGCGCTTCGTTGTTCCTGTGCTCTTAATGCGCTTGAACTCAGGCCTAAACCTCAGTGTGTTCCTACTAAACTGTTTTTGCTTCCCGGTTGATTCCTCTTGCAGAAGCATATCAATAGCCTCATCAAGGGACTCAGGGTCAGCAGCGCTGTATTGGTCAGCGATAATGCGGGCCTGCCTAAAGGAACAACCCAGCAGTGCCTTTATCAGGTTGTGAGCTTTCTTGCCCTTGTGATTTGATCCTCGCCAGCACCCCCACGCTTCTATCTCAAGGGCTACACCCATATGGTGTGAGGGATCATCACCACAAAAGGGGCACGCGATATTCACGTTACCCCTTTTGACGTTTGGACCACGGGTTACATAGTCAATTCCGTGGTCAGTGAAGAAGGCTAACCAATCCATCAGGCACCGCCGTCCCATGGTTTAGGTTTTCTTTGCCTGAGGAAGGGACAGTAACCTTTAGCCGGGTCGTAGAGGTAGCAGTTCAGATAACATTCTACGTCAAAGCAGTCGTCATCGTAATCACTACACCTTGGTACGTTATTCCCCCCACTTTCAACATCAGACTTCTCATCGACCTTAGGCATTGCGACCTCCTATAGCAGCCAAACCCCCACAGATAGCCCTGCCGAGAACAGGACCCCGCAGACGATCATCACTATCACGATGATCAACCACTTCAGTGTTCGTAGTTCCCTTTCAGTAAACCACATTTGTCAGATCCCTAAATTACGACACTTCCATTCAGCTATTGAGCATTTTAACTCATCACCTTCTGAAAGGTGGTTAACCTTCTGCTCAGTGGTGTATGACAAGGTAGTTTTCGCTAACCAGTACTCACCCTCCCCTATCTTGAGTAGAACCGCGTCCTTGGTTTGATGGAGGAACACGGCATCAAAATCTCGGTATCGAAGTTTCATTTTAAGCCCCAAGTATTAGGTGGTCCCTTAGGACCCCCTATAAGAACATTACCCGCAATCGCTATGGCCGCAAGAAGTGCATTTGTTGCACCCTTCCTGACGTACCAGCGTTGGCGCTTCACAAGACGGGCAAATGTCGCCGATGACTTGCTCAATAGCGCTAGACGACGTAGCCGGGTCCACCACTGCTTCAGCAGTTGGGTGTTGAATGAGACCAATCTTTTCGAAGTGGCGCTCAATCACGTTGCCCAAGAAGGCGACAAAGCTCGGCAGGTATTGCCCTTTCAGGAACACACCACCCTTGGCAGAGTGCACCTGTCTAAGTTCTTCGAGTATGAAGGTAACGTCACCACCCCGCCTGAAGATGGCAGACAACATCCTTGTCATGGCAACAATGAATTCCTGATGTTGCACTGACTTGGAGTTGATGAAGATCTCGAAGGGGACGCGCTTGCCGTCGATTATGGCATCGTTCATAGTAACGTAGAACGCCTGCTCAATACCGGGGTAACGCACCTTGTAGGTTGTGCCCTCAAGCTCTTCAGGCCTGTCGGGCACGACAGGGCTAGTCACGACCGGGCGCGTCTGGTCCTGCCCATCAACGCTGAGCACCGCGCCACGCACGCCCGACGGCCGGTATGTCGTGCACCCTTTGCAGCCCCAATCATAGGCCTTAAGGTACACGTCACCAAAGTCCTCAAACGTCATGTCAACGGGACAGTTGATAGTCTTGGAAATAGACGCATCAATGAACGTTTGACACACCGCCTGCATCTTCAAGTGATCTTCGACGGGCAACTCAAGGGCCGACACCATGTAGTCAGGAAGGTCATCGCCTTCATTCCACTCGGTGACCTCCTTGAAGAGCAGGAAGCCGTAGTCATAGACATCACCGAACTCACGGTAGCTACCGTCCGCCTCACGCACCTTACGCCTGTACTTCCAAGCAAAGGTTGGTTCCAAACCTGAGGACACGTTACCGTAATACATGGACGTTGTTCCGGTAGGTGCAATTGTGAGGATCACACCATTGCGGATACCGTGTTTGGCAATGCCGTTGCGAATGCTTTGCGGCAAACGCTTAATGAACTCACCCTTGAGGTACTTGTCCTTGTCAAACGCCGGGAACGCCCCACGCTCTCTTGCAAGCTCGATTGAAGCTGTGTAAGCCGCATCACGAATGTACCGCATCAAAGCTGCGACGAAGTCCAGTGACTCCTGAGACCCGTATCTAAGCTTCAGCATTTGCAAGCAATTGCCGAGGCCGGTGATCCCAAGCCCGGTGCGACGCTTCAAGTGAGCTTCCTCTTCTTGGTTCTTTGTGGGGTAGAGGCTCACATCAAGAACGTTGTCAAGGAAACGCACACCAACCGCTACGGCTTCACCCAGTCGCTTCCAATTGAACTCAGGATGCTTGCCGAACGGATCAAGGACCAGCCGGGCAAGGTTGATGGCACCGAGGTTACAGTCACCATCAGGCGGCAGCGGTTGCTCACCACATGGATTCGTCGCGTGAATATGCTCGCAGTACCAAAGGTTATTCGTCTTGTTGACGCGGTCGATAAAGATCACACCCGGTTCCGCGTACTCGTAGGTAGACTTGAGAATCAGATCCCACAACTCACGGGCAGGCATCGTGTTATAGACGTAGTACGTCTTTTCGACCCCGTACGGGTCTTTGGCAACGAACTCACGAACGTGTTTGCCATCGGCGCGCGGTACATCAAAGTAGAATTCCCACACACCATCTTCCTTGAGGCACGTCATGAAATCGTCTGACACAAGGACGCTGACGTTGAAGTTCTCAAGCTTACCCTTCTGATGCTTGGCCGTGATGAACTTAACGACGTCGGGGTGATTGATATGCATCACGCCCATCATTGCACCGCGACGTGAGCCTGAGGACTTCACGGTAACGCACATGGCGTCCCACATATCCATGAAATACAACGGGCCGGTTGCCACTGAGTTTGTCCGCTTTACCACGGCACCTTCAGGGCGCAAGGTTGAAAAGTCCATTCCAATGCCGCCACCCATCTGCTGAGTGAGCGCACCAACCTTGAGGGCATCCATGATACCCTTAGATGTTTTAGGGGAGCCGGGTATTGTGTCCATGGAATCCTGAATGTCAGGAGACACATAGCAGTTGATCAGCGTAACGCGGTTTTCAGTGCCAGCACCCGCATGAATGCGCCCAGCGGGGCACCAGACCATGTCCATCATTAGCGCCAGCGCCTTAGGCGCTTCAGTGTCAGCCTTGGGGTCACGAGCATAGACGCCCCGGACAACGCGCTCATGGCTATCAGCAATACTGTGTTCGGTACTGCTACCATCAGGCTTTTTATGACGGTACTTCTCGTGCCACGTCCAATCACTTATGGCTTGGACCGGTATTTCCTTATTGGCAAGAAGATTGACCGCTGTTTGCCGCAAGTTGCTTTGCATTTGGTTCTCTCTCACTGTGGTTCTAGGTCTAGGTCACGTACCTTCCTACCTTACTTGAATATGAAGCCGCCACTCCGTAGCGCTTCACGAACTGCTGGCCATCTGATTTCAATGCCAGCAACGTTCGCATTTATCGTCGGTTGGCCCGTTTCGGGGTCCATTCCGACATTAATCAACAAAGAGTGATACCGGTCAATAGATGCCCTGTAACGCAACCCATCCTCCGCTGAGCCAAGAACGACTGAGGTAAGCGTGATGCCTTGCTCGGCGAATACGACACTCAACTGCATCAAAGCGTTACCGAGCCTATTCATGTACTCGGCGCGTGCCTCTTCACTCTGTAGTGAATTGTTGATCATATAAGCTTCCCTACCTTAAGTTTCCCGTCAACGACGGATCTCATCAAATCCATACCCTCATCGTTCATGCGTTTCATGTCTTCATCAACAGTACCTTCCATCAAAAGATCGATGAAGAACACTCGCTTGGTTTGACCGGGACGCCAAGCGCGACGCTCTGATTGATCACGGTCAAGTGAACTTCGGGGCTGCTCATAGTAGACAACGTAATTGGCAACCTGAAGGTTTTGGGAACTGCTGCCGGACTGAATATTGATCACCAGCACCCGACACTTTGGGTCCTTCTTAAACCTACGGATTTCCTTGATGTTGTTCTTTCCACCGCCCCAAACCCGTGCATGCGGCACTTTAAGCTTAGTGAGGTGGTTGCTTATCAACTTGTTAGAATGCCTGAAGTCATGAAAGATAATCATCTTGGAGTCATCAGGCATCGAGTCAAGGATTTCCTCAATTGCATCCAACTTGGGGTTGGTTGGGAACTCAACCTCAACCTTTGAAGAATCGTCGCCCTTCAAGGTCATGAACCCTGAGGCCAGCTGACGAAGCTTCATATACTTAGATTCTACCTCACGGTATTTGGTTTTGCCGAACGACAAATCACCAAGGGCTTCCACAATCTTGTTGTAGTAGCCGATGACTCCTTCTGGCGGCTTAACCTTCTTGACGATGAAGGTCCGCTCCGGCATGTCGTGACACTCATCAATCCGGTACCTGATGGAACGGTGCTTGATGATCTCATGCAGCGTCGGAAGCATACTCTTCTTGAACTTATATTTGACGCCGCCCCAAAAACCATCTTGCTCAGAAAAGAACACACTACGGAAAAACCCAAGCGTGGCGCTGAGGGTTTCGCCAAAGTCAATAAGATAGAATTGCGCCCAAAGGTCTTCCGGGTTGCGCCCGTGCGGTGTGCCTGTCAGCCCATATGCCCACGTCACTTGCTTTGATATCGCACGACACATGCGGTAGGTAATTGACTGCTGGTTCTTACACTTATGGATTTCATCCATAGCCAAAAAATTGAACCCAGCTTTCTTAAACAGCTTGGTAACCTTCGGCCCTTCAAGAACCCAATCGACCTTTTTGTTCTTTTTCTTTGACTCTTTACGTTCACAAAGCATTGCCACGGCGCTTTGATAGCAGATGACAAACAAGTCACCTTCTGCGTTGCAGAGATCATCGAGGTTTTGCTTTGATGAATTGATGAGGGGTACACACTTCAAGCTAGGCGCGTGCTTCTCAGTTTCTTCTATCCACGTTTCAACCGTAATGACGTAGGGAACAAAAACAATAGCCTTCGGCTTCTTGCCCGTATCCTTGAGGTACTTAATCATCATGAGCGTGAGCAAGGTCTTGCCGCCACCCATGTCAAGGAAGAGCATAAAGCGCTTCAGGTACACCATGAGAAGGAAGCATACCATTTGATGCAGGTACAGCTTCACGTGGCCGAAGTCAGGGCGTGGCCGCAAACCCTTAACGGTAAGACGCACGTCCCGCTTGGCCTCGGTCTTAAGCCAATCCCAATTGTCTCGTTTTTTCTTTAGCCAATCTTTTTGGGCTTTGGGATTGATCAGTGCCACGCCAACACACCTTACCTAGGGAGCAATTGGATGTCTATTTCCTGATTCGCCTTGCACACAACCACTCCATTGCGATCGCGCCAGACGAGATCCAGCCCCGTGTTGGCTACATCCCTGTCCTCGCCCGGTTCATGCGGCAGCACGTCAAGCTTGCAAATGTGCCAAGTCTTATCAGCAGTGCGAATTAGATACTCGATGGTATCGCCTGCCTTTTCCTGTTCATTGACCTTGGTCAAATGCTCAGCTACCATTTTAGCTTCAGCCTCAACCTTGGACCACGGTTCGTTCAAGATTACGGCCTTAACCAGCAGCAGTTCAACAATAGGCCACGGGATGACTGGCCTGTAGATTTCCCTAAAGCGCTCAGGTGTCATTCGTCATCCTCATCATAATCATCGTCGTCCCCATCACTCAGATCAAGGTCTTCATCCTCGATAAGCTTCCAGTAATCCTTGTGCATCAAAACTGAGTCGACAGCATATTGCCCCATGCCGTAGTTCTGGCTGAGCACGACTGTTAGATTGTCTGCGTCGTTACGGCCAGCCACAACACTTAGACGGGCCAAGCCTAACTGCTTCTCCATTTCAGTTTGGGAATAGGTCACTACAACGTCGGCGTCAGCTATCTTGCTGTAGGCTTCACTAACGTTGGTACGGTCAACCTTTTTGGCCTTTGAACCAGCCCGGTTGCTTTGTGTAGGGCACGCCAAGGCCAAATTGCGGGCGACGCCAACGCCGCGTAGGCGCTTATATACCTCACCCAGCGCGTGGCGCATTTGCCCATTGCTGCCCAGCTTTAAATTCATCAAGTCGGGGTAGTCAACGATGAGCAAGTCAGGAACAAATTTCTCAGTTACCTCGAGGTTGTCAAGGTAAGCCTCAAGCTCTTCAACCGTCAACCTGCCCGTTGGGAACTGCTTTATGATGATGTTGTCAAGGATACGTTTCTCCCAGCGCTTCATCTCCTTGCGAAGCTTTGCCTCAATATCAGGGTCATCCATGGCAAACTTCGGCTTTACAATTTTCTCCTCGATCTCAAAGTCATCATCATCCTTTTTGAACCGGCGCGTTGTGAACTTTTCATCACGCTTGGCCATAGCAAAGAAGGTTTGAATATATCGTTGTGCAACCTTCTCCTCGGACATCTCAAGGGTGATGTGCACCGTTTTCAGGTTATTCATGAGGACCATCTTTGCCAGATGGATCATAGCCCACGTTTTACCCGTCTTGGTATCGGCTATGTAAAGGAACATCTCCTTACGGGTTGGGCCAAAGCCGTGCCGGTCAAATTCAGGTATGCCGGTAGGGAACGCATAAACATTGTCCTGCAAGAACCGCAACGCGTGATCAATGTTTGACATCCTCAATCCGGGGTCAAACACTTTGAGCGACACCGAGTTGGCGCTGCGAATAAGCGCCTCAGCTTGTTCTAGCGACTCCTCAGTATCTTTCTGCAACGCCTTGGCAAGGTCAACCGCTACGGTACGTAGGCTCTGACGTTTCACGAAGGACTCAAGCTGAGACATCACATACTCAGCGTTGATTGATTCCTTTACGTCAAACAGAGAATCGAGAATATCTCGGTAGGTGTTGACCTCACGCTTGTTCTCAGACTCCAGCTTGTCCTCAAGCAGGTCAGCAATGTGCTCACCGGGCGGGACCTTAAATTCGTCGATGTAGTTATAGATGCGGGCAATGATTTCCTTGTAGAAGCCACCAAACAAATGAGGCTCAACCACGTTACGAATTATCTTACACCGCTCCTCGTCAAACACGAGGAGCGTGAGAAGGTTTTCTTGCAAGTACCGGCTGAATGAAGACATAAGGCTATTCCGCTACCCCGCGCTTATTTGCAGTTCTACACCACTGCTTTACTATACGCTTGCGGGTGTGATGAAACTCACTTCTTGTTTCGTAGAAGCGCGGCGGGGATGAGGTATGCAAGGCCTGACTCGAGATAACCGGGGAAAGCCCGGTCAAAGGTCTGAGGTATGCGGTGAATGTTGTTTGCAACGGAACCAACAGAAACGGGTATACCCCGGTCTTTGAATTCCCGTATCATGGTTTGGACCAGTATGCGGCAGATACCTACCCGCTGAGCTTCCGTCTTTAGGTAGCCTTTGAATGCGTCATTGACGAACTTCTGTACAACGTCAACGCCACGCTTCCATGATTTGAAGTACTTGGATTCTGAAAAGGCACGGTATGAAATGTTACTATTTATCCCCACGGACGCCAGTTCTGATTTAAGCGCCTCAAACATCGTAGCTTCAAAGCGATCATCAGGTTTTGTAGCGGCAGGTGTTCCGGTTACCTGCCCCTGCCCCAATAACATGTCCGTCAATTGGCGGACTTTAAGAAGGTCAGCGGCACTCATCGCTGGAAGTTGTGATGCAATCGAATCAATATTCGACATGAAGCTTACTCCCCAAGTTAGCTGTCAACCTAAGACTATACGGCGGTCAACTAGCTGGAATCCATAGAATTATGGGAATAGGTTCAATGTCACGCCCAATATGAAAAACGATGCAACAAGCAACGTTGCGACAGGTACGCTTGGCTTGAGCATGTCACAACCCACCCTAATCAGTGCGGCCCATGCGCGTCACGTAGCCAGCCGCCGCACTTGTCGCACACTACGGGCAGGCCTTCAGGCACTTGCCTATGCACCGGCACGTACCGCCCGCAATTGGCTGAGCACGGGGCGGCGTGAAAGTCAGGGTGATCAATGTGCCCGGTGACGGCACCTGCAACAAGGAACATAATCTTGTCAGGTCTAACGGTCATCAACTTACCTTTTCGCTCTCAGCCTTGTACGCTTACGCTTCTTGGGATCCATAGGGTTGACGGTGGCAACAATCTTTTTCCACTCATTGGGGTTCATAGAATCCCGCATGTTGGCAAGTGCTGCCTTCACCGATGTTTCAATGGTCTTGCCCTGCCCATACCCGATCTTTGTCGTGCCCTTTTTGCGAACACGGGCCGACCACTTCTTACCATCTTCAATTTGGCCTAAATCATCAAGCAGCACATCGCGCTTGTTTAGGCTTTCCAATACAGACTCAAAAGTCATAGACATGACTGTGCTCCAAGAAAATGCGACGCGAGAACCGAAGTAATCGCGTCGCTAACTGACCTGTTTCACCTTAACCGGTCCTAGCTTGGTTCTTTGGTCTCACCTTAAGCTATACGACTGAGGGTGTTTTGTGCTAATGAATGCAGCCATCAAACCCCTTTCCTTTCCTTTATCCTAACTCTCAAGCGGCGCTTCTTTTCGTCACGCTCATTTTGCCAACGTTTCAGTGCCGCCTTCCTTGCAATTGCCTGCCGTTGATCAGCAGACAACTTTTTAGCACGGGCTTTCCCGCCCGCCACTTGAGGTACCACGTTCGACGATGGTGCAATCGAACGCACTTGTACCATACCGATCAACCCGTAAAGGTCGTCGGTTTCATTGCCCCCGCCGCTTAGCAACGCCTCAATACCTTCCTTGAGACGCTCTTCCCCGATCTCATCAAATGGTTCATTGAGAACGAGTTCTAACTTCACAGCGACCGTCATATTATTTTTCCTTTCGTTGTTACCCGTATGACGGGGACGCCTGCCCGGTCAGCAATGTTGCACATGCCTTCAGTGCCGGGGCCACCGGGAAATGCTAAAACAAGGTCTGGCTTCTGCTCAACTCGCATCTTATGATTGCGAATATGTCCAGCTGCCCTACCTTGTTGCCTCCACATTTCCGAGGTGACCTCGTACTGTTTGCCCGTGCTGGGGACACCACGTTTGCGCGCCCACTCATCAGCTAACCGGTCAGCTCCTCTCGCATACCCTTGGACGATGAGTGTTATTGGCTCAAGGATGTTTATTTCGTCCAGTATGCGAAAGACAAGTAGGTGGTCGTTAAAGTTACGACCGCCACACACAAGAACTACAAATCGGTTTTCAGTCTGTCGGGACATCGGGGTTGTCAGGATCAAAGGCCATGAAATAATCATGTTCCATAGCCCAAGGGATTTCGTTGCCCTTTGCGTCCTTTCTAACCCCTGTGTCCACCTTTTGAGGCAAAGGTGAACCTTTTGGCTTATTCATCTGTTTGCGCCGGATAGTATCGGTGTTTTGCCAAGCCCGTTTTAGCTCGTCATCTGCCGCAGTATCCATATTAATCAAGTGCGCTGAGCACAAGGCGCTTAGGGTCAGCATGACGCCGCCCACCTCTTGTTTTATCTCACCCCTGTCCCTCCCATAGACATAGGTGATAAGTTCCCGGCACTCACTTTCCGTCATGCCCACAGCTTGCGCAAGCTCAATTGCTTCCTCAAAGAAGCGCCAAGAGCGCTCCCTTTTGTCAGTTGCAATCCTGAAGCCGAAGCAATGCGTCAACCAAGCACGTACACGGTCTTGGAACGTGGGCGTGTACTTTGCAGCCTGCACAATCCTCAACAAATCAAACATCGCAATCTCGCTAGATTCGATGCGGTTGAGAATCGCTTTCAACGTTTCCACATTGATTAGTGTTGTGATAGAGTTCTTGGGCACAGTCCTAACGTGCGCCCGCATATCAAGCAACGTTTGGTTGGTTGCCACGTAGTCAGTCATAATGAATCGCCTTTCAAGGTAGATTCAAACGAACCAGATGGTGAGTTATGCCGCCGCCTTATTCAGCCGGTGCCCAATACGCATGGCCACCGTTTGAAGGAAGTCCTCCTTGTTGGCAAAGCTGTCATCATCGTGCGTCAAGCTGAGCAACTCCTTCTTACGCTGCTTTTTGGTGAGCCGTGTGCCCTTTTGGAGCTTTTTCTCAGCCTTGGCGATTTTCTTTTCAAGCTCTTTCAGCGTCTCATTCGATTCGCCGTGGGCTCTTATCAGGGCACCACGGACAACGGGGTGCGTCAAAAGGCCAAGATACTTGGTTTTCATTTTCATTCCTTTGCCAAAATTGGATCGTTCATTTTCTCGTCAGGCTTGAGGTACCCGAACTGATCTGGTTTCTTTTTATTGATCTCCTTTTTCAGGTGCGTTGACAGTTTGGCGACAAACTTGTGAGCAGTGCCCTTATCAGGGGCCATGCCCACCAGTAGCGCCTCCATGGCTTTGCTGAGGCAGGCAAAGGCTAGCTCGGCCTGTACGCCTTCAAGAACCTTGACTAGGTTCTGTGTGACGATGTATTCCTCATCATTAATGTTTTGCATTTAGCTCCTTACAATCCTTGATTGCGTCCTCCGGCGTCACACCATAACCAATTTTACCGTCACCTACAGGCTGACAGATCCACCGTCCATCCCGAAATACAATGGCACGGTAACCCAACTCCTTCGTTGCTTTGGCGCTGAGTTCCATTTCCTGCTTGGTAAGATCATGGTTGGACATGTTTCACCCCTTTCACCATAGTTAGACGTCAAGCACCCGCTCAACTACACGCTTCGTCAAAACAGCCTTACTCTCCTTCTGGCAGTTAGCCGCCAAAAGAATTAGTTCCTGCTTATCAAGGCCATGCAGTTCGTGAAGCTTATCAATAAACCCTTCGATGTCGAACATCATTCTTGGGTCGTCAACCTTGACCACACAGGAAAGGGCATTTGATTCGTTGACGATGATGTTTCCACGCTTCTCACGCAATTCATCATCAGTGGGAATGTAACCGGCAGCAAGAAGGTCCCTCCAACCGGCCTCAACACGCTTCTTGGCATAAGAAAATATTTCTTGCCACACGTAGATGTTCCACAACCTTTGACCAAGGTCGTTCCCAATTTCAGGGTTACCCAAGCGCAAGGTGCTTCTTTTCAAAGCGTCCAAGATGCGTCTGTTGAACCTCATGCATTTCTCCTTCTTTTGAGACAAGAAAAGGCTTCCACACACTTCTTGAGCGGTGTACACCTGTTCTAGGTTTTTCTTGAATTTTTACGGGGAAGTCCCCGAATCGTTCTTAGTTCCCCTTAGAAGGTAGTAAGAAGTAATTTCTACATGAATCGAGGAGTCTGTATCCCATGAACCCCCCTACCCCCCTTACTAAGAAGTAAGGAAGTCAGGAAGTCCACAGGACAACTACATGAACCAGAGTTGGTCTTGTAGAGCCCATGGGAGTCCTCACGGATACTCCACCCTCATTATCGTAGTAGGGTCTAGCCTCAGTTCCTTGGTAGGGAACCTCGCCCCCTCACGCCAGTGCGAACCGGCACTGGATTATGTCCCAAACAGCTAAGCGCAAAAACGGCAAACCGGCCAATGGCGAAACGCTGTAACACAGACCATACGTTAACAGTTTGAATCGGGTCAAGTAGGGGCGTTGAGGCCTTGTGTAAGGGTGAGGGCCAGCCAAGCCGCAAACGCTTGCGTGCGGTGCCTTGTCGGCCCGCTGTAGGGGTGTTTTTTGGCTGGGGGTCAAAAGGGCTGGGTGACGCCAGTGCGGGCTTAGCGGTGCGGGGGACGCTCTGAGGCCTTACCCGCACTGGCGTCCTGTCAGCAGCACCCTCGGGGGGCGGTGAGGCAGTTGCTACTGACAAACTGTTCGGCTAAGAACAGCCCTTGGGGACAATGCTGCTTTTACACAAGCCAAAATGATTTTGCAAGTAGCGCTTTTATAACATCTGAAATATTGGTTAAAGGTATGGTTTGAATGCGTCAGGCACTCTAACGTTGCTCGGCACACCCTTGAAAAGGGGGCCAATTTGATCAGGCTTGTATCCAGCTAACCCACACCCAACGGGTGTGAGGATAAATTTCATTTCTTTGTGTGTTGCCGCAAACAGGATAAAAGTTTGAACGTACAAAGCAATGATATCTAGGGGCAAAGTTCTTAGGTACTTGTCTTTGGTGGGTATGGCGTAGCTGTTTCCTTGCAACCCTTCCCCTTTGCCGTAAATTGCCCCATGCTTCCTAACCGCGTGCAAAGCGGCACCCTTCCCGTGCCGCCCTGCGAGGTTTGAACCAAAGACAAATATTTCACGTTTGGACATCTAACACTCCTAATCCCCCTTGTGGAACTCGTTCAACACTTCCTTTGCTAGGCTGCGTGGATCGTTATGGCCAGCAACGATTTCCTCTAGGGCCTTATAGAATATCGGACCATGCCATTTCATACGTTCCCTGTTCCAACGTATGCGGTTTTCCCGGTCAGCTTTTTCTTGCCGTGCCTTAACGACTTCCGGATCATGTTGGCGGCAGTAAGCCTTACCCGGCCCGTGTCCCCGCTTCCTGGAACATTGGTGTGATGAGGGCCACCTACCCATATATGTAGTTACTTCCGTGCAACACCGGGTGAAGTCGGGTTTGTGACCACTATTACCGGCCCACGCACCGTAAATCTTCTTGTAATGGCTATTGTCCATTTAAGGCTTTCCGTCCTTGCTCGTTGATCTCAAACCACTTTGGCTCTTGATTATCAAAGATGCGATCAGTTCGCCCTAGCTTTTTCTCCTCAAGCTTTTTGGCGGCGGTACGTTCTCTCTTGCCCCAGCCGACGTGTTGGTCTATGCCTGCAAGTTCTACTGACCCACCATCATCAACCGCTTGCTTCAACACCTTAACCTCTGTTGATGTCAGCTTAGTCTGTTTCGTGAACATCCCCATCTACCCTTAACAGTTCGTCGATGTTTACCTTTTTGGTTATAAGGTTGAGGACCGACTTAGCCTGCAAATGTTTGTACTGCCTATCGTCGACGGGAAGTTTGTTCCACCTTATGTCCCTTAATTGGTTCAAGGTGTAATTACTTCCGGAAGGCGGCTCAAAATAAGGCCCCGCAATTGCTTTTGCAATCTGCAAGACCAAATCATTGATATCCATGAGAGGGGGCTTTGCGTCTTTCATTCTTAGTCCTTTGTTGCTGGTTGAACGGAATTCGTCTAGAGTGGTATTGGCTAATTAAAAGGAGATCCAAATGATCTACTTGTACACAGATGGGAGCGTGGCACGCCCCACTGAGGGCAAAAGCCCCGGTGGTTGGGCTTACACGTTTAGATATGATGGCAAGGTGTATCAAGAATCTGGTTGCTGTAACCTAGTGACAAGCAACCAAATGGAAATGATGGCAGCGATCAAAGTCATGCAGCGTCTTCTAAACATGGGTTTGGAAGGCGAGCGTATTTGCATCGTCAGCGACAGTCAGTACCTAATCAACGGTGCATCTCAGTGGTTGCTTGACTGGAAGCGCAAGGGTTGGCTCAACGGCAAAGGGCGCAAACTCAAGAACCGTGAGTTTTGGAAGCAGATCGATTACCTGTCAGCCCATTTCAAAATTCGGTTTAAATGGATACGTGGTCACAACGGTCATCCAGACAATGAAGCGGTTGACAAACTGGCGCGGGCGGCAGCTTTCAGAGCAGCCGGTTTGGAGCAGGCTCGCTACATGGCTTGAATTCGAGCCTTCCAATAAGTATTCTACCTGCCGGTAATAGGGATTGCTAAACATGGCGGACGGCAGGAAGAGACGCATACGGCTGGAAGATCAGTCGAAAAAACAATCTGTTAAGGCCCTGCACGAGGGCCGTGATAGAAGCTTTAAAGAGGCACGCAAGCTTCACGGCGGCAAAATACCTCAGGGGTACACTTATAAATCCCTGCTGGATGGCTACCGTGAGATGGGCCGTAAGCCGAAGGTCATTGACGGCAAGCAGGCCCCTACCCGTGAACCTTCTTTTGTGGTGCAACCCGGCATGGCGAGGCGCATCGTGCGCCTCATCAGAAGGGGCATGCCTTACACGGCTGTTTGCCGGTACGTGGGCATTACCCCGAAAACATTCAAGGATTGGCTTGAGAAAGGCCGCTCTGGATACTCACCTGAGTACGTCAACTTCTATCGTAAGATTTGCCGTGCCGAGGCCCGTGCTGAAATGGAAACTCTGAAATCATTGCGTCGTCATCGATCGGCTGACTGGCGTGTGTCAGCTTGGGAGCTGGAAAGACGGTGGCCTGAGAACTGGTCCAAGAAGGATCGCCTCGTGGCTGAAACCCACGTCAACGCCACAGTCAATATCGATTCCAAGAGCAACCTCAGCACAGTTGTTATCTCAGATGAGGAAGCACGGGAGCTCGCCCGCAAGATGATCGATGGTAGCGAGTTTGGCTATGCCCGCTTGCCAGCACCTACAGGTGAGGATAGATGAGTAACATAATCCTTCCTACCCGCAAACGCATAAGGCTGGATACCCCGACCCCGGTTCTGAAAAGGAACCGGGTTAGGCTTTCTAACACTCCTGAAACCCCAGCATCACAACTGGCAAACTCGTTGACGCCTGAAGCGCTGGCATATGCGCTCCCCGGTGGGTTGGCCAAGTTGGCATATCCGAAGTGGATTTACAACCCCTTCATACGTGACGTTGAGAACAGAATCTTGCGCATTGCTGAGGGCAAGGCAATCAACGTTATGTTCTCAGCCCCGCCGCGCCACGGCAAAACGACCTTTATTGACCGTGTGCTCCCAGCTTGGTACTTGGGACGATTCCCTGATAACCGCGTCTTGCTGATAACTTATCAGGACGGCTTTTCAAGAACTCAGTCACGTCATGCACGTAACATCTTCAAGCGCCTTGGGCGTGATGTTTTCGGGCTTGAGGTTGCCGACGACACACAGGCCGCTAACGCGTGGGACATCAAAGGCCACGAAGGCGGCATGGAGGCCGTTGGTGCTGGTGGTGCTATTACCGGTAAGGGCGCACACCTGCTAATTGTCGACGACCTTATCAAAGGCCGTGAGCAAGCAATCAACGAACGCATCCTTGAGGAACATTGGGAGTGGTTCCTGACTGACGTGCTTTCACGTCTTGAACCGGGTGCGTCGGTCGTCATCATCATGACGCGGTGGACTCGTTCCGACCTCATTGGTCATGTGCTTGCCAAGCAGGAAGAAGGGATCGAGAACAACGTCGGTGAAGAGATTGCGTTTGACGATTGGGAGTACTACAACTACCCGGCCATTGCTGTTGAAAAGGACGTTCTTGGCAGGTCACCGGGCCAAGCCTTGTTCCCTCAGCGTTATGATGAGAAAGCACTTCTGACAATCAAGGCACGCCAGAAGGATGAATACTGGTGGGAAGCCCTTTATCAGGGCAACCCGGTTCCCATGACTGGCGACATCATCGACGTAAGCGGCTTCAAGCGTCGCTACAAGAACGATGACCCGCCGCCCCGCGAAGCCTTTGACATGGTGATCGTGTCAACTGATACGGCTATTAAGGATACCGAACTCGCTGACTACACGGTGTTCGGTGTGTGGGGTATAAAGTCGGATGGTTATTACCTTCTCGATATCATCCGTGAAAAGATGACATACCCCCGACTGCTGGAAACGTCTAACATACTCAACCGGCTTTGGCGTCCCGAGTTTTTCCTGATTGAGGACAAAGGCTCAGGCTCATCCCTTATTCAGGACTTGCGCCAAGACGGCACCATAAACGTTTGGCCGATTGACCCCGGCAGTGAATCGAAAGTACTTCGTATGCAGGCTGAGACTCCAGTAATAAAGTCTGGTATGATTGTGCTTCCAGACGAGGCGTCATGGAAAGAGGATTTTCTGCTTGAGTGTCGGTCCTTCCCGCGTGGCAAAAAGGACCAAGTGGACATGCTCAGTCAGTTCCTTAAATTCATGCGGCAAAGCTCAACCGGCGTCCAGATGTGGTAAATGGGGACTGAAAAGGAAACTGATATGGCAAAGCGACACAGGACACGTTTAACTGAGGTCAAACAGGGTGCGGCCATAAAGGGCAACGCCAAAGGCCGCACAAAGGGCCATGCGCGGGGCTTGGGTGACGTTGTGATGACTGAGCATGGTTGGGTACCTAAGGCGGCAATTCAAACGCCACAAGGCCCCTACGCGCCCCCCACGCTGATGACGCTGAGCAACCAAAGCCTAGCACCGCGCCGGGGCACCAAGGAACTGCTGAGGCTGTACACTGAAAGCCCGTGGCTCCGTGCCATTGTCAACAAGATTGGCCGAGCCGTTGCTGAAACCGATTGGATGCTCTACGCACGCCGCAACCTGAGCGGCAAGTATATCGATCCGGGGAACATCTTCAAAGCAAACGGGATGGTTCGCGAACACGTACTAAACAAGTCTTTGTCTGAAGGCCTTGCAGACGTGATCCCTAATCACCCGCTGCTGGACATGCTGTCCCGTGGAACGGGCAACCCGCGCCTAAATGGCTTCGCAGCGTTGCAGGTGACACAGCAACACATTGATCTTACCGGCGAAGCATTCTGGCTCATTGAACCTGATGAGTTTGGCATACCTTACGCGTTCTGGCCGCTGCCCCCGTCGTGGGTTATGAACCTGCCTCAAGAAGGCACTCCCTTCTATGAGCTTACGGTGCCCGGTGGCTCGGCAGTCAAAATCCCTGTTACGATGATGATACCATTCATCGACCCGGACCCGGACAACCCTTATGGGCGTGGTACCGGCATTGCGCGTTCGTTGGACGACGAAATTCAGATTGATGAGTTTGCCGCCAAGCACGCCAAGTCGTTCTTTCTTAATCGTGCACGCCCCGACATCATCGTCAGCGGTCAGTTCATCAATCGGCAAGATGCCGAGCGCCTTGAAAAGCAGTGGATGGCAGACCACCAAGGTTTTTGGAAGTCTTTCAAGCCGCTGTTCTTCAGCCAAAAGATCGACGTGAAGGAACTTTCACAGTCGTTTGAATCTCTCCAGATGGTACAAATGCGCAAGCATGAACGCGATACGTTTGTCAGCGTGTTTGGTGCACCGCCTGAGAAGTTCGGTATCATTGGTGAGTCCAAGCGTTCAACCATCAACGCCGCCGACTACTTCTGGAACAAGGATCTGGTGCGCCCTCGTGTTGAAATGATCAGGCGCATCCTTCAGGAGGTTCTTGTACCACGCTTTGATGAACGCCTCATCCTTTATTATGACACTCCCGTCATTCAGGATGAAGAGTTCAAATTGAACATTATGAAGCAGGCCCCGTGGTCTGCCACGATCAACGAATGGCGTAAGGAGCAGGGCCGCGACAGCCTTGGTGACGCTGGCGACGTGCTGGTGGTGCCGCTCAATCATATGCTGGTGCCTATCAAAACCGGCGGTAAGCCTTTGTCGGCCCCTGAGGTAGCCGAGGAGGCGGCAAAGCTACAGGCCCAAGCCGGTGACCGTGTGAACGACCCCGCGCTGATGGCCAGAGCCATTGCTGATGAAATCGCCCGTGAAGTAATGAGCGCTGTGCAAGAAGGCGTAAGTCAATTGCGGCTAAACGGGCCGCGTGATGAGTAATTGAAAATTTCCTAAAAGGTAAGGGGCGGCTACCAAGCAGTAGCCGCCTTTTTGTTCGTCAAGATTGTATGTAGCTTTGCGCAATCTCTTGCGCAACCGAACTCGCAACATCAAACGCAATGCTCTTATCGGCCAACGCGTCAAAGGCCAAGGTATATACTTCCTCAAAGATGTCGTCAGCTGAAGGTTCCCCTCCCAACTCAGCTACCGCGTCTCCTAAATGCTGCTCAACGTTGTCGCGAGCAATTTTAATCATCTGTTCTCGAGTCATTGCTACCCCTCAGTCGCTTCTGCTTCTTTCAGCAGATGTTCATAATCTGCTTCTAACTGCTTTTGCAAGACCGCCCGTGCGATTTGCTCACCCTCATCGTTAGGAATCTGTTTACTGTGATTCCAGTACTCGATTCTGACATAGGGCTTTGTCGGCTTGATGTACCGAACCAACATTGTCCCATCCCAAAATACATAACGCTGGTCCCGATGAACAACCATCAGGAACAGGTCAGGCTTACGTGGGTCCATTGTTTGATCAATGGTAATTATCTCATCCTTTAGAGTCCCTGCATCAATCCTCTTGATGTAAGAGGGGAGCGCAAGGTACGGGCAAACCTGTAATGCGTACTGAGCGCATTCAACATGCATCGGGGGATCAATAAAAGCGCCGTGGGGGTGAAGTGCTGAAAGCGGCCCACCTATGCTGGCACGGAACCGGAAAAGCTTTCGGTTACAGATTGGGCATTTATCCTCAGCAATGCTTCGCTGACGGCGTGCCTCATCGTTGACCGTGAAATGAGCAACCCCATCCTTGGTTATAACAGTATGGGGGATTGGATAACCTCTCTTATCCTTGGGGAGGTTTTTCATAAGGGCAGGAATGGGGACCGACTGGAAGGCTTTCAATTGTGTGTCTCCTCAGTAACCAGATGGTAATGTAGGCCACGTGCAGCGGCTTCAAGTTGGAGCGCCTCATAGAGGATCTCCCTTTTATTTATATCGCCCTCAATGCGGTACACCCGCATTACAGAACGCTCGCCGTCACTCCAGATTGCAAAATCGATTTTCCAGACATGCCCCTCATGCGTGAGGGTATACTTCTTGTGGTGCTCGAGTTTCTTGAGTGTTCTTTTCTTCATGACAATTTCACTCTCCTTTTGCGTTTTGACTTGCCTGCCCCTTTAGGGGGAGGGGGAGGGGTCTTTTTCTCAGCGTGATCCCGCCTCAAGAATTCTGGCACTTCAGAATCCGTTAAGGGTGGACCCTTCAACTTGGATGAAGGCCGTTCAAGCTTCACCCCGGCCCGCTTGGCGACCTTTAGCAGTTTATCGTAGTCGTCAAGCAGATCATTCATAGTGGTGCGCTTCAGCCGCATATAAGGCAGCTCGCGCGCCAGTCGGGCATTCTCAGGCACCTTGGCGGCGTCCCTCAGCCCTACCTCAATTGCCTCCTTGGCTACTTTCAGCTTCAGTATCTTGGTCATCTACTTTCTTCACCATGAAAACGTAATAGTCATACCCCGTGGTGTGGTTCCTGCCGTTGGCAGTCGCAACCCATGTGTAAGCTCCGCCAAAGAACGATTGGACGAACTTGACGAACATCCCTTCACTCCACCGCTCAAAGATGACGTACCGCTCAGGTACGCTGTGAAGCTTCAACGCCTCATCCAGAGCGGCGTCGTACTTGGCACGGTCCCAAGAACGCATCCGATCACTGTAGTACCATTCGCAGCTATCATCGTACTTTGAGAACTCTCGTGACTTGCGAATGTAGTACGGTGTGTACGAGTAAGGGTATTCCTCAACCGTACGTATTTCACCCAAACCCTCAGACTTGACGTATTCCCGTCCACCAATGAAATTGGTGTCCTGAATAGGCTTGGTAAAGAAGTGTGGCGGTTCCCCAAACTTAAGATCACGGAATGGTGGTTTCACATTGAACCTCCTTTTGCCCACGCCCGTTGACTTGATAACTAGACTCTAAACTACATTTCGTTACGCTTGTGAAGCGCCAAATGTCCAAAGTTAGATTCGTCGTTTATATATCGAAAACCGAAAATTGAAAGGAGCCCAGCCCCGGAAAAAGGCTGAGCTCCCCTGACACATTCGGAGTAGTCTAAGCTGCTAACTCAATCCACTCGTTACATGCCGCCTCCTCACATTCCTCGCTTGAACCGTACGGACCGATTAGGTCCGTAGCTGGGTCGTCCTCGTTATTCATGATCTGGTAGTACCAACCCAGCAGTGGGTCGCCATCTACATCCCGAAGGTCTGAATTGTTATTTGCTCCGAAATGGTGGATAGCGGCGTACGGTTCTGTCATCTTTAATGCCCCCTATGTTACCCCTTACAGGTTGTGACATATGCAGTGTTCTCTCTTTCATTTACTGCATAAACGAGATAGTGCTTGTTGTTCGCTTTTGCTAATTGGTTTCCTAGTGATATTGCCTCCTCCGCTGTCGGCCTTTCGTGCCGATCATACCTACCTACACCAAGGAAAGCGACAATGGTGAAATACTTTGCTTCCTTGATAATGTGTGCGTCCCGTTCCTCAGCGGTCCGGAACTCACGCAATGTGTGGGCAACAGTTGGCATTTCATTAGAAATGTCGATCCTGCTGTCCCCCACCAAGTGGTAGGCGACAAGCGCCGCCTCACCACTATACTTACGCCAAGCCACTCTTAGGCTCAACAATTTATCGTATGCCCCCACAAGGGTACCGTCGGACCGGCGAAGCTCATATTGCTTCTTACCGGTGCGTTTGGTTGTCATCGCTTTAAAACCTTAGCCTGCTGTTCTGCGTTTGATTTCTTTCAAGAGCTCGTCTGTTGAGTAGCCATCGAGCCCCGTTTTAATCTTGTGCAAGTCCTCAATGACCATGCTGAGGACGCTTATGAGCCTTTCCTTACTTGACAATCTTGAGTTGATGAGCCGCCCTGCCTTCCCACCATTGGTGGATGTGTTGCGGACACGGACGTTGTCCATGTCAACGACTTTATACACCGTCCCTCCATCTAAACCTTTGCCGCAAATGCGGATGTTTCCATTTTGATGCAGCCGATGCACTATGCCCGACACAGCACCTTGGCTAACATGCTCGTCTTCCAACCTTTCTTGAAGTGAACGCCGGGTAAACTGGTATCCCGGTTCCTGCTTCTTCAAGTATGCAACTACTTTGCTTGTGCTAGTTTCCATCTTACCTTTCCTTTCAGGATAACAAAAGGGCCGGGGAACTTGTCCCGGCCCTTTGATTCTTGCCCGCCTTACTGGCTGGTTACTTTGCAGCAGCCGCCACCTTCTCAGGAACAATGATCCGGTAACGGGTGACCTGCTTCTTGCCAGCGCCCGCTTCCTTGCTCCGTTCGATCTTGAACTTTGCGTCCTCGAGTTCCTTGAGGAGGTTCAGCTGCGAGCTGCCAGTCTTCGCCTTCACCTCTGCGAGGGTTGCACCCTTCTTAGAAGAGTAAAGCTTTGCAGCCTCAGACTTCTTGCTGCCCTTACGGAACCCAAAGATGTCCCGCTCAACTGCCTTCTTGGGCTTGGCGTCCTTCTTAGTAGCCGCCTTCTTGGCGTCCGCCTTCTTGGGCTCTGCCTTCTTGGCAGGTGCCTTCTTTGCCTCAGCCTTGCCCTTCGCCGGAGCCTTCTTAGCGGCGTCGGCCTTGGCAGGCTTTTCAGCCTTCTTGGCAGGGGCCTTCTTGGCAGCGGTTTTGGGAGCCTTCTTGGCAGGTGCTTCTGGAGCAGCCGTCTTTTCCTCAGCCTTGACGGCGTCTTCGGTCTTCATGATTGTGTCCTCTTCCTGAATTGTTGCCTACCTTCAATCGCTCATAATGAAATGAGCTAATGAACGATTTGATCTAACATGGTGTAAAGTAATTGACAAGAGGGTATCGTTTTTGACCGATACCCATGAATTTACAAACGGATAAGGAGATAGTTTAAGATGTTATGTGGCCGGGAACTATTGCCCCCGGCCACGCCTAACCTTAGGCTAGGCCGTGATCTTCAAGTGTCCGTATCGCTGCACGCACTGCTTGAGACTTACCATCGATGACCGCAAGCTCTTGGTTGATCTGCTGAGCACGCGCCTGAATTTGTTCTGCTTGGCGCTTTAGCTCTTCAAGCTCACGGTCACGCTTGCTGCGAAGTGCCTTCAGGTTTTCTTGCAACCTTTGTAGCTCTGCCATCGTGAGATTCGAGGATTCTCTATCTACTGTCTCACGTGCATCGTACTTGGCTGGGGATTTAATGCTGCTTAGGCCCGTTGGCCTTCCCCATATGCCGACTCCGCTTCCATGTGACACACCGTTCGACTTCCCCGTATCAACATGGATGCCCTGTTGATCCGACTCATTCGAAGGTGAGTTGATATGCGACATAAGTTCTCTCCTGTTTGCTTTAATCTGAGTGACGAGGCTTCGTCACTCTTCAGTGGTGGGCTGCGTAATTCATAATCTCCTTGATCTCAAGGAACTCATTACACTGATCCCTGAGCTCTATTGAAGCAAGCGGCTTATGGGAACACACTGTGACGTGCACACCCATGCGCTGGACTGCATCTACCAAGTAGGTGAAGTCCCCGTCGCCTGAGAACAACACAACCCTATCCAACCTTGGGGCCATTTGAAGCATGTCCACGGCGATCTCGATGTCGACGTTACCTTTGATTTTCCCATCAGGGAAATGCCTCACAGGCTTCTTGACGATAACGAAACCGGACTTGGACAAGGACCCCAAGAAGTCACGTACACCCCGATGCTCATCGTCATCTGAGATGCCCGTGTAATACCGCGCTGAAACGACAAAGAACTTTTCATTCAGGCTTTCAATCAGCGATGGGTACTCCATCCTGACCTTGGCCTTTTGCAGCGCGGCGGAGTGGTTGGCACCATCAAAGAACAATGCCAATCGCAGCTTCCTTACCTTGTCCTCATTTTCCATACGTTGCCTTTCATTGTAGAAAGCTGACGCCCTCACCTTGGTTAAGGGGGAGGGTTAGTGAGGGCGTCGCCCCCATCTACCACTACCTATTCATTTGGGTTCTATACCTCCTTTCGTTGTGAAGTACACGAGTACTTCCAAAGCCCCTCCTGAAAGGAGAGGCTAAAGCTGCACTCAAGGTAGTTCCCAATCCACAACACCTGTTTCGACAAAGTTGCGAATAACCTTGGCGGCAAACTCATGGGAAATGGGTTCGGTAAATCCAAAGGGCATATGCTCAGCGAACAAAGCTCTTCTATCTGATATTTTCAGGTCAAGTATCTCAGCCGCTACTTGAGGTATCAGGAGTTGATCTTCCTTACACGCTTCAACAGATGCCCCGCCCCACAACAAGACGGTGAATCCTGCCAAGCAGGCTACGGTCCCACAAGGTTCCCTGTGCCCGTAGAATTGTGACATTTTGAATGTGATGCTTTCGTCAGTTGGGAGTTTACCCTCGTGACGTTCAAGGATGTCAGCCAATTCAAGAAGCTTTTCTTTATTCATCGTCAACCCCATGCACTTTCTTAATCGCATCAATGCCGAGTTGGAGTGCGCCACGTTGCTGTATGTAGGTAGAAATGGACATGGCTTTCTCACTGGCACTCATGGAGCGTTTGCGTTCAATCCTTCTTATAACCTCATCTCGACTATCGATTAGATTTCGAAGGTAGTTGATCGCTATTTTTGGATCCATTGTTCTGCCTCCTGTTTAAGCGAAGTACATGAGTACTTCCCACAACCCTCCCCCGTAGGGGAGAGTTGTAAGCTGCACTCAAAGACGAACGTGGACAACTTCACCAAAGGGAACGGTACCCTTACGTTCCTCGTATGTCCGAGTGTTGCCGTAGCAAAGCCAAAGCAAAGGCTTGTTCGGGTTCTCACCAAAGTCACGCGTTATAAGATCCGTGAAGAACGTTATGACTGAAGCGTCTTCACAGTTCTCGATGATGTAGTCCATGACTTTGCGGAAGTTGGTGCCACCACCGCCTGCCGGATCAAACTCAATGTCATCGCCACGCTCGAACACTTGAACGTTCCTAACGTCCACGTCTGCGTAGATAACAGTGAGCTTGTCGCAATGACCTTCATCCATAAAGGCCTTGTGCTCACTGGCGTATGCCTGAAGCAGCTTGTTATTCACTGATCCAGAAGTGTCAATCACACTGACGATGTGGTTGAGTTTATTCGGCACAAGGCTTGGAAGCACGTACCCAAGGTGTAGGAACCTTCGGTTTGGTGAGTTCCACGACTCTTCCTTTGATATTGACTCGTCAACGAACCGCCTGAAGATGCCCAGCCAGTCGACGCGCGGAGTGCCCAGCTCCTTAACAAGACGTTTAAGGTAGCCGGGAATCTGCCCAGCGTTCGCAGCCCTTGCAACTGCCACGGCTTGATGAGCAATCATTTCCCAACGTGCATCTTCAGCGGCAATTGCCGTCTGATCGTAATCAGGGGCGAACATGATGACGCCGCCCATCTTGCCGGGGTCCGGCGCGTGGGTTGGCGTGTTGCCCGACCCTTGATCATTCCCTTGGCTGTCCGCTTGGCCTTGGCCCTTTTCAGAGCGCTTGCCTTGCTGGCCTTGGTTCGGCCCTTGTCGCTGTTGGTCCCGCTGGTTCTGATTGCCATTGCCGCCGTTTGGCTGAGGTTGTCCTTTGGAGCCACCACCACCTTGCTGCTCTTTCCTGATGACTTCATAAATGTCTTCAGTCGTGAAGCTAGCAAACTTCTTGTCGTGTAGGACCCAATCTGGAAGTTTGAAACCAGCTGCCAGTAGATCATCGTTGATACGATAATCACCAGCCTTGTTCCAATCCCCAAGATCTCGGTTACCTATCCGAGTGTGGTGACGGTACACGCAATGCAACCCTTCGTGCGCCAGTTCACCAAGCAAGTGGTCTTCCCTTTGCTCAAGCACGAACTCAGGGTTGTAGAACAGATGCACTCCGTCAACGGCCATCGTTTCTATTTGGGGTGCTTCCACCAACTTCAGTTGGTACATAAGCACACCGTAGAACGGATGCTCAATGACGAGCATCGTTCTAGAATCAATTAGGCGCCTTAGCGCTTTCTTGTTCATGGTCCTTCTCCTGCTTTAAATGAAGTACAGTAGAGTACTTCTCACTACCCACCACGATCAGGGTGGGTAGGAAGCTGCACTCACTTAGCTGTGGGTATATCCGTCAGTTTCGATGGCCAGCCACATGCCGCACCATGGAACGACGATTGCGCCATCCATGCCGAATGTGGGTTGCGCCAGCCGTCGAAATTCCCGGTAGGACATGCGCAGATCTTCTTGCGCGCTATTCCCTGCGGGCTGGGGATTTACAATCCCGTTTGGCTGGTGCGTTGCAAAGATCGGCCCTCGGTCGTAGACCGCCTTTAAGGCCTTGCGTTGTGCTTTCGTGGTGCGGACCATGTTGCATCTCCTTAGGCGTGAGAAAGGAAAAGACCCCGAAGGGCCTTTAGCTATGGATGTATCCATCGGTTAGTCCCGTAGGACACCGTTGAGGGCAAGTGAGTGGAAAATGCACTCACCTAACTCTTTTGACATCGCAGCATAGTCTCCAACTTTAAACTGCTCACCATAAGTAACTTGGAACTTGTCCTTTCCAAGCTGGGTAACGCTGATCGGGAACGTGCCCATGTTGATCTCAAAGATCACTCCGTTTTTGTTCTTGGTTGAAGTTTCCCCATGGAGTGATCGAAGCTTGTCGCATATCTGCTCATGCATTGCAGCAAATTCAGAATGCTTTATGCTTTCATTCGAACCACTCAACCCGATCGTGGCATAGTGTTGACGGCCAAGGCAATGAGCAATGTATATGGTGTCGAAGTTGTCCAACGCATTTGGCATGGCCATTGGATGCTGGCTGTCACCGTAGACATTGATTGCCGAAGCAACCATGGTTCGTTCGTTCGGGGTAAGTGTGACTGTGAGGGTCGTAACAAACATTGGTCTCTCTCCTGTTAAGTGAAGTATTGAGTACTTCCATATCCCCACCATTGCTGGTGGGGATAAAGCTGCACTCATGTTTCCAACATGAACCAATCTACTTCCTCAGTCATCAACAGCTTGTGTATTACACGCGCCACGTTGATTCCCTTTATAGTCGGGCTTAAGCAACCATAGAACAGTTCGTGTGAAGTGTCTTCTGATAGCTCAAGTAGATTGGCTGCTTCAGCGTCTAGGTTCAACAAACTCCAATCGTCTGAAAACGGGGCGTCAAGCAATGCCCCGTCACCAAACAAGAGTATGGTGAAGGAAATCAGACACCCTACAGCATTGACCTCCACGCTTGGTGGCCACTCCTTGGCTAAGAAGTGATACAAGAACGATATCTGATCCCTTTCAGACCGAATGAAGTGCTCACCCATAGTTAGGCCAAGGACTAACCCGTCATCAAAGATGTGGTAATCCTTGCGAACAACCTCAGCTAGAGTTTGCAGTCGTTCAACATTCATTTGGTGGTCTCTCTCCTTACTAAGTGAAGCACCTGAGTACTTCCAAAGCCCCTCCCAAACGGGAGGGGCCAAAGCTGCACTCACAGATCAAATCTTACCAACGAACAAATGCTTGTGTCGCTGTTGGAATTCGATGTACGCCTTGGTCTTGGTCACCATCACATCATGCTTGGAAGCATCAAGTCCAATGATAACCTCGAAGTCAGGCGTCATGCGCTGTGCGTACGTCATCACTCGATCAAAGTTCTGACGCGTTGCTGCTCTTGCCAAAGCACCAGCGAGCAAGAAGCAAGCTGACGGTTCACGAGGAATGTCAACACGCTTCGGGTCACGTAAGATGTCGTCAAGATCAGGCAGGCTGCTTGCAACCCTGACAAATCCTTCGAACTCAGTCGCAACCCCAACGCCAACCAATGCACGGACGTTGATAAACCTGAGTCTCTCAGACTTATCACAGACACGGCTGATCCGCTCCCAAGCGCGGGGAGTGGGGAACCGTCGCTCATCACCGCCATTCATCTTGTGCAATAATCCCGGCTTCCACCGGATGAATGCACACACCCATGGATGACAGTTATCAAGCGCGAAGTCATCAAGCCATTGCTTGTGATCAACCCAAATGTCGAAGTGAGCAAATCGGTTGGCAAGAGCACGTGGCATAGGCTGAGCGGCGGACCTGTCTGCACGACGGTTGCCAGCAGCGATTATGCGCCACCCATCAGGAAGCTTATAATCGCCGAGTTTCCGGTCAAGTACGAGTCCAAAGCACGCGGCCTGTACCTGAGGATGAGCGGCATTCAATTCATCAAGGAACAAAATGCCCTCTTTACCGTCACGCTTCTCTTGCGGAAGCTCTGACGGCGGAAACCACTCAGTCAACCTTGTCTCGGGGTTCGGGAATGGAACACCAAGCAGGTCAACTGTGTTGCGCAACAGAGCACGGAAGTCAATCATTGACCACCCCCGTTCCTGCGCAATCTGACGCACGCCGTCCGACTTACCAACGCCGGGAGGGCCTTCCCAAAACACGGGGATGCCTTCATCCAGCAACAAGTTGGTAGCCTCTTTGGCTTGAGCAATATTGACGGCACCTTCTGGGAACTCAACTTCCCGACCGTCATCAATTTGCGTAGATACGTCGTTCATGTTCTCTCTCCTGTTTAAATGAAGTCCTCACCATGAGTACTTCCCAATACCCACCTGCCGAAACAGGTGGGTATTAAGCTGTACTCCCTTACCCGAGGAAGGCGCTGACCTTGTCGTGAATGGCCTTTGCCTTCTTGGCCGTGAGGGCGCGCGCCTTAGCGTCTGTCCTCAGGTCATCGGGTTCATAAGCACACAAATTGTCAAGAAGCTCCTTTTGAAGCTTGTCCAGAGCCGGGTCCTTGGTGATATTCAGGTAAGGAAGCGTTTCCGCCAACTTCCTGATGTTACCAACAAGGCTGTCCCTAAACAGCCCTTCTGCTGATCGCAAGCCCTCACGTGGCTTGTACGAATCAAGCTTCTCAACCATCTTGCCGGTGACCTCAGCTATGCGTTCGTAAACGTCACGCATAGCTTGTTCCAGACGCTCTTGCGTCCGGCGCTCAATGTCCTTGGCGATTGCATTCGCCTCAGCGTCACTGACCTTGGCACGGAAGTCCCTCGCTGTCGGTACGGGCATGGGTTCAACGTCGAAGGTGAACTTCGACCGCACAACGTCACGCGGCGGGTAGTCCTCAGCTTTGAAGAGCTTACCCAAACGCTTCTTTGACTGCTTGACATGCTCGTCATATTTGTCAAGGAATTCCTCAACGGCATCCTTAATCTTGCGCCGGTAGTCACGCATCACTTTCGTGTAGTGATCGTATGACTCCGTCGTGATGATACGGGAACCGTCATCGGTCCACGGCAAGGTGAGGGAGTAATGAGCGGTGCGAGCAGCGCCAGCAAGTTTCTGAATTTCATTCAAAGCTTCCTTGCCGAACAGCTGCTTTCTGAAGTAGCCAGCATCGTTGGTAGCTTCGTGATCCGCAGCTACCTTGCGTGACACTTCCTTATCGGTAACTCGACCGGACCATGCGCCGATCGAAAGCTTCACCAGAAGCGCACGCTCATCAAGACCCATCACATTTGCGTTCTTGGCCTTAGCCATAGTTCTCTCTCCTGTCATTTAAAAGGAACATTCACCATGAATGCTCCAATACCCACACCACTAAGGATGTGGGTAGAGCAACATTCACATTTCTGTGAGGCAGTTATCACACCGGACCGGATTTCAGATCGTTGATGATGTCTTCCAACCTTGTGTTGGTATACTGCATCAGGTATTTCAAGGACGTGATGCTCGCCCTATATGCTTCATTGACGTCCAGATACAGTGTGTGTGTTTTCTCATCAATGTTGTTCCACGGCACCGTACGCATGTGTATGTGTTTGCCAACAATTCCGGGAACTTCAAAGGTGCCGTACCCGACCGTTGAGACTCCACTGACGACGGGCTTGCGTCCGCCGACCTTCAACATCACTGCCATAGTTCTCTCTCCTGCTAAATGATGCACACTTGAGTACATCAATGTATAGTCGGCGAGTTAGATTCGTCGACTATACAGAGCTGCACTCAGCTAAACCTCAACGACCGGCACGAAATTGCCCCAGCCGTCCTTCCTAACCTTGCCTTCGCGTTCCATGCGTTCCACAAACCCCACCGCACGAAGATACCCAATGCCTAGCTTTCGCTGGATATAAGCCGGTGAGGCCAATCCATCGATCAAGGCAATAAGGCATGCCTGTTCGTACAGGTCCGGTTGTGGTTGCGCATTTGTCGCGCCCTCATCTGCGTCCCAACCAAGGTTCACATATTTAGGCTTTCCAAGTTTCTTGATGTCGCTAACAATCTTGGCAACACCATCATCAGAAACAAATGCACCATGCACACGTCGCATTTGTCCGCCACCATTCATGTAGAGCATATCGCCCATACCAAGAAGCTTTTCAGCACCTTGTTCGCCCAAGATGGTGCGGCTATCAACTTTTGACGTGACTTGGAACGCAATGCGTGTAGGGAAGTTGGCTTTGACCGTACCGGTGATGACGTCAACCGATGGTCGCTGAGTCGCCATGATAAGATGAAGCCCAGCGGCACGAGCCATCTGAGCCAACCTTTGCACGGCTGCTTCCACTTCCTTCCCGGCCACAAGCATCAGGTCCGCAACCTCATCAATGATTATGACGATGTACGGGAGCTTATCTTTACCAAGCTCATTAAACCCTGCAATGTTGCGAACACCTACCGCTGCCATCTTGGCATAACGGTCTTCCATCTCCCTTACTGACCACTCCAACGCTGAGAGTGCCTTTGACATGTCGGTAATAACTGGCGTCAATAGATGTGGGATGTCGGCGTACACTGACATTTCCAACATCTTTGGGTCAATCATTACGAACTTGACATCCTCAGGTGGTTGGCTGAGCAGCAAGGAAATGATGAAAGTGTTGATCGCAACGGACTTACCGGAACCAGTTGTACCAGCTACCAGCGCGTGCGGCCACCTCGTTATGTCTACCACAACGTCTTCGCCGCCTATGTCCTTACCAAGTGCAACGGGCAGCTTCCATTTACCTTCCTTGAAGTTCGTACCCGTGATGATATTCATCAGGGGAACTACCTCACGTTTGGCATTTGGAAGCTCAATACCAATGACACTCCGACCGGGAACGATTGCAACGCGGCAAGAAACGGCACTCATGGAACGGGCAATGTCATCTGCTAGGTTGACAACCTTGCTTGACCTTGTTCCCGGTGCTGGCTCCAACTCGTAGAGCGTCACAACCGGGCCTTTGTTGACGGACGTTATTTTTCCATCAACCCCATACTCCCTGAGAACCTTTTCAAGCTTGCGCTTTTCGTTCTCTGCTTTCATTTAGTTCTGCCTCCTGTAAGTGATGCACTGGAAGTACATCAATATCCTCACCACATAAACGGTGAGGATAAAACTGCACTTCTATTTTTGTTCTAGCTCTTGCCCAAAAGTTTCTCTGTAGCTGTCGAAGTAGTGCAACTTGATGTCATCTGATAAATCTTTCAGAACACGTGCTGCACTCATGAATGCGCCATCTTCAGCGTAAGTCTGAGCAAGCGCGAACCGTTGCGCCATCCACTCGTGAATGCTAACGTCCTTTGGCTTTGCCATTTCCATCTCCATAAAAGAATGGGGTCCACACCGAAAGGCATGGACCCCTAAACCGCTGCGATCATCTTATTCTTATGTGCGCAGCGTCCCCTAAGGGTTTAAGCTACCTCGATCGTCACCTTCAGAGCTTCAGGAGCCTTCTCACCAAACCTTTCCTTGCGAACATACAAGGTGCCGATGACAGCGCCGTTGTTCGTAGTGACAAAGTTCCCAGCCTTATCCGTTTCTTGGAACCGGTGGGCACCCTTGGTGCTCCGCTCATGCTTGAAATCGAGTGTGAGCTTTGTAGCCATAGTTCTACCTCCTGCAAAAAGAGACCTACCATCTTCAGGCCGTGGCCGGTCAACGCCACGACGACCACATAGACAAAGAGCCTATGTGGTTTCGGCTATCACTCTGTGTTGTCTTCAATCACCCGCTTCAGGTCGTCAACTGTCTTGGCATTGATCCAAGTCACGTAACCATCCGCGTGACCACCAGTTCGTATATTGGTGATCTCAATCAAATGGTACGACTCAAGTGGGTTTACCATTGTTGCGATGACGGAAAGGGTAGTTGCCGAGTGGCTTTTCTTCAACCGCATCATGTTGGTTCCTGACTCGCGGAAACCCCATAGGAACTTATCGCCGACCTCTGAGTCCCCAAGAGTCAAGGCATCATGAATGAGATCAGTTTGGAAGTATTTAATGTGAGGTTTGGATATCTCCCAAAGGCGGCTGAAGATCGGTTCGTAAACCGTCCTTATCTTGACACGCGTATGGTCTTCCGATTCACTCACTGTTTGGACTACACGTTTTACCATAGTTCTGCCTCCTGTGCGTTTCAATTGAAGCAAGTGCTTCCAAGGCCCCTTCACTCGGAAGGGGCCAAAGCAACACTTATTTCGCCATCATTGATGCATTGAGATCTCGATACACTTGGCCGAGCATGCTGAGGAACACTCGGTACGGTGGAACGGTGCCGCGCTCAGCTACCCAATAATTTCCAAACATGTGCTGGACTTCATTTTGTCTTAAGCCCGCAAGCCAACAGTCCCGAACGAACTGTCTCATTTTATCAAGGTCCAAAGTTCTGCCTCCTGTTTAAATTTAAACACCCTTAGTGCTTCTCACTACCCACCTGTGTAGGTGGGTAGGAAGCTGCACTATGCTTTACTCCGGCTCAATGTCCTCATCCGCTTCATAGTTTGAAGCGTTGAGAACTTCAGGCCGGTAACGTGCCATCTTTTCGTCATGGCAATCTTCACACGTGCGGCATAGTTCTATGCCACGCGCATCGTACTGCCAATAACTATCCTTTCCAGAACCACAAGGGCAAGGTCTTGCACCCATGTCAGCACTCCACTTCGCCTATGTGCTCTTTAAGAATGTCACCATCCTTATAGAGCGTTACGCCCTCACCAGCAGCACGACCTTCGCCACGTTTGGATTTTCCAACGTAGCGTTGGTACTCGGTATTAGCCTCGAAGCCATTAGAGCCTTCGTAGACCTTACCAATGTTCTGCACAATGACTTCGTAGAAAGGCTTACTCATGTCAGTTCCTTTCGACAGTCCTGAAGCTTTCATTTTGCTCCGCAAGCTCAGCGTGGCTCGCCCACAACATGCAGGCGAGCCCCAACCCAGCTATGAGAGCCATGAGCGAATAAAAAGCTTTGTCCGTCAATCGCCCATCGCGTCAAGGTACGCGCCCTCTGCTGTGGGGAACGGCCCTGTAGCGTCACCGTCGGGGAGGCAACCGGGTTGTTCTGCAACCCAATACCATCCCACATCGTACGGCTCATCTGCCGTCGCGACTGGCTCATCAAGATGATACACCTTGAATGAGCCATATTCCTCACCCGTTTCAGGGTTACGGAATCTATGGTACCCGGCGAACCCGGCGTCCGTGCGCTCACCAGTTTTGGCATTCACACGTTCACCAGTCTTATCATCAATCCAGAAGTTATCTGGATCACGGGGGTCAGGGTGACCTGTCCACTCCAACTCAGGCATTTCATCCTGTCCGGCATCCTTGATGGCTTGCGCCGTCACTTCATCTGACTTCTTATTCAGGTATTGCTCCTGAATAATAGCAGCCCGATTCAAGTTCTCAGGATGTGTACCGCTTGTACCCATGATGAGAACCGGCCCCTGCTCACCAATACTCTTGATGACGGGGTCGTCCCATTCATAGATATACACGTCGGCAAGGCTGGATTCAATTTCCTTGAGTCCTTCCTTGGCAACGTTGATCGCGGCTTCTTCACTGTCAGCTATGACAGCAAACCGGACAACTGCTTCCAGTACGTACTCAGTCACGTTCT